TTACGGGAAATCCGTAAGCCCTTTTTAATGTTAGGGATTTGGGCAGAGGTTTAGTCGGGTGACGGGGTGGAAAGTAAGTTTAGTGCCGATTTCGGGGCTAAAAAGGAAGTTTATGGGGTTCGCAGGATGATGGGTTTCCGTTGAGCTACGCTTCTTAAAAGCAAGTTTCCCCGAAGAATTTGATTGTGGAAAGAAAGTTCCGCTAGGTGGATGGGTTTCGTTAAAAGTAAGTTTCCCCGTAAATTCTGGCAGGAGAAAGGAAGTTTTTTGTGATGGCGGGGCGCTGGGCGTTTATAAGGTTAGGCTAAAAGTTGGCAGATAAACTAGGGTAATGCATTGTAATAGTTATAAAATCGCCTAGGTTTAAGGCAATTCTGGTAGATGTGCGGGTTTGTGAGATTGATTTGCGGTTGTGATTGTTTATCTTGTAAGCTGTATATAAAATCAAGTTTCTTGAGAACTTGTTTGATAGAAAGTAAGTTTCAGTAATACCTAGCTATAATCGAAGAAAAATTAGTAGTTTATATTTGCGTTAGAAAGCAAGTTTCTTGGTATACTTTTGGTTCAAAAAGGAAGTTTTCAATCGGACGAGTATCCGACAAATTTTCGACTTGGTTTTAACGGGAAAATCTAGGCGCTTGCGACTTGGTTTATCAGTTAATCATGCAGACTCTTGTTCTTTCAGAGTTAGAAAGTAAGTTTCAGAGATACCTATAGACGCTAAAAGTAAGTTTCCAGTATTTAAGAACTGGCTAGTTGTTGAAGAAAAGCTGTCGTGATACTTGAAAATTTCCTTGCGTTATTGAAAATCGTTAGAAAGTAAGTTTCCAGTGATACTTGAGGAATCAAAAGGAAGTTTCAGTTTTTAGCTATGAAAAGAGGATTTGCCGTGTCGTTGAAACTTTCTTTCGAGGCTGGTTTTGTGCTTGCGTTAGAAAGTAAGTTTCCCCTTAAAATCAGTGCTAGAAAGTAAGTTTCAGATATACCAAACAACTTGAAATGAATCGCAAAATATGGTATAGTTAGAGTGCAGTTAGAAGAAAGTAAGTTTCCAAGATACCTATATACGATGAAAGGAAGTTTCAGTGAATCAAAGAAAAGCTATCTAGTATCTTGAAAGTAAGTTTCGCCATTCCGAGCGTTTTCCTTTGGAAAGCTAAAGTGTGCTAGACCTTGATGTTTCTAGAGCTTTCTTTTAATTAGAGTTAATTCCTTGTGTGCGTGCAAGTACACAGGTATTTCTTCTAATAAATTTTATTCCTAATTTTATGCTTATTTGGAGGTACGAGTTATGAGGCTAGTCAAGATTTTGTCTTTTGCTTGCGCTGTTTCGCTTTTAGCAGTTAGTGCTACAGCTTGTGGGAAAGGAAAGGTTTCCGTAAACGCGGAAAACGGCAAAGAAGCGGTGAAGCCCGCAAGTGTCGAGATAAAGGAAGCTCTCAATAAGATGTACGAGAGCGGTGGAATGACTCTGACGCGGATAGACAAGAATACAACAATTACAACAATCTATGACAATTCTGGACAGGCATATGTGCAGTCTGGGTATACTGCGGGCGTTTATCTCTTAGGAGATAAGCTTTTGACCGTGAAAGAGGGTGTTGATGGGGGAAATCCTAAGTTTGTTTTGACAGACGACATTTCCCCTGCGCGTATGGTAGAGGTAGCTTGTGATTTTGCAGACAAGGGCGGTGCAAGTTTAACAGAGACTACAGAAACGGGAAAAGAATCTAAGGATACTTCGGAAAGGTCGTTTGAAATAGCGGTTTCTGGCAGTAATATCTACGAGCTTTATAAGTCCGTGAGTAAGGGCTACGCAGAGAATATTTTGCCTTTATACAATTACAAAAATTCGGACGAGTTTGTGGACGGTGATAAATTCGTTGTCGGAATTTCTACTACAGAGAATAATTTGAGTCTTGACATGTATGTAGTGTCGCATAACGCTCCGAACGAGCGGGTGCATATTGTAGGGTTTGACGGCTATGTGCCGCTTGGCGGCTGGTCGCTTGACGGGTCGATTAATAGCGAGATGAATTTAAGCGACTATGACGGCATTAAGGAAAAATTACAGGCAATGCAGAATGACCTGTCGGAAAAGATACAGAAATATGTTGCGGAGCATGAGGATGAGTTGCTTGCGAGTGAGGCTACAGCAGAAACGAATGTAGGTAAGGAGACGGTGGGCGGTAGTGAGAGTGCGAATGAGAGTAGTGTAGAAAGCGAGTCGGATGAGAGCGTGGAGAGCAGTTTATCAGATGGCTTGGAAAGCACGGCAGAAAGCACAGAAATTTCCGATACGAGTGAGCAAAAGTCGGAAAAATAACGGATGAAGGCGCTAGGTAGCGCATGAGCGAGGATAGATATGGAGCTAGTGACAGCGCTTCAAATGTACGGGTATCAGTCCGTAGAAGATGTTAGGCTAGAGGTAACTACTAGAGTTTATAGACGGCTTGTAAAAGAGAACCATCCAGACAATGTGGAGAATCCCAGATACTTAGTCGGTGATATTACAGACGCGCGGGAGATATTAAACAGGGTTGCGAGTGGAGCGGCGGCTTGTGGCTCGGTTGGGGGTTCTGTTGGAAGTAGTTTCGGATCTTCGTTTAATAGCCAAAAAAGTAGTGAATCTTACACGAGAAGCTATAACAGTCAACCTTTTACGAGGGAGAATGATTTTAGGAAGGGGAATTACGCTCGGTATGTAGCTCCGTATCATATAAAGCTTGAGCAACTTCAAGATTTATTTCATTCTGGTCGTGTCTACTACGGGGATGATAACTATTTCGTTCTTGATAATGGGAGTCGGCGCACTGTTTATATCGTTTTCAAGGTACTTGTAGAGCAGTGCGGTGAGTGCGTAGAATACAGTTTTCCGAAGAAGGTTTCTGAAACGAATAAGTATCAGTTGTCGCTGTCGCTTGAAAAAGAAAATGGTTCGGCAGTTGTTAAGCTATATGGAAGTAGGTTTGAGGTTTCGAGTAGTGTTCGTAGCCTTAAGGTGCAGCTTAGTGGAGTAACTATAATGCTTGATGTAATGTTTTAACGGAGGGATATATGGCTAAGAAAGTTGCAGAAAACGGTTCACCTGTAAGAAAGACTCTTCATGTTCTGGTTGGTAATTACGGTGAGTTTCATAGAATCTTGCAAGAGGGCGTTGTTTATACGCTTTCCCCGCGCGGAGGCTACGAGATAGATATGTCTGTAAACGGAGTGTTGTATAGCACTTTTGACGCAAGGAGTATAAGCCTTGCAGAGATAGTGTCTACGATGCCCGTTCGGGATAGGCATGTAGCGGTAGAGTTTGTGGGGGTCTTGTCAAAGCTTTGCACGATTGAGGTTTTGTCGGAAATTATGGCAAAAAAGTATAGATTGGTTGTAACTGGCGGTGACGCGCTGGCTGATATTTACGACTTGCTCTGTAAAACTTACGGCGAGTCGGGGTTTAGCCTGTCTATGGATGACTTAAAGACGGTGTGTAGGAGTAGAGCAGATTTTGTGGGGGCGTATCGTGCATTCTCTGGTGTAAATGGAATTATGGGAAATCGTGGGACAAGGCTTGCTTGAGTCGGTGTTTATTAGAGAAATAGGGTTTAGAGTTATAAAGAGCGGCTAGATTTAATGGTTTCTGTGTAGGTTTTGAATTGTCTTGGAAAGTAAGCTAACTCTGAACTGGTTTTAACAGGTTTCTTGGTTTATGTTGAGTTTCGTGGTCGTATTTGGAGTTTTTAAGCATAAGCGACTTAAGTAGCTAGACCTGTAAAATTTAAGGTGTTTCGGGAAGTGGGTAGAGAAAAATCCGCTTCCCGATTTTTATTTTAGTCTTTTATAAATAAGATTTATCGTCTTGGAAAAACAGTATAGACCCGCATAGAATTAAGCAGTACACACGGCTTTCTTGCTTATAAATTTAGACTAGCTGTATCCTGCCTTTCGAGGGTTTATCCGCTTGTTTAATTTTGCGTGTTTTAGCGTAGGATTTGGCGTGCAATTTTGCGCGATTTCTAGGATTTTCTAGTGCTTTATTTTTCAAAATTCCGTGCGAGGGCGTGCAGAGCGGGTTTTCCTAGGGGCACGGGAAAATTTTTGGCAGGGGCAAAGGCAAAATCCTGCCCAAAAGAAACAAGTACACTTAAGGAGTAGCAATTCGATAAAGTTCTCCGTTTATTCGGAAAAGGAGTTATTATGAAGCGCAGTACAATCAAAAAGATAGCGGTTATTTCTTTGTCAGCAGTAGCAGTACCTATGCTTTTGCTTGCAATAATTTTTAATCATTATTATAGCAAGCTACGGCGAGCGAGTCATAGCAATGCCTTGGCTACCCGTCAAAACGCTGTTGGGTCGAAGAGCGTTGGCTTGGATTTTGACGGTTTATCGGAAGAGCTTGATAAAAGTATCCTAGACGCGCTTACTAGTGAGATTTTGCGTGAGCAATCCAGAGTAATCGCGGATGAACAGGTAAAGGCGTTAGGGTCGGAGCTTGAGAAGCAGTCTATTTCAAATATCTTGCTTGTTGGAGTAGATAATCGAGAGGGTAAGTTTGATGGAAATAGCGATACTATCATAATTGTGTCTATAGATAGGGCTAGAAAGTGTATAACGCTAACGAGCGTGCTTAGAGATACGCTTGTTTATCTGGACGGCTACGGAAGCAGGAGGATTAACGCGGCATATGCGCTCGGGGGAGCAGAGGGCTTGGAGTCAGTCCTAAAAGAGATATACGGAATAGACTTCTCTGGTTTTCTGGTAGTAAACTTTAATGCAGTTAGAAACGCGGTTGATAAGGTAGGCGGTATCGACTTAGCGCTAAGTAAAGACGAGATAAGACTAATGAATGCCTATGTAAACGAGCAGAATAGGCTTGTAGGGGACGACCCAGAGAAGGATGTGATTCGTAGCTATAAAGGTGGGGTGATGCACTTAAACGGCAATCAAGCCTTGGGGTATGCTCGGAATCGGTATGTAGGTACAGATTTTCATAGGACGATGCGGCAAAGAGTTGTAATCGAGAAGTGTTTATCAAAGATAAAGCGGTTAAATGTGCTTGAGCTTGGAAATTTAGCGGATAGCGTTCTTCCAGAGGTCTACACAGATTTGACTGAAAAAGACATAGCTTCGCTACTACTAGTTGGCATCGACCTAAGTAACTACAAAATATCGAGCCTTACGCTTCCAGTGGACGGAAGTTTTGATTTTGTAAAAGTTGGTGGGCAGGATGTGATAAAGGTAAATTTTAGGAAGAATGCTGATACATGGTATCAAACAATCCTAGCAAGCGACAGTGACGCGCTCAAAATTGATAGAAAAGTAGTTGACGATTAACGCGCAATCTGCTAAACTGTCTTTAGCAGTTAGGTGGTTTGCGGGAGGCACGAGAGGTATGGTTCTGGTAGGTGTGGTTTTGTTAGCAGGAGTTATCTATCTTGTGCTAACAGCTAGTGAAAACGAATAAGGGGGATAAGGAAATGGCAGACAGAAAGTGGGACAGATTTCAGCGTGACGGTGGTTTGCAGTTGGCAGACGGTGCTTGCAAGGGGGATTTTGAGGAGCGTTATTATGTCGGTGCATACGGTTACGGGCTTCATATTACGGGAGAAGAGCCTTATTTCTACGGTGGAATCGAGTATGCGGGCTTTCAGAATGTGTGTGAGGAGGTAGACGCGCCGTCACTTAATGTTCTTGACCCGCTCCGCAGAGATGTTTCCGAGATTGACGCGCTTGCGGCGACAGAGGAGCTGGATGTTATGGATTGGTTTGAGAATGGCTTGTTGCCGATTGAGGTATCTGCGAGTCTTGATGACGGTGAGCTTGTGATGAGCGCAACGGGCAAGGTTTACGCGGAGCAGGGCAGTGACGCTGTTTATTTTGCAGAATATCGGTCGGTATGGAAAAGTGGGAATCCGTTGGAGACAAAGAAGGAAGAGTTGCTGTATCTGCCGTTTGTTGACTAAGCATTTGGAGGTGTGTGAGTGATTTATATTGTTGTGCTAGCAGGCTTCGCCCTGCTAGTGCGTTTCAGTAGATAATCTAGGAGAAGTTGGAAATGGGAGAATCTAATCGCCTTAAGCTTGCAAGTAAGCCAAAGCCAGAGCAGTTTTTTACGATTTCTGGTCGGGATAAGTTATTGGAATCTACAGGTTATGTAGTTTTTAGGGACGGATTAACTTTTGCGGAGTATCTGGACGAAGATGACGGTTCTATCTATTTAACGAGGTGCAAGTTACGCTATGCGACTAAATGAGTATTGGAGACGGCTTAGCCGTAGCGGGCTTCTTTGCTATCGTTGGACAGGGTAATCAGCAGTTTCTAACAATGTAGAAGAAGCAGGAATTGTTTCTCAATTTTCTATGTTTAGTTAAGGTTTTTATTAGAATGTGTAGGATGAGCATAATGCAGAAACTAAAGTTGACTATAGTAGCACAGCTACACGAGGGGAGTAACCGAAGTTTAATTAAATATATGAAAGCTTCTCGTAGAGATTATGGTACGGCATTAAGAGAAGCTTTCTACGCAGTAAGACGAGGAGGATTCAATAAGTCAAAGTACAACACCTATCTCCAGTATAAATACGAAATATCTAAGCGAACTGCAAGTTCTATTATTTTTGATGCTCAAGGACGCTTTAACGCTCTCAAGGAGCTGAAAGAGTATGAAAGGAAGCAGTTAGAGAGAAAGATTAAACATCTTGAGGATACAGTAATTCCTAAGTTAGTTGAGAAACGGAAACAGAACTCGACTAAACTTCAAGACGGAGTATCTGTCTCGTTGGTTCAACAAAGGAATTTAAGGTTAAGGGTAGTTTCAAAGAGGGCTAAACTAAACAGGTTGAAGCAGAAGCTAAAAACACTAGAGTACCAATTAAAATCTGGAAGGTTAAAGTTTTGTTTTGGTACGAAGAGGTTGCTTAAACAAGACCATGATAAGTTTGTTGAGCAACGAGATAGTCAAATGACTTTCATAGGAGCTAGAGAGGAAACAGCGTGTAATCACAGCTTGCAGTTGACCTACAATCGAAGAAGTAATCAGTTTTTAATTAGGCTAAGAAAAGATTTCGGAGGGTATAAGTCAGCTAAAGGTGAAGATAGATATGTCTACGGCAAAGTTTATTTCAATCATCACAAAGGACAGATTGTTTCAATTTTGAGGTCTAAGGCTAGCCCTTTATCCTATAGGATAGCCAAGAAGAACGGACGATACTATTTCTACTGTATATTTGAGTTTCAAGTCGATAGTAATGATTTTGTTACTCGCCCTGACTACGGAACTGTCGGATTAGATTTTAACAAAGGTTTTGTGACCTTATCAGAGACGAATCAATACGGTCATTTGGTAAGAACGCAGTTTATCCCGTATCGTTTCAAGTCTGGTAATAAGACAAAAGCTGACCTACAGGGAGTAGCAACTCATATAGTTCGGTTAGCATTTCAGACTGGTAAAGATATTTGCATAGAGAACCTTGATTTTAGAAAAAAGAAAGCTAAAACAGAAGCAAAGATAGGAAAGAAGTACAACGATATGCTTCATTCTTTAGCCTATCGAGAGTTTAGTGACACGATGGAAAGCCTAGCATATAGAAACAGAGTATGCTTAAACAAGGTTAATCCAGCGTGGACATCATGGTTAGCGGAGAAGCTTTATTGTAAACCCATGAAGTTAAACATCCATACTGGAGCTTCATATGTAATAGCAAGGCGCGGGCAAGGATATAAGGACAGATATAAGGACGCTGTGTAAAGAGTATTTCAAAGATAGCATTATCCTATACAGATGTATTCAACGCTAGCCAGTTGGGCATCTCCCTGTAGGATGAAGTTTAATTAGAAGTCCTAGCAACAATTCTTATTGTGTGGCTACGGTCGAAATGAGATGAGTTAGGATGGAAGAGGTTAACCGTAAGACCTTGAGTTGCAAAACTCTAAAATTGAGCTAGAGATGTGGATTTTCTCATTTTCTAGTTACGGCTAGTTCAGTGCCGAGGGACGAACCTGTTGTAAAGTGCGCGAGTTACGATAAGACGGTGCGTATGCTTGGGCTGTATGACGCGCTTCTAACAGAGATTACAGAGGATGCAAAGCGAGCAGAAGCCTGTTTAGAGGTTTTGTCGGAGTCGGATTGGGTGGATAACAAGGAGACTGCGCTTAAAATTAGGAAAGATGTGCAGTTGCTTATGCGGAGAGTTTCGGAAATCCGTTTAACGGCTCTTTACGAGAAAGAGAAATAACGGAGAGAATTTTGGCTATAAATTGAGGTGAGTTAGTATGCGTGGCAGACCTACGAAGTATCTTACAAATGTTCTTGAGAATCTAAAGTCGGCTATCTATAACTATTACAACTTAAGCACGGGAGAGGTTAGAGAAGTAGGCTTAAACGAGGTACCACTTAGCAAAGAGCGTGGGGCTTTGCTTGGGGATTTAATTGATTTGTGCTTAAACACGAATTACTTGAGTCTTGAGGCAAGGGTTTATTTGCGTCATGGGCTTGTTCGCCTTCCGATGCTAAGTGAGGTCTTGCTAAAGGAAGAGGGGGTTCGGTCAAGTTATAACGATTGTAGGAGCAAGGCTAGGTACGCTTGTACGAAGTTACGGGAGGATTTCGGGGAGAAAGCGGTTGCTATAATCTTAGACCAAAGAGAGCCAGATTTAAGCGAACTAGCGGACAAGGTTTGCAAGGTTCGGGAGAGGTATTGCAAAATTTCGGGTCTTAGCGACTACTTGTTGGATTTTGATATGGTAACTGCCACGCCTGTTGCAAAAGGTAACGGAGAGGTTACACGGGTAGTAGAACTTATGGGGGCGTATCGGAAGGCAACGGTAGCAAAGTTTATCAGTATGAACGAAGAGACACTTGGATTTATCAAGTATCTGATGAGCAGTGCTTATTATCGCGAGAAGTATCGTGATATAGTGCGTTTAATCGAGGGGAGCGAGCCGTGATAGAGATAAAGATTAGGCAAGAATTAGGGATTACGCAGTTGTCCTCAAGAAGCGTTAGGAGTTTGCAGGCTATCATAAAGGCGGTAGAGACACATAAAGGGGAGACAGTCAATCTAAACTTCTATCAAGTCGTTGTGACGAATGTTTGGAAGTTGGTAGAGTTTGGAAATCTGCTTTGTAAGTATGATGTGCGGATGGAGTTTTTCAGTGCGCCAGATGCAGAGAAGAGTGCAAAGGTCTTGCTTAGACTTGCGGGTTTGCCAGAGGATAGGGTTATAAATCATACAGTTGTGTCAAAGGCTGTAGAGGTTAAGAAGCCAGAGCTTCGTGACGCGCTAAAGGGCATGGCAGAGAAGATGTTGGTTGTTAATGGGGAGCTTCGCCTTAAGCTAAGTGAGTGCGGGTTTCGGCAGATAGGGAACATGAGAACGCTTGAGTCGGTCGTAGAGGTTATAGACTATCGAAAGACGCAGGAGGATTGCGCGGGTGTAAGCGAGTTTGTGCTTGATGTCACAGGCATTTCTATGGTGCAGGATGTATATACTCGTGTAGGAGAGTTTGATAAACAGGTCAGAGCGCTCGGGTTTACGCCTCGGTATGACGCAGACGGAGAAAACGGGGAGGAGTTGTTAAACGCGATTCATAATACGCTTGCGTATGCAAGGAGTCGTGATTTAAGCTCAAAAGACAGGGTAGAGTTGTTAAACAGTAAGCTACCTATCAATTCGGCAGTGCTGTTTATGACTTTCTATAACGGGCAGTCTAGGTCAAATTCGCAGAGTATTTGTATAGATAACCCACCGACTACAAGTAGACCTGCTATTTATCTCGGGAGTTCGGAAGAGAAGAACGGGTATTCGCTAAAGTTTATGGTGTTTCCGATAGAGGATAACTTTGTCGTGAGAGAGGATTACGCCTTAGATAACGAGGGCGAGTATCTTGGAAGCATAAAGTCGCATATAATGCCGATAGCCCTAGAGGATATAGGGTTTGGGGCAGACGAAGTGGAGTTTTTCGGGAAGAAGTATTTTATCGCCTTGCCGATTGCGGATTCTGCTGGAGAGCCAGAGCTTTATAACTTGTATGTGACAGAGGGGGATAGGCTAACGACTCGGAAGGTATCGGTTGCGGAGTATATGAAGGCAGTGTTTGATGACAGAGGGGTGGTTTATGACGCGCCGTTACTGAATCGGTGCATCGAGGAGAGCAACAGGAACATCGAGATATGGAATAATCGGAAAGATAGAGGCGTGTGAAATCAAGTTTCTTTGTTAGGAAAGTCTATAAACTCAAGTTTCTCTGTTAGGGAAGCTTATGAAACCAAGTTTCGTATATAAGCGGTTACAGCCTTGCTTCGACAGTAGTGGGCGGTCTTGTCCCGAAGGAAATCGGGAAATGTTAAGGAAAGTTTCGGGGTATACCATGACGGACAAAAGTAAGTTGATTGCAGATATTGAGCGGGTAAAAGGAATTACGCATAGTGATGAGCAGTTGGCTGTTTTGAATAGCACGGGCGGTCTTGTAATTATTGCGGGTGCGGGTTCGGGAAAGACAAGCACGATTACGGAGTTAGCCTATATCAGAGCAAAGACAGGGGAGCTAGAGCCGTCTAAGACTCTTTGCGCAACTTACAGTAAGAGCGGCGCGAGTGAGATGCAGAGGAAGTTTAAGCGTCTCTGTGCAGAGCTTGGGGACGATTTTGACTTGAGTTTTAAGACTTTGCATAGCTGTTACTATCAAATCCTTCGGTATCTGGGTTATCCGATTAACATCTGTAGCGAGGGACGGGCGATGGGGTATCTACGGCAAGCCCTAAAGGATTGCGGTATTAAGAGTAAGGATAAGGAGCTTGTAGAATATCTCAAAAACCTGTTTTCCTATCAGATAAACAAGGCGATGAACTACGCTGACTTGAGTAGGCACTATCAGTTTGATGAGAAGCGTATTAGTTTAGAGGACTATAAGCGGGTAAACTTGCAGTATCAGCAGTTAAAGGTAAATGACAATGTCATGGAGTACGATGATATGCAGTATATGGTCTATTGCATGTTTTGCGGAGTCCGTGGGGAAGATGTAACGCAGAAGGTATTGTCATTCTGTAGGAGTCAGTGGAAATACTTTATCTTGGACGAGTTCCAAGATACCAGCACAATCCAGTATAAGATTTTGCGGTGTATGTGTCCGACAGAAAATAGCGCGAATCTAATCGTAATCGGGGATGACGAGCAGGCTATTTACACTTGGAGAGGCACAGACCCGAAGATTATCTTAGAGGATGTGCAAGTAGACTATCGCTTGAGTTTATATGTTTTGTCTACAAACTATCGTTGTAAGTCAAATATCGTAAAGTTTGCGTTTAACTCCGTAAAGAATCTAAGCTATCGGCAGAAGAAGGAGCTAAATGCGAATATAGACGGTGGTAACATTAAGGTTCTTTCTAGTGATAACACGCTTTACGGCATAAGCGAGGCAGTCCTAAAGTATATCAAAGAGCGTATCACGAGCGGAGAGAAAGCAGACAAAATAGCAGTACTAGTTAGAAATAACTACGAGGCTTGTATTTTGAACGCGATGCTTTACGAGAACGGAATCTTTACGGACACGACAAGCGAGAGCATGCGCTTTACGAAACAGGGCTTGTATGACGATGTAAGGAGTGCGTTTGAGCTTCTTAGTAACACCTATAACGGCGACAGGGTTTCTGCTGTGCTTTGGAAGTATGTCTTGTTTCTTGGGACGAACGGAGCGAAGGTAATCGGGAGTATCATGAACGATTTCGGTGTAAATCTTACAGATGCTCTGGGTATTCTGCTAAGTTTAACGCCTTACAGTAGCAAGGTCGGGAAAGTCACAGAGGAAATCCCGAGAGGTTACAGAGACACGCTATCTTCTAAGGTTTACGGAATGGGTCGTGACACGGTAGAGAGCCTTTATCAGTTGTATTCGCTTCTTTCGGCAAAGATTAGTAATGAGGACAAGTTTAGCGGTCTTATGGTTGTTCTTTACGAGGGGATTCGGTATATGTACGGAACGCCAGAGCGGGATAGGCTGTTAACTGGGTATTTATCGTATGTTAAGAGTTTAACGGGGCGGTTTAATACGCTAGAAAAGCTCAAGGAGTATTTTTCAGCCCTGCGTCAGTACGAGACAGCCGTAGACAAGGGTTCGGATTGTGTAAATATCTACACTTATCATGGTGCGAAAGGTCTTGAGTGGGATACGGTAGTTTTAATGTGCTGTGACAGTCTAGCTTTGCCAGAGAGTAGAAGTATTCGTGACATGGTAAACAGGGGTTACGAGTCGAAGGATATAACGGAGTATATCGACTGTGAGCGGCGTTTATACTATGTCGGATGCACGAGAGCGAAGGAGCGGCTTGTTATAGCTTGCGATAACAGCGAGCCTTCGCAGTTTCTTATAGAGTCTCTGGGCTTAAATGATTCGTACAAGGATAGTAACCTAGAACTCATTGAGGATGCAGATTTTAATTTAGTGGCGAAGAAGAGGTTGCCGAGGTATTTGGCAATCGTTGAGAGCTGGAGGAAGTCGGATGAAGAGGCTAGTGAGTCTGTTTGACAGGTGGAGTTCTGGGCTACACGCTTTAGCACTGGGGGTGTTTGTCATTCTGGTGCTTGTGCTTTTCGGGTCTATGACAGGGGCTTATAGCAAGGTGAATAAGCGCACAGTTAAGAAGATTATGTATGATATGTATACACCGAAGAGCATGGAGTATTTCAACAGCAGGGCGCGGTATTATGTAAAGAAGCGAGTTCTTACGCAGGATGAAGCGAGTCAGTTGTTTATCAGTACGCGAGAGAAGGAGCTTACGGAGGACGATAAGGAGCGGAAGCTTGATATAGAGAGCGTAACAGAGAGTAAGGCTTCGGATAACACGACAGGTGATACTATGTATCGGGTGAAAGCGTCACTTCGGTATAAAGGAAAGACGACACGGTTTGAGATTATCTTTTCGGTAGATAAGAGTGGTGCGATATATAAGCATGTAGCACAGGTGCTATGATGAATAGGCGGTAGGGGAACCTGCCGCCTATAAGCGGTTAATTGGGGTTAGCGGTCGGTTTAATAGGTTTAACGGGTTTTGGAGGACGCTTTATGCGGGATGACAAGAAGAAAGACGATAAGAAGCCGAAGGGGAAGCTATCGAAGATATTCCGTAAGTTTTTAATGGCACCCCTAGCGACTTCGGCGGTGGTAGCGGCTTTAACTTACGGTTTAGCGGTTTTGCCCGTAGCGGTTGCGGTGATAAGCTATAACGCTATTTCGGATGATGAAAAGAAGAAAGAGGTAGACGATGGATTAACGATAAACAAGGTGAGCTGTGGTTGTACGATAATCGGTAGCGGGCAGGGAAGTGCGGGAACGCAGGAAGTAGATACGACAGCCTCGGCTTTCCCGACATATAACTTAACAGACGAGCAGTTAATAAGGCTTGCGAGGCTTTGTCACGCAGAGCAAGGTATTGGTGGAGAAGGTGGCATAAAGGCAGAGGCGAGTTTAATCGCGAGTAAGTACGAGGATGCTGTAAGACAGCATGGGAAGTCAAAGGCGGGGGAGCTTTGGGAGACTAAATCACTGGATTATTACGCTGATTGGTCGAACTGGTGGCACGGTACAAAGGGATGGACAGCGGCTAAGGCGGGTCGTCCCGACTTAGATTTTATGGGAAAGGGGGAGTATACCGCGCAGGAAGTAGAGTGGGCGCGGGATGTGCTTGTAAAGGGGGAGAGGACGCTTCCGAACTATGTTATGGAGCATGATAATATAGACGAAATAACGCGGGCGGTAACGGACGGAGCTAACACGCCAAAACGGGCAGATGCATTTGTACAGGGGAAAACGAAGCTGTTTAATATCTATAATTCGCATTATACATTTTTTGCACAGCCGAGTCCGCGCTCCGACCCGTTTGGCTATATCGAGGAAGATAAAGCGCGTATTGAGCGTTTAGGTGCGGTAATCAATGTCGGAGACAAGAAGAAAGTTACGACAACGGTAGTAGCGGATGGCAGTAACGGAAGTAGTGGGGGAGCGGCGACAGGTTCAACGGGAGCGGTAGTAACGAACGGAGCTGGAATGGCTACGCGCGGTCGATTAGCGGAGGTGCATCAAAACATCTATCGTATAGCGATGTCGCATATTGGCACACCCTATGTTTGGGGAGGTGAGACATGGGCAGGCGCAGACTGCTCGCATGAAACCTGCATGATAATGGAGGAAGCAGGCGGGTATAACAGGGGATATAGACAGTCACAACAGTTCTTAAACCTAGGTCAGCTAGTGCCATTAGACTCCTTACAAGCTGGAGATTGCCTTGTTAGCGAGGGTCATGTGGCATTGTATATAGGTAATAATAATGTATACAGTTCGGGTAGAGCAGGGACGGTAAGTTATGTAAAGCCAGCAAACGAGTATATCGGGTGGTTTACCAGTAGGGGCAAGCGTTTGCAGGCGGTTCGTTTAACAGAGATGCTTGCGATAGCGCAGGCAGACGCGGCGGCGGGGCAGGGAAACAGTCAGCCTTCCGCACAGGCTAGCTTAACGGACGGTTCGTTTAAGGTAGCAGTAGCGAACGAAGTAAGTTTGCAGGGGCAAGCGCCGATAGACGGGACACTGGTCGGTATCACGGACGGTGGTACGGTAAGTACGAATGTAGACAGCATAACGGGGTTAAGTTCTGGAAGCACGGGAGCGCCTATCGGCGCGTCAAGTACGAATAGTGGTAGTCTAGGTAAGCGTATAGATAACGCAGAGCAGAACAAGTATGGTTTGCCGCTATACGATAATTACACCTTTAATCCCGATGTTTATGAGCATTTCGACATAGATTATTCTAGGTTCTGGAACGGAAGCACGCCTGCGGGGGACATTGTATACGGTGGTGGAGACTGGAAAGATAACGCATCGAAGAATATTCTTGCGTGGGAGATGAGTGACGCATATCTTCGGAGGCATCCCGAAAAGCGAAAGTTTCAGAAGTTTATTCCAGACTCGGAAAGTGGAGCATTTGGTTTCCGAGACGGAAGGCTTGTTATGGCAGTCCCTTATAGGCTTTTGTGTGTAAACTCGGATGAGGCTACAAACTGGTTTGAGACAATACTGCCAACAAAGCAGGCAAACGGTAGAACAGGAACTAGCGGAGACAGTCCTGTTATCGAGCCGCCGAGCAAGATTAAGCGCATTGAAGGCACAGACGGCATGTATTTTGATGTTGTGTTTGATGACGGTACGGTTTTAGGCTGTATGGCTTGTGACGCTATGGGCTTGCATACAGGTGTAAATCATTTTGATGACGGCTCATCAACGACATCTTTTGACAAATGGAGTAAGGGAGCATTTCATACGAGTGTGGTAGGGAGCGTTCCGAATAATACAGAGGCAGAGAGGACAGCGGCAAATCCTAAGATGCGCCTAAATTTCTTTGAGATATTAGGGGCAAAGGATAATAATGCAATGATTTCGCAGTTGAAAGACTTTTTGAGGTCTGGGCAGAAGCGAATCAAGTCAGTGCGAGTTTATCCTACACTTTTACTCAAGAATGGGGAGCAGTTCGCTTCGGCAGGCACAAATAGTTCATTTGGTTTAACAGGCGGCACAGCGGGTCGTGCAGTAGCGGGAGAGGATACGACAGCGCAGACGGGAAATAGTAGCGGTAGCAATGGTTTATATGCGAATTGCACTTGTAGCGAGTGCCATTGCCATGATAACGAGAGTAGTGGAGTGAGCGGCGGACCAGCGTCCTCAATCGTAGCAAATACGGGTAAATTAACGGAGACAGCGGGAATGCCGCAGGGGGTTTACTGGAACAAGGCAACAAATAAGCAGTATACGCCGCAGGAAGTGCTTGATATGTTTAAGACAAATTTCCCGAATATATCAAGTCAGTATGTACCTTGCTTTGGGCTACGGGATTTTACAGATTTAGCAGTTCCAGCAGACAAGCTTCCAGAGAAGTTTAAGGATACGAGGGGAGTACTCGGGTACGCGCAGGGAAATCAGTCTTGGAAAGGGCTAAAGTGGATAGTAGCGGGGCTTCCGTATCGGGATAGCTTTGCGAATGACGCGACATTTGCGCAGTCATCTTGTGGAGTTCATGCGCAGAGTATTATCATAAGCAGTCTGTTGCATCGGTATATTACGCCTCCAGAGGTAGTCATGGCGGCAATCATGAGTGATAAGCTTGGCGGGGACGAGCATGGAGCGTATAGCACAGGACGAGTTTATGCGGCGATGGGCTTTAGCCGTATTTATAACAGTTTCAAGTTTAACGGCGATAATCTGTTTAATGTCGAGTTTTCGGAGACATTATCGCGGGAGAAGCTAGACGCTACGCTAAATGCGGGCGGTATGGTCTCGGTGTGCGTGCATAGATATTGGACGAGAGCGGGTCATTTCGTAGTAATTGCGACAAGAGACAACGATAACAAGTATTACATCGTAGATAGCAACGCGAGTCACTTAGTAAAAGACCAAGTTCCGTATGATAAGGGCTACACATTTGACGAGATAGCCCAGCTTGGCGGTGTAATCAATCAAGTAAACTATGTAACGCCTACAGAGGCGTATAATCAGTATTTGCAGAGCGGGAGTAACAGCACGGCGGTAAGTACGAGTGGTAGCGGAAGTGCGAGCGAGAGTACCAGTAGCGAGAGCGGCGCAAGCAGTAATGAAAGTAGTTCTTCTACGAGTACGACTTCGGCAGAGACAGAGGAGGAGCAGTGATGAGGCTTAGAGGAATCGGGGTTCTTTTCCTAGGGGCAGTCCTAAGTTTATCGGCTTGCGGTGGAAAGGGTTTGGGCGCGAATAGCGTAAAGGGAGATTTAACGAGCCTAGTAAACTACGAGTTAAACGGCGGGTTAAAGGGGGCTTCGGAGGGAGATTTTGATAAGAAACTCACGGAGCACCTAAAATCAGAGTATGCGGATAGGGACGCAGGGGATGAGGTATGCGTTAGCGACATACCCGCTTTTTCGGAGCTGTATACGAAAATGAAGCAGGATATGGCGCAGTATTATAACGATTGCCGTTACGGAAACGACTATGAGCAGGATACGCCGAGTGACGAGGCTTTGGCAGCGGGGTTAGCTTACGCCGCCGAGCAGTCGGAGAAGGTAAAGGCGGTAGTGGAGCGGATAAGGGGGCTTGAGAAGTTTAAGAGCGAACATAGTGAGGAAGAGGTTTCGGCAGAGATAGAGGCGATAAAGGGTTTATATAACGAGTTGCCCGAGAACTACAAGGGTAGCGTTTATAACTACAGTGAAATCTCTGGAGAGGTTTCGGAAGCGCCAAAGAGCGAGAAAAAGACGGATATAATCATAGCGGATACGCCGACTGACAGTTGGACAGAGCTGGATGCGAATGGTTACGGGTATGCACGGTGCATTTCGAGTGGGTGGTACGATAGCATTGTAGATAAGGGCGAGAACGCGGTGCTTGTGGACGACAGTAAGTTTATTTCGCACATTGTAGCGGCATCGGGCGGCAAGCTAACGCTAAAGGACGGGAAGTTATATCTAAATAAGTCAGAGGTAGACAAGAGTTTTCAAGTGTGTGACAAGATTTCGATTCGTGTAGTGCGTTCTACGCCGATACCAGAGGAGTTTTCTCTAAAAGACTTCATTTTATGGGACGATGGGACATTCAAGGCATCGTTTGATAGCGAGACATACAGGTATACGCTACTTGGCTACACAAGAAAGGGGAAGATATATGTTTCTTCTGGAGCAGAGGGATTAGTTCGAGCAGTAACTTACGATATACGGACTACGGTAGCAGAGTAAGTCGAGTACACAGCACAGTTTAACATGCATAATAAGATTTAAGGAGAAGAGTCTAACTATGGCATATCAGTCGAAGGACAAGCAGGAAGAGTTCGCTACGGTCGAGAAGGGAAGTCGAGGCGAGTTTATTCGCGTTACTCGGATAACGCCAGAGAACGGCACAAAAGAGGCAAGCCTAGACATCCGTACGCTTTATACGGCAGTAAATCCCGATACAGGAACGGAATTGCGTCCGACCCAGAAGGGTGTGAGAATGCCGATTTCGACAGCGGTAGGAGTTCTGATAGGGGCGTTAAAGGCTTTAACGCCTTCGGAGCGGGAAGAGGTCTTACGGGGGCTAGATTCGTAAAAGCCCCGTAGACGCATGAGACGGCGTTTTAAGAGCATTTAGGTGCTTAAGCCTAGAGGAATAGCCTAGGGGCAGTTAGGTGGCTTGGAGAGGCGTGTGACGCGCCAGAGAGGGGACGGTATGGGAGAAGAGAACAGAAATCCGCTTGAGGGGCTTTTAGAGGTTAGGCGTGAGGTAAGAAGGCTTTGTCCAGAGCTTGCGCCAAAGGAGGAGCGGGTAGCCTACAGGGTAGATGTAGCGGGCGAGACAGGAGAGCCATCGGTGGCGCTTCAAAAGTTTAATAAGCTACTGGCGGCACAGGCGGGCGGTAAGGCAGGAAAGAAGCGAAAGACAGCGGCAAAAGCCCCAGCAAAGCAAGGAAAGGTCGGAGAGGGCGATTTTACGGGGACAAGTTTATTTGAGGCGATGAAAAGGGGTGGAGTGCTGTGAGTAAGTGGGTTTATGCAAAGGCAGAGAACTTGAGAGTCACAGATAGATTTGACGAAGATGTAAGCGCTACGCTTCAAATGGTTGCGTCTCCGAAGGAAGTTTTAAGTCGCATAATGACAAAACCGAATGGACGGTTAGTTCGTGCAGAGTATGTTGTTAGGCAGGAACAAGGCTTAAACACTGTTAGGGTTAATTGCGCTGATTTTGGTGCAAAAGCACCTTTACCTGACGGCACAGAGCGGATAAGGCTTAGATTTTTAGTCCGAGGTGGAGCAGTATACACTTCACTTTCTGTCAATATCAATATTTTGACTGGCTCTATAGACATATTTGGAAAGTACGGGACAGTGGCAGACTTGAATGATTGGATTCATGTGTCAATTAGCGATTTTAAGGTTGTGAGAGCTAAGTAAGAGGTTAGCGGGGGGAAGTTTATGGGTTTTCGAGTTTATGCGAAAGCTGGTACGATGAGAGTCAATCCGTTTCGAGATGGTGACGCGGATACTGCGCAAGTTACACTTGAGCGGGTCATATATCCGAGGGCATTTCTAAGTCGGTTAAGAACATATCCGAAGGCGGAGTTTGTTAGCGCCGAATGCTTCATTCGTAAGAGAGATAATAGATTAGCGCTTGTTCCACTACGGTTAAAGGATTTAGTAGCTTTTCATTTCCCCGCAGGAACGATAGGTGTGAATGTAAGATTCAAGGTGCATGATAGCTTTGGAGACAGTTTACTCTCTATTAAGGTTCAGCTTATCACAGCCGAGACAGAGGATATAGAGATAGTAGGGATTTTGGAAGCGGTTGTAGACTTGTTAGACTGGCTACATGTTTCGTTGTCAGAGTTTCGCAGGGAGTAAGTTTGAGGTGGTAATGTGAGCAAGAGACAGTATGCGAGAGCTATGTTAATACAAGGATTTCTGGGAAGTAACCGTTATATAGCGCGGGCTTCAATGAACTTGGTTGTTTCTCCGAAGGTATTTTTACATCGAGTAAGAAATAATCCATATGGTAGGTTAGTGAGTGTTGAGTACATTGTCTCTCGTGAAGTTGGCTGTGTCCCGATGAAAGTAGAAGATTTCATGGCAGATAAGCTACCTAGCAATACGAAGTTTGTAAGCCTTAAGTTTGTGCCAAGCGGCAGTTTATACGGTTGTAACTTTTTAGTGTCTGTTAGTCTTAGGACTGGTTATGCAGAGATAATCGGACATTCAAGAGCAATAATAGACCTAATCGACTGGCTCAATGTGCCGTTTGGTGATTTTGTGTTTCCTGCTGTGCCAAGGTCAGAGCCAGTTCCTTGTGATATTTTTGATTGACGCTATATTTTAGAGGGGTTTGTGGGTGTGGGTAAGAAGTATTTGGACGAGAGTTCGTTGAGAATAGCATACATCGGTGATTCAGACGAAATGCTACAGGTTTCATTTCAGATGGTAGCCTCCCCGAAGGAAGTTGCAAGCCGCCTGCGGATGGCTCCGAATGGCGAGTTGATTGACATTTTGTGTATCGGGCGCAGTGCTATCAACATAAGCTTTGAGGATTTGGTGGCTTTCCGTTTACCTGCGCGGACGAAGCGCCTTAGCCTTGGTTTTGCAACAAAGGGCGTTGATAAATGGGAAGTATTTGGAGGAAGCCTTAATCTGATTACAGGTGAGTTGGAGATAATCGGCAAGAGAAACGCGGTTATAGAGTTGTGTTCATGGCTTAATGTGCCTATTACAGCTTTTAATTGAGCAGTTTTGTGTTTAGGGGGTGAGATTATGGGTGAGAGACGGTATCTGGACGATAGTTCCGTAAAGATAGCGCGTGTTGGTGAGAAGTTAGACGCAAAGTTTAGAGCTGTTGCGTCATTAAAGGCAGTTGCGAGCCGTGTTAGAACAAATCCGAAGGGCAAGTTAGTAGAGGCTTCATGTGTGGTAGCCAGTAGCGGCAGTGTAAGATATGTTATGCTAAGGGTAGCGGATTTAGTCTCCTTCCGTTTACCTGTTGGAACTACTAGCGTTTCTCTTATTTTTGAGCCGAAAGGAAGTAAGCGCGGGGAGACATTTTCAGTTATTATTGACTTAGTGGGGAAGTCATTAGAGATAGTGGGCAATAGAAACGAAGTAGTAGATTTGTGTTCGTGGCTTTATGTGCCGATTTGGGGGAGTGTATGATGAAACGAAGAAAAACTGGTACGGCACAAGTTAAGGTTAAAATGGACGCTAACGGTCGTTTGGTTCAGACTGGCGGTGATAAAGAAACCGTGCGTGTTAAGGCATCTAGTCGGCACGGTATAGGCACTAGGAATTTGGCAGGGGCAGGTTTGGGTGTCCATCATCTTGTTAAGGACGCTAACGGTCGTTTAGTTGCGTGTGATAATATTGGTAGCGTTCTTAGGGGTAATATTGGTGGTAAAAAGATACACTCTATAGATATAGACGGTAGGGTTCAGCTATGGAGAGGTAACGGAGTTTGTAGTGTATCGTTTGGGATACTGATGGAGTCAAGAGCGTTTTTGGAGGGATTGTTACAGTATCCGAATTGCACGAGAGTTGAAGTAGCTCGGATATATCCGAGTTTTAAGTCCACAAAGTTTACTGCAACTTGTAGCTTAGATACGATATTTCGGAATGGGCTTCCGCAAGACACTCGTGGTATGATTCTTTATTTTAGTCGCAATAGGGAAGTAAACTATAACCTTACAGCGATGGTAAGCTTTATGGATAGGATACTGACTCTTACAGGGGACAATGATTATGTGGCGGCACTAGTTCATTGGCTTAGTGCGAGGTGAGGTGAATAATGAGTCATCCGAAAGCAAAGCTCTTACATGTTGAGCAAGGACGCGGTGGGGTTGACTGGTGCAGAGTGCTTCACTATAAGATTCTAATGAACCCGCTGACCTTCGCGAAGATGATTGTGAGGAAGAATTTAGAGGATATAGCGTTTATATCGTGTAGAGAGTTTGTAAAAGACAAGTATAGCGGCGCTAGGAGACAAGAGTGGAGTCGTATTAAGCCAGACGAGTTCTTAAAACTTAAGTATCGGCGCAAAGAGCGCAAGGAGTATGTGATTAACTTTGCGAGCTGTGATGTAGCGGTAATTCGTTGTTGGGAGCGAGAAGCAGACATTACAGAGGTTCGATTATAGGGGAGTTTATGCGGAAAGCGCGAATTAAGCAAGTTGAAGTAGGGAAGTGGAAGCTAACGGAGTCGGTAGAGAGTTTTCTGCGCTTTGCGCTTAGAGATAGCAACTTTAGTAACGCATTATTCAAGGTTACTATAGGCGATGGGGAGAAGTGGAGACAGTGTTTGGTTGAAGAGGCTCTTAGCCTTGTGACGCAGAAGCGCGGGTTTATTTGTATTGAGTATGGAGACCCGTCTACGATGCGAAGTTGTAGCATGTGTATAGACGCAAGGAGCGGGCTTTTAACGCTTTTTGGTAATGGGGAGCTTATAGGATTTGTTCTTTCCGAGTGCGGGGCATGATAATGGCGAAAAGAAAGCGTCTTGAAGTTATTAAGCGTTATATCAGTCCAAACCTATGTTATGCAGAGGTGACTTGTGAGCTTGGCTGTAAGCCTTCTGTAATTTGTAGTTGGTTGCTTAAGACATCTGGGGTTACGGAGTATTTGGAAAGAGTGGCAGAGCATAAATTAGGCTTGTGGGGGCGAGTAACACAGTCGGTTCTTGAGCGTGATGTTTTAATCGGGGATAGAGAGTTCATGTTCTCTTTTGGTACGAGACCTGATGACACTTTTCTTACCCTTTTTCTTGACTGTAGGTATAGGCAAGTGCGTATTTGTGGAATACCGGAGTTGATTTTCTCGTTTATAAAGGCATTTAATGGCGCGATAGTGATAAAAAGCCTTTTATATGAGTATGCAAAGGCTGTCTTACAGCACGAAGAGGTGGAATGATGAATGGCAGAGTTTTAATTAGCGAAGAGCCGTTAGAGGTGACGAAGGTTAGCTGGGAGACACGCGCTGTCTTTCGGACAGTGGCTACGCCGAGGAAGGTCTTAGAGCGGCTTCTAAGTATGCCGCAGAGCGATAGTTATAGCGCAAATTTGATTTTGGCAGACGGTTCAAGGAATCCGATAAGCGAAGCGGCGCTTAAGACTTTGAGGTTTCCGAGAGGCACGGCTGGGGTGGAATTTTCTCATTCGTATGTGCTTAGTGGTGGTTGTGCAACGATTTGGGTTGAACTTAATTTTCGGGAAAAGACACTTTCTTTGCAGGGAGATGAGCGAGGTGTGCTATCGGTAGCGATGTGGCTAGTAACCACATTTAAGCCAGAGGAGATGGGGTAAGCCTATGTATCAAGTATACACTTACACCGTAAGCGAGCTGTACAGTTTATTTGACAACGGTAGGATTAAGATGAAAGCGCCTAGTGATAGGACGCTTATGCAGGAGCATGTTAGGCTACTGTTAGACGGGATTTATTGCGGGTATCCTACAGCTCCGCTTGTGATAGTTAGAGGAGCGACAGAGGTAGGCGAGCCAGTTATTAAGGTTTTGCAGGGAGCGTTTATTTTGTCTGCTCTGCTCGGATACCGTAAAGGTTCAATACGGAGTAAAGGTTATTTGAGTTTTAAGAGTGTATCTGACAGGTCAAAGAACGGAGACAGCAGGGATTTTAGAAAGCTTATGAACTATGCTGTACCTGTTATAGCGCTTAGTGATTTGAGTAGTGGAGAGATAGCGGCAACACTACGGTTAATACGGGCAATTGGAAAGCACGAGTGAGGTAGAATATGGGAGCGGTCATTAAGAAAGAATTTTGGACAGTGGAGCAGATTTTTAAGTTTGTGGATGAGCGATTGGATAAGAGGGCTTTTTATGTGTGGAGAACGAAGGAAGGTGCGAGTAAGAGAGAGGTAATAGATAAGATGATTGAGGAAGCTGACCGAGAGTATGGCGCGCCCGCAATAAACTGCGCGTTTAATGACTATCCGCTTCCGAATATTGTGCTTTGTCGCGCAAGGCTGTATCCTCATGGCAGATACAGGGATGACATAGGCGAGGATGTGTGGGTAGCTTGTTCTGGTATGCTAGTTTTAGGTATGCTTTACGCCTATCGTGAAGGTGTATCCGACAAGTGGTATGCTGACGCATGGTATGTGGAAGAGGATGGATTTAGCTATTGGAAGGGAGAAAACTATCAGATGATGGCGTACAAGGCTTCTATGGGGGATAAAGAGGCTAAGAAGAGGTTTGACGATTTTCATAGCTGTAAGATTCCAGTTACCCGTATTTTTGAGATTGATAACAAGGACGATATTGATGAAATCAATGATGTGCTTACTTGTCGTGCAGACTAATCGAGGAAAGTTTATGCGGACAAGCGGTATAGGAAAGCGTGAGTGAGGTATAGAAAATGGGAACAGTTATTAAGAAAGAGTTCTGGACGGTAGAGCAGATTTTTAAGTTTGTGGATGAGAGATTAGATAAGCACGCCTTTTATCCTTGGGGAATAGAGGAGGGCGCAAGTAAGAGAGAGGTAATAGACATGCTGATTGAGGACGCGGTGGGTAGGGGGTCTAATAAGACCGTCATAAAGTGCATATTTAAGGGCTATCCGCTTCCGAATATTGTGTTTTGCCGAGCTAGATTAGACCCTTATGACGAAGGGTTTGACGAGAATATAGACGAGGATGCGTGGGTGTTTTGTTCTGGGCAGTTGGTTTTAGGCACGCTTTATGCCTTTCGTGAAGGTTTAACAGAGAGGGCGAAGGCTTGGACTGACGAGGAGAATCCAAGCTGGTGGGAAGGCGAGAGCTATAAGACGATGTGCGACAAGGCTTCTATGGGGGACAAAGAGGCGAAGGAGCAATTTGAGGCATTTAATAGCTGTGAGATTCCTGTTATCCGTATCCTTGAGATGGATAACAGGAACATGGACGATATTGGCGACATCAATGAAATACTGGATTGTTATGCAGACTAAAGAGGCAGTATATGCAGACAAGCGGGATGGTAACGGTCGAGTGGCTTTACGACAAGTATGATAAGCTAGTGGGAGCGGGAGCGTTAAAGCCGTTAAGATTCGGGGCTATCGTTTACGAGAACGAAGGTCATTATAAAAACATTTTGTCGGCTATTATGCAGGGCTTACCGATTCCGCAGATAGTAGTTGGGAAAGTGAAGGCGGGAGAGACAGAGCGCTATAGTATAGTCTCTGGTGCGTTTATCCTTTGTAGCTTATTAAACTTTCGTGCCGAGAGCGGTGGTATGAGCGCGGAGCGCGTGTCAAAGGTTTTAAGCTATTCCGTAAATTTAACTGTGCTGGATACGATGACACCCCAGCGTTTAGCAGAGGTGAGTAAGCTCCTAGCGGAGGTGCTTATATGGTAAACTATGAAGTAACAGGGATGTCAGTAAAGGACTTGTATCGAAGATTAAAAAACTGTCAGATTATTTTAGAGTCAAAATACTTGGAGAAAGTTACGACAAGTAGTGAGGAATTACTGCTCCGTGGGGTGCTGTCTGGCGTTCCGTTTCCTACTATTGTGTTATTGCGAGAGAGTAAGGGATACAGCGTAGTTCTCGGAAGGGAACTGTTGAGTACGCTTGTATCATTGCTTAACAGCAGTGTTTATGAGGGGCTTGACGATATTGACAAGTTTATGCTTATGCGTCACTGCTTTTATGTAAATGTTGTAACGGATAGAGGCAGTGTGGATACGGTTAAAGAGGTTTTTGAGAGGTTTGGATAAGGAGGTTTAAGGGATGTCGGGAGTTAGTTTCTATTGTATCGACTTAAATTTTGAAGCTATACACGATATGTGTCTATTTGGTGGGTTGACCTACGAGTATAGCGGGGAAATTAAAGAGAGCGACTTGAAGATGCTAGCCGATAGCATTAGACTTGAGTACCCGCTTCCTCCGTTGGTAATTTGTCGTGAGACAGACAAGCGTGGAAGTGTTATAGTAGGCAAGAAGCTTGTCGCAACAATTAACAAGCTTGTATCGACAGAAGCGTATAAAAGATTAGTGATAGAAACACGATATAAGTCGCTTCATGTAATAATTGTGGAATCATCCAGTCCTAACGATATAGCCAATATTCAGCGTTTGTATGGGAGGTTTTCGGTATGAGTAAGCGATACAGGTATATTAAGCTTACGCCGAATGAGCTATGCTATTGGGCAAATAACTTTAGGTTATCCGTTGTGAGTATTGGAAATCGCGGAGCTACTAAGTTAGACATGCACAGAGTTAAGTCGCTCGCGGCTTGTGGACTTCCGTTTCCTCCGATTGTTTTAGCGGAGTATTTAGTAGATGGAAAGCAGAAGTATCGCGTTGTTTATGGGGCAGGGATTGTTTCAGCTATTTTGTCTTGTATAGATTTCACTTCGGAGAAGGAAAAGGCTACACAACAGTTTAAGAAGTTTAGGGAGTATGAGCTTAATGTTGTGATAGTTGCACTGGACGAGAAGGAGAATGACTTTGTTTTTGAAGCGTTTAAGGGATTCAATAGAAAGGGCTAAATGACGATAAAAGAGTTACTTAGCGGTGTAATAGACGAGCGAGCGCTTGATTATCGGGTGTTAATCGGGGAAGAGGAGGCTTCAAAGCCTCCTTTAATCCCGTTTTTTAATTTAACGCCAGCACTAAATTTATTGCATCGGCACTTGGTTCATGGCGGGAGTGTGTTAATTCACGCAGATGTTGACATGGACGGGCTGGGTGCGGCGAAAGTTGTACGAGAGGAGCTTAACGCGCTCGGGTTTAAGGATATAAAGACCTGTATCAACAGTAAGAGGGAGCATGGGATGAATCCGCAGATAGTGTCTCATGTGAACAGCAAGAAGCCGAGTTTATTTATAGTCGTAGACAGCAGTAGTAACGACTTAGAGTATCTAAAGGCTCTGGAGTGCGATGTAATAGTCCTAGACCATCATATAGTCGAGCATAACGAGTATTCGGGAAAGACAGCAGGCGGGGAGTATCTAATCATAAACTGTATGATAGATAATAAGCCCGAGGGTTACGAAGCAGACGAGGATATGTCGGGAGCTTTGGTAGCTTACGAGTTTTTCCGTCAGTATGAGGACAGGGTAGATAGGCATTATCTTGAGGGGCTTAAGTTGTATCAGTGGGTCGGGGTAACATTGATTTCCGACATCATACGGACAGGGAACGCAAGGAATCAGTGGTATATTGAGCGGACGATTAACGAGACAGAGCTTAGAGACGAGTTACGGGTTTTAATGCGGGTCTTAAATCCGAACGAGAAGCGGCTAACGAGGTCATTTATCGCCTATAAGTTAGTCCCTGCTGTAAACAAGGCAATACGGGCGGGGGCTACGGCAGTAGCGTTGTATGTAATCATGGCGCATCCAGAGGAAGCATACAAGCTAGAGGTTTACGGGAAGTATCAGCCGAAGGTAAACGACATTCCGAAGCGGGTAGTGAAGATAGAGAACGGAATCGGGATAGTGGATTTAGGGGAGCTTAATCTAGCGGTGAATGAGTTAGGTTTAGCGGTAAACTATACAGGCTTGGTAGCGGCTATGGTGATGAGAAAACATAACTGTAGCGCGATAGCGTATGTTAGAGACACGGATAGCGAGGGGAATACGATTTTTCGAGGCTCTTTTCGAGGGAGAGCGCACGGCTTGCCGTATAAGGATATAGCTACGAAGTACAGTATTATGGCACAGGGGCATACGAACGCCTTTGGGATAAGGGTAAAGCCCAGTGAGTTAAGCAGTTTAACGGGAGCGCTCGGGATAAGTGAGAGTGCATATCGGTATAAGCCGTATTGCACGATGTATCCGATACGGGATGATTTGCGGGGGCGACATTTTAAGGATTTAGGGGAGCTAAGAGAGGGGAAGAAGCTCTTGTATCTCGGGATAGCGAACAGTAGGCTTTCGTCCGATGAGCAGATAAATGTGACGATGGAGAGTAAGAATCTTGTGCTTACAGAGGAGCATACGAACTACTACAAGTACGAGATAGACGGCTACGAGGTAACAGCCTTCGAGCGAGTAAAAACAGAATTTGTAGATATTTATTTCGAGTATGGTGAGTATCTTCGTGGCTATGTAAGGGCTAGACACGACAGCTTCTAGACCTCACCTAATACCGCCTTTGTATCTTGGGCATAAATTAAAGTCTCAAGAGAAAGGCGGTATTTTGCTGTGAAGATTGGAAATAAAGTCGTTCACAAGACATCATTGAATGAGGGAAAGAGCCTTGTGCCTGTCATTGCGGTAGGTGCAGGTATCGTAGGCGCAGTGGTTTATGTGTCGCTTGTCGGTCGGAATGCAAGTAAGAGCATACAGGTTGCGCAGTTAAAGAGTAGCGTTTATAAGAATCAGCCGATTACGCTGGATATGCTACAGCCGTATGACATGTTGCAGGCAGAGTATGACAAGCAGATAATGTCTACGGCGAACAGTGACGGCACGGTAGAGAAGCGTTTGGTGGCGTGGAAGGATGTGCAGGGCTATTTGTCGCAGGGTGCGTTTGCGGCATATCAGCTTCCGAAAGAGAGTTTTCTTGATTTAAGAACGCTTATGACGAGCAGAGTGGACAATAGCGATAGCGTTTTGTACAGTTTTCCGGGAAAAGAGGTTGTACAGCTTGAAGTAAACGGTGCAGACCTAAACGCATTCAAGACCTTCATACAGCCAGGGGATAAAGTAAACATTGACGCTATATACTCCGAGGATATGCAGAGTGGTAACGACAGAGTTAAGATATATCGTTCCGAGCCAGTGTTTACGGGTATCATGATAGCAGATATTATCAACAGTTCGGGTGCTTCGGTTCTTGATATGTATGCAGAGTATAACGCAATGTCCGAGGTAGATAAGGCGGCTTTAGATAACGATGCGACATGGAAGGAGCAGACAGAGCCGAGTTCATTACTGGTAGCCCTAACGCCAGACGAGAAGGACAGCTATTATAAGTTCTTAAATCGCGACAATGTGAAGTTTAAGGTATCGTTGCCGCAGAGAGCGGACTAAGGGGGTAGGTTTATGGCAGATATGCAGGATATACTTAACTCTTCGGATATGGCTGACGGAAACGACTTACGGAGTAAGACAGATAAGGCGGTAGGTCGCTTAATCAGTCGTTTTTCTGGGGCAGATGAGAGCAGGAAGATAGTAAAGCGTGTGCTAAACAATGTCATCGTGTTTATGGGTGCGAGCGGTGGCGCGGGAGCAAGCACGCTGGTTGCGACAGAAGCGGTTGCGATGAAGGAGAAGGGGCTTACGGTAGCAGTGGTTGACCTTGGAATCATGTTTCCGAGTCAGCATATCTACTTTGACTTAGACCAGTCCATCGGAAAGGCAGATTTAGTCTCATATCTTTCGGGTAATAACGGGTTAAATGTGTCGCTTGAGTATAGCGATGTGTTGTTTAACAACGAAGCTACGGGGATTGCAACGCTAACGGCTTGTAACAGGACTCTACGGGACTATGTAGTTATCGACAGCTCAAACGATGCGGTGCAGGCGCTAACGGAGGCATTAAACAGGCTTTCAAGTTTATTTGATGTCGTGTTAATCGACTGTAAGCTTGATTTAAGCTCTATGCTTGTGCAGACGACTCTGTTTAGGGCAGATAACATCTACTTGGTTATGGACGATGGCGTGCAGTCTCTTATAAATGTGAGTAAGCTCCGCGCAAACCTAGACGATTCTGGCATAAATACGAACAAGGTGCGCTATATTATGAACAAGCGTAAGAGTTTCTATTACGCCGAGAACAACTTAAAGGCGCTCGGCATCGAGTTAATCGGCATTTTGCCCTTTGAGATGGGGGTAGTGGAGTGCGGTTTACGGGGTCAACTGTTTACGGTATCGGGAAAGAATACGAGTAAGACTTCCCCGAAGTATTTAGAGGCTGTAGACAGTTTAACGGCATCAATCCTTGAGATAGGAGGATATACAGAGTGAATCCAGAGCAGTATTTGCATATGCAGTCAAAGCGTGGCGCAAAGCAGACCACGACAGACAAGACAGCGCGTCCGTTTGAGAGTGTTTTAACGGAGTGTAGAGGGTATATCGACAAGAATGCCGATTCGCTTGAGAGTAAGTCGGGAACAGAAAAGACAAAGAAGATAGGCGAGTTGATTTTGTCGTATCTGATGCAGGCGAAGCCGCTTGTCGAGGGGTTTATCAACGCGGACGGCACTTCCGACACGCAGGGCTTAACCCAGCGTTTAACGCAGGAAATCACGGACTACGGTATCTTAACGGATGCCCTAGAGAACGATGACATTTTCGAGATACGAGATAACGGTCGAGAGATAAAGGTCGAGATAAAGGGACATGTAGAGGACTATCGCGACCCAAAGACAGGTCATATCGTAAGGTTTGACTCGCCAGAACAGCAGAAAACGGTCATAGCGAAGTTGCTCGGAGATGTGAGACTTACGCCAAAGGACGCAGTGGTTAATGCGAGAACGGTGCAGGGTTATCGTGTAGCGGCACTGCATAGTTCGGCGCAGTCAAAAGACCCGATAGACCCGTCAAACGACCAGTATGCTTCGTTTGTTCTCCGTAAGTTTAAGCGGAATCGAATGAATCTCGGGGACATTGTAAAGAGTGGCACGCTAAGTGACAACATGGCGCGTTTACTTGCGCTTAGTATGTCTGGAAGTTTAACTTTCTTCACCGTTGGACCAACATCTTCTGGTAAGACAACAACGAACCAAGCAATATTGCAGGCTACGCCGCCGAAACAGAGAGTAGTATTACTACAGAATCCGTCCGAGATAGACTTGCGTATGAGAGATTCGACAGGTCGTATCATAAACGATGTGTTGCATCTTGAGGCAAAGGACGACATACAGAATCCGCTTCCGACTTCTCCGACTATGGAGAACTTGATGAAGCACATTTTGAGACTTTCACCGACATTTGTGTGTTTCGGTGAGTTGCGAGACAATGTAGAGTTTCAGCGCGGTATCAGTATCGGTTTAGCGGGTCATCCGTTTAACTGCACATATCACGCAGAGGATTCGGCGGGTGCAATCGACCGATTCTTAAAGGCGTATATAGCGGCTTCTGGCGAGGGTATCGACACTTCGATGAGTACGCTAACGAGGCTTTTGAATCTGATTATCGTGCAGAAGATATTACCAGACGGCACGCGAAAGATTTTACAGATTTCAGAGGTAATCGGAACAGACCCGAACGATTCAAGTAAGCCGATAATCAACGATATTTACAGGTATGTGATAGACGAAGAGCCAGACCTTGACGATGAGGGCAATGTTCTTCGGATTAACGGTAAGCATAAGCGGGTCGGTTGTTTATCGGAGAAGATAGTGCATAAGTTAAAAATCGAAGGTGTTGCGACAACGCGGTTTGATTTTCTGTTAAAGCCGCCGACAGCGGACGAGGTAGAGACTTATGAGGGCAATTACGAGACGATTATCCATTACGGCTTGGATAAGTTAAGAGAGCAGAAGCGCATGAATGCGTTAAAGAAGGGCTAAGGGGGTGGAGAGATGAAGATAAGCCCGTCACTTTATACGGTAGCGGGGGCTTCAAAGGTGGCGACACTGGTGATAATCCTCCTAGCGCTGTATGTGTTTATTGTGTGGTTCGGGATACATCCTTTGGATGTGTTGCTTATCGGCTTAGACAAATTCACAAGGCTTGTAGGTCGGAGAGTAAACAGGCTTGACGAGCGGTATAAGAGAAATGTCGAGGTAGGTAAGCTTCGGGACGGAAGTAACTCGGTTAGGCTTTATAAGTTTATGAACGACTTAACGATAGACTTAGGGTATAAGCGGAAGGGTGTAACGCCATACGAGTTGATGCTGTTTATTCTAGTCATTTCGGTAGTTGTATCGCTGTTAATCGGAGAGATTGTATTCAGAAGCTTGTTGTTATCGTTTCTAGCGTTTATTCCTGTGCTGTTGTCGGTGTGTTGTATCCTTTATACGAAGGCAAATATCTCGCATGACAGCCGAATCGAGGCAGTTATCTTAGCGGAGAACATTATTTCTGCAAATATCGACAGGGGCGTGGTAGTTGCGATAAGGACAAACATCGAGTCGATGCCGATAAGCATTAAGTCCGAGTTTACGAAGTTTTTAGACAGGGTAGAGACGCAGAACTACTACATTGAGACAGCGCTTTTAGAGCTAGGTGCGTCACTAGGTTCTATATCGGACGACTTTATCAGTAAGTGTATCACCTTTGAGCTTGAGGAAGAGGCTGGTTTAGCTGGTATCTTCAAAGATGTGGTCGAGGTGAATAACATAAAGACCGAGCTTCGTATCGACATGAAGCATAAGTTTGAGGCAGTGACTTTCGATTTTATTATCAGTGCTACGATGGTGTTTGTGTTCTTAATCGGTGCGATAGCGATATATCCGATTTTGCAGAGATTTTATTTCCGAATGATAGTAGGACAGCTTCTTCTCCTAGTGGATTTTATGCTTGTGGTGTTTGAGTTTGTCTACATCACTTATCTTAGAGCAAAAGAGGTGTAAGTATGTGGCAGTTTTTAATACCCCTAGCAACAGCCGAGGGATTTGGCGGCAAGATAGACGGTGGAGAAGTCGGCAGGGCAGTAGAGAAGGTAACGCCGAAGGGCTACAACTACGAGTTCTTTGATACGAGCATAATGCGGCAGTATAGCACTTATTTACAGGTGAAGGTCGCGTTAATCGTGCTTATCGTATTGCTGGGCTTTGTGATTATCACCCGTTTACTGGGAATCGGAAGTATTTTCGGTAGTGCTTTTGCGGAGAAGGCAGTAAGAGCAGAGAAGAGTAGCGTAGAGTCTTTGCGGTCGCGAGATGCGTTTGTTTTGCGGGCGAATAAGGCGATGGACGCTATCACGCGGGCAGTCTACGGTCGAGGAATACGAGTTTCCAAAGAGAAGCTATCGTATATGCAGTACAACCTAGAGCGAGCGGGGGTTCGGATAGCGGGTGGCTACAGGTATATGAAGCCAGACGAGTTTAACGCGCTTTGCACGCTTGGTATGGCGGTAATGATGCTGGTAGGAGTGCTGATTGCGGCGTTTATCAACATCATCCTCGGTGGAATGATATTTGCGCTTGCGATAATCGTGTTTAGCGTAGCGCCTATGCTGATTGTGCGGTCGATAGTGGCGGCAAAGGACGAAGTGATAAAGAATGAGTTTCCCGACTTGTATCTGATGGTGCATTACGAGCTTATGGCAGACAGCGGCACGCCGCTTGCGAGAACATTCCAGTCGTATAAGAGAATTGCTCGGTCGGATGAGATGAAGCAGTTTGTGAGTGAGAGCATAAACTTGATGGACACATACGGCGAGTTTGACGCTACGGAGCATATCGCGTCACGGTATCGAGAGATACAGGATGTGACGAGGCTCATGCGTCTAATTAGACAGCAAGGCGAGGGCGGTGACATAAAGCCAGAGCTAATGGGCTTTCGGAAACAGGTCATAGATGCGAAGCGGTATACGATAGGCAAGCGAGTAGACAGGCTAATCATGATGGCGAGGGGTTCACTGTTTCTACTGAATATCCCGCTCATGCAGGCAATTTTAAGCGGTGTGCTTGCGGTCGTAGGGTTTGGTGGAACGAGTCCAATGTAAGTTTATCTGAAAGAAATTTTAGATACCGAGAACTATACCGAAAGGGTTTTCGGTCGTGAAATTAAAGCGAAAGGAGGAATATCCCATGGGAAAGGGAGCTGTAAAGACGATGACCACGATAGGTGCGGTTGTCGCATGTGTCATGCTTCTTGCTTTCGGACTGAATGTAATCCTTCCGAACACGGTTGCGGGCGTTATCAATGCGCTTGAGAACGGTCTTAGAAACGCTACGGGTGTCACGATTGACATCAACGGCGATAACAAGGCTGGTGAGCGCACGAACAAAGCGGTCGTGAACGGTGCGAACGATGCGGCGGCAAAGGGCGCAAAGGTCGGCGGCTTTAGCAAGATGCAGGAAGAGAACAACGGTAGATAAGGAATAGCCGTTGTGCTGGGGCAGGACGCCTAACACCTACATACGGGCGTTAGGTGTCCTGCTTTTTGATTAGAGTTAGGAGACTTGTATGACAGGGACAGTAAAGAGTATCTTCAAGACGCTGGTGAAAGTACCCGTTACCATCATTGTAGCGTATTTCATTATAAATCTCGTATTGTTTTCTTACTTTTACTTTAGGTTTGCGGGGGTATCGTATGTCATAATGCAGACAGCGATGGAGAATAACTACATTCCCGAGACAGAGGATAAGATAATCAAGCAGGCTATACGGGACATTGTTTATCACAAGGACGAGAACGGAGTAGAGTATCCGAGTTCGGTGATACGGGCTAGTGGCGTAGATAGCCAAGGAAATGACGCTTCGGCGCACATTATCTACAATAACGGCAACAAGCGTATGCAGTATGGTTCAAAGCTAACGATAGGCGTGCATTATACTTATCAGTGGCTATTCCCGTTAATGCCGTCCGAGTGGGGACAGAGACCTATGCAGTCTGGGACGGAGATAAATGACGCTTCGTTTTACGGAAATAACGGTTCTTCGGATTTGCGGGACGGAGCAAGTAACATGTCGGACGGAGAGTTAGAGGCAATTCGTAACGATAGTAAGCACAAGGTAGCTATTCCAATCGACATAACCTATACAGTGCCAGCGTTGCAGTATTATTCAGACTTAGAGTAAGTTACGGGGGTACTGGTAAATGGTAAAATCAGTATTTAAGTGGCTTGGTTTATCTATCATCATTCCGATATTTGCTATGCTCTTGGTAGAGATGGCGAATATTGCAATGAACGCGCCTAAGTTTAAGTCGTTAGCCCAGCTTACGCTACAGCAGTCGTGTCAGTATTTTGCACAGGAGACATATAAGACCGACACGAGCGGGTTTGTGGGAAACGCGCATCAGCTTGTAGGAGCGGGTGGGCAGAGAGACGGGTCTTTGGACGGAAACTTCTATCACGCAACTTCTTCGCAACAGGCGTATGATAAGCTGTATCGGAATAGCGCAGAGTTTAGTCGGTTTTATACGGCAGTGGCGCGGAATAAGTGGAAGAGGTTAGACTTGTTAGCTTATGAGTTTGGGTTTAGCGGAGCGCCGCAACCCGTACCATCTGATGCTTCAATGGCGAAGTATTATTCAGACGCTATGCTAACGCCGTTAAATATCGGTGTAGCGTATCTTGACAGGGAGACAGTGAAGGACATCTTTCGGTGGGAGTTTGTAGCGGCGCTAACGAACGACAGGCAGGAGATGATACAGGTAGTCGGTAATAATTCCGCAGATAACTACGCTTTGTTTAGCGGGATGCGAATCTACTACAATACTATCAAGGTTACGGGTATAGATTACAAAGTTTACGACCTTAGAAATCAGTTTGACAAGAAGCGTTTCAAGGAATTAACGAATATGGACGCGGACACGCTGGCGGCGGGAATGTCTGGAAATGATGAGCGAAATTATGTAATCGTAGCTACGCTAAACTACTCAATGCGAGTAGGTTACGAGGGTTTAACCCCGATAAAGCGAATCTTTAAGTGGGCAATGAATGTGTATTACAACAACGACCGCTCAACAGAGGATACTTCGCAGTATGTGAGCGTAGGAAGGCGAGGTAGTTCGTGGGATGATAGCTTTGAGGACAGAGATAAGGACACGACTCTAAGCAAGGCAGGCGCTAGGAACGAGGATGCGTCCGAGAATCGCGGGGACAACTTTAATAACATCGGGGACAAGACATACAGTAGCCAAGTAGTTTATTACATCATACGATGAGAGGGGTTTTATATGGCGTTATTTGATTTTTTGAAGAGGAAGCCAAAAGAGCCAGAGATACCGCCAGAGCCGATTAACTCTAGTTTGGTTTTGGTATTGCCGTCACACAAGGACGGGTTGATTTCGTATCTTGACGAGCATGGTATTCCGATAGAGATGGCGATATATAGCCTAGAGGATGTGCAGTATAGTTTAATGGCACCTTCGGAGTATCACAGGAGAGTTGTGATTGTAGACGATGGTGAGTGGGATTTCAAAGACCAGTTCAATGTCGAGCAGTTAATGGGGGTTATGGAGCTGGTAAACAATGTGGATGTAGACGCTACAATCTTTTATACAGACAGGACGCTTTCAAAGGCGATAAGCCGCAAGTTAAAAGATATAAAGAGTAACGGTGGTGCAGAGGTTACAGTAGATATGACGCAGTACGAGTCGATGGTAGCGGTATATCGTCATATCTCGAAGTATAACGAGGTGTATCACGGTAGCGGAATAGACGATACGGACACGCATAACAGCCTAGAGTATTGTTTGCCGAGGCGTTTAGAGAAGTTTGACGCAAAGCAGATACGGGATTACAAGGATAAGGCAGTAATATCCCGTTTATCGGAGGGGGAAGAGGCAGGGGATAGCCTTCCGAGGTTTGAGGTAAAGGTTTAAGGGGCGGGTAATCGAGTAATAAGGAGTAGGGCGAGGGAGAAAATCCCCTCGCCCGTTTTGCGGAAGTAGGTACTTAGAGTTTCTAGCGGTAGAAATCAAGTTTCCATATACCGTTTCTTAAATAACTCAAGTTAGTAGCAGTACACAAGGATATATCACAGTGTAAGTTTTAATGAAATTTTCTGGTTACTTTTGAAAGGAGTAAGAAGGCATGAGCATGAATGTGGTTTGCTTAGACGAGGGAGCATCGAGTTCGAGATACGCGGTGAACAGCGGGGCGGTAAAGGTCTATCCGAACAACGCGCGTTTAATCGAGGAGGACACGGTGGTGAGCCTCGTGCCGAATTCGGACGATGTGCTGGATAATCTTGACATCACGATTACGAAAACGAGCGGGGAGAGCCGCTATTTCCCGCAGAGGGTGCTTCTTGGCAGTTTAGCGGAGCGTTTTAGCCGTTCAAACACGCGCCCGTCTATGAACGCGAATAAGTGCAGACAGAAGCTAACATATATCACGGTGTTGCTTGGCACGGCGCTTGGATGCTTGGACGCGGGCATTGGTGGTGAGGAAGTGTCGATTATCATGAATCTGCCGCCTGTAGAGCTTACGGACGACAATGTAAACTATGTGAAGAGCGAGCTTCTTGGTTCGTTTAGCGTGAAGTTCCATAAGCTTGAGAAAGAGATTTCGTTTACGATAACGGATGTAGTCGTTAAGCCAGAGGGCGTATCGGCATCGGTAGCGTTCTTTTACAACAAGGACGCATCGCCTCGGGTAACGATGGCAGACTATGCAACGGGCTATGTGCTTGTGGTAGACATTGGCGCGTCAACCTCGGATTTAGCGCTCTTAAAGGACAAGAAGTTTATCGAGAGAACTGGACAGACTTATAAGCTCGGCGGTAACACGCTTAGAGACAAGGTTAGGTCAAAGATTAAAGAGGTTTCGGGACTTGAGGTAACGGACGAGGCGGTAGAGACTTTGCTTTCGGAGGGCAGACTTCCTTACGGAAACAGTTATCGAGACATGAGTAAGGAGCTGGTAGCCGCGAAGAGGGAGTTTGCGGACGAGCTGTATGACAGCATCGACAGTTACTTTACGACCGTAGGTGTAGGTATTTCGAGTATCAAGGCAGTGTTTGTCTGCGGTGGCGGCTCAATGGAGAGCAGTTACTTTGACGAGAAAGAGAATAAAGAGGTAAAGACCTCTGAACCCGTCAGCAAGTATCTGCTTGAGCGTTTACAGGAGGTTTGTGACAGCGTAGATGTAGTGAGTTATCCAGACGGTAATCCGCGTATGGCAAACATCATCGGGACTATCTTAATTGGTAACGCATATAGGGCGAAGAAGGCACAGAAGAAAGCGTAATGGCTAGAGGAGGTTGGTATGCTAAAGGCGATAGTAGCCGTAGGTAAGAGTTCTGTAATACGGCTTCGTGACGCAGTAGCCTATCGAGCCATAAGTCCAAGTGAGGTAACGCGCTATCTTGAGAGTTTATCGGGGATTGACATTGTAATTTACGAAGAGCCGAGTAGAGAGGCGCTAGATAGTATTGTGGGGACAGAAGTTCCGATAGCGGTGCTGGATAGCGCGGGTAACTCGGGGGTCGAGACGCTATGCGTAGAGCGAGGATACGCTTATACGCATAGCGTAGGCGACTTGCAGGACGCGATAGAGAGTTTAACGGGGAAGAGCGTAGCGACCCATGTACGGGACGAGAGAGAAATCGTAGAGGAAGATAGCCTAGACGATGACATAGCGGGGCTGTTCACAGAGGGTGACGCAGAGGATACAGAGGTCACAGAGAAGCGTCACAGCATGAATGCGGGTACGATAAGCAGTGTGCTGAATGTGAATCAGTATACGGCGGGGGATACGCAGGACAGCGACCAAGTAGAGGTAGTTATCACTTCTAAGGCGGGGCTTACGGCTACCGCGCGGGACGATGAGAGTTTACTGGATAGCGAGGCAGAAGAGGCAGAGGAAGAGGATACAGGTAACGTCGAGCGGGTAGCAGAGCTTTTAAGCGAGATTGAGAGCTTAAAGAGCCAGTTGAGCGCATCCTATGAGACGATAGAGAGCCTAAGTAGCGAGAGGGAGTCGGTCGAGTCAGAGTATCGAGACATAAAGGCGCGGGTCGAGAAATTGCTTCTGGATACGAAAGTAACCGAGGTCACGATAGGCGGGACTGGGGTAGAGGACTACGAGCAAAAGATAGCGGATTTAGAGAGCGAGCTTGATAATCTTAGACTACAGGCGGTTGAGGTCGAAGAGCTAAAGCGCGGGCTAACGGAGCTAACGGAGAAGGTCGCCTTAAAGGAGCGGGAAGAGGTCGCGTTACGGCAGGAGATAGAGACGCTTCGGGATAACAGTGAGGCAGAGGGGCTTAAGGTAGCGGTAGCCGACAGTTTATCGGATAGAGAAACGGTCGCTGGGCTACTTAGGGACGCGGTAGAGGCATTAACGCGGTATGAGAGAGAGGCAGAGAGCCTAAAGAGTAATGCGAGAGAGGCTTCGGAGTATGCAAAGGAGTTAAAGGGCAGTGCAGACGCATTAAGAACCGAGATAAGCACGCTACGGGGAATCGTATCAGAGAAAGAGCATCGACTGGTAGAACAGGGAGAAGATAGTGAGAGGCGAATTTCTGCTCTAACGGCATCGCGGGACAGTCTAAATCGTGAAGTAAATCGCTTAAAGGGAGAGCTATCGGGGAGTAGCAGTTTAAGGGAGCGCCTAGAGGCGGCAGAGAGTGCATTAAAGGCGCGAGATAGCGAGGTAGCTTCTTTACGGGGTCAGTTATCGAGCGGAGTCAAGGAGTTAAACATAAAGTTCCGTTATGGCGGGCGAGCATCAATTATACCCGTGTTCGGCGGTAGCAGTTCTGGCATTACGGCTACGGCGGTAACAATAGCAAAGCAGTTAAAGGGTCGGACTTTATTAGTTGACTTAGACATTGTGTCTCCGAAGGTAGATAGTTACCTCGGCGTAAATCCGATAAAGAGCGGGTTAGACATTCAGAATCAGCTACTTCGGACAGGTCTTGGAAGCTATTTAGAGCGAGGGCTTGATTATTTCATAGCAAATAAGCGAGAGATAATCACGAAAATCACGAAGAGGACGGACGGAACAGCGCTAGACTATTTAAGCGGGCTGTATACGAGTGTAAGCGCCGATAAGTTTATCACGAACGACTTAGGTCGGTTACTGGATTATCTAGGCGGGGATTACGACTATATTGTTTGTGATTTAGGGAAGATAGCAGGGAACGAAGTGCAGAATCAGATAATCGGGAGTGTATGCGCGGGGAGTGGAATATCGGTATGCGTATCACAGAACGATAAATCGGACGCACGGAGTTTAGCCTTACGGATAAGCGGACTTAGCTTGCGAGGTAAGCTCATGTGGGTATTAAACTTTGCAAGAAGCCGCGAGATGGATGGAATCACGAGTAAGTGTGTAGGGAAATCGAAGTATGCGTATATGATGTTTGACGCAGATGGATTTGGAGCGAGGCAGACGCTAGACATGTTAAACGGGAATCGCGAAGCGGTAGCGGAGTTAGTGCGTGAGGTATCGCGGGAGGCGGCAAGATGATAACGAAGGTAAAGCTAGGGGCTACGATAGCGTTTGACTTAGAGCATGAGCGAGACATCGTAGCATTGCTTGACGATTTACGGCAGAGCCATAAGCTCGGTGAGTATATATCGCATACGATACGGTATGCGGTAGAGCATCAAGAGGATTTCGAGAAAGAGACAAAGGTTTATGCGCGTCTTGGGGTGTCAAATCGGAGGAAGGAGTTCTTTGATAAGGCAGAGCAGTCGCTTAGAATCATAGCGGAGCGTGTAAACGAGATATATCGGGTTACGAATAACTTAAAAGCGCTGGCGCAGTTTAACAAGAAGCTCGGGCTACTGGAGCGGGTGGACTCGGCATATATGGCACAGTTTATTGTGCAGAAGCAGATAAACGACCTTTGCAGGATACTGGGGGTCAACAGCCTAGAGAGTAAGTTTGCGTCAAACAAGCTTCACGACATAAATAACGACATAGACAGCGTGATAGAGTTTATCATCACTTATTATGACGGTATAGTGAGCGAGATACGGGAGAGTGTCGAGGAAGCGAAGAGCCGAGAGAGAGTCAGTGCAAGCGATAGCGCGGCAGAGATAGCAGAGTTAAAGGAACAGCTTCGGCGTTTAACAGAAAGTAGCTACTTAAAGGGCGTAGAGGAGACGGCTACAGAGGCTAAGAGAGAGGCAGTCGCAGAGAGCGAGCCAGCCGAGCCAAGTGAGCCGCCAGCAGAGTTTGCGGTAGGCGATAGTGCCGATTTAGCAGGCATAGCGGATTTAGTCGGAGATATTTAAGGCGAGAGCGGCAGGGGGGTCTTAACGGGGCTTCTCGTAGGTCTGGGGGCGAGAGAGGATAGCATGGACGAGAGGATAGCATTGGCGTTTAACGAGGACGAGCGGGAGCTGTTAGAGCGGGCGTATGCCGAGGCAGAGGTAAGCGAGGCAGAGCGGGATAGCGAGATGCTAGGGCTTTCGGAGGATAGGCTCTCGGGTAAGCTAAGGGAAAAGCTAGTCCTAGACCTTGCGAGACTGCGGGGCTACGGTGAGAGCCGTAGTCTAAAGGAGGATATCCTTTACAAAGCGGTCGTGAGTTTATCGGAGAGGGAGCTTCCAGTCCCAGAGAGTGTATTTAAGGCGCTAGAGGGAAGGGTAGGTAAGCTTCGTGAACAGGTAATTCGGGAGCTTGAAAAGCTCGGGCATTTCCTGCTTGATGATAAGAGCTATTCGCCTGTAATAGACGGTTTTCGGGACGGGATATATACGGCAGGGCTGGATACGGTAGTCCAGTGGTTTGACATCTACATGGTGAGCGTAGAGGCATTTAATTTCTTAACTTCAAACGGGGCTGTAAAGGTAACGGATAGAGTCCCGAATATCGCAGAGAGCGTGTTTCGGGAGCGTTTAATCGTGCGGAGAGCAGACGGTACGGTGCGGCTTGCGACAAAAAAAGAGGTTAAGAAGATGCCAGTCGGGGTCGTAAAAGAGAAGATTCGCCTTTTACCAGAGGAGAAAGAGCGTGGTGTTTTGCTTTCCGCGTGGGTAACTACGGGAGACAACAAGTATCTAAAGGCAGTGTATCCGAGTATTAAGGTTCGGGGCAAGGGAGTTCCGAATCTTAAAGAGGTTTTAAGCGAGCATTTGCAGGATATACGGAAGGCTCTTAGGTATATCGTGAGTTACGAGTTTTCGCACGAGGATATACGGGTTTTAATCGACACGCCAAAGGAAGTCGTTTATCTTGACAGCGCAGAGGATGAGCTTCTTGACAACGGAAAGATTATCGAGATGCTAAAGGCGGTAAAGAAGGGTACAGACCCAGATTACGGCACGGAGTACGAGAAGATAGCGTTTAATATCGCGCGGGATGCCTTGTCCAGAAAGTCGTATAGTCTAACGGAGAAGCAGTCAAAGATAATCGAGAGTGTTTATGAGAAGCTAAAGGGCGCTGGGGAAGAGAGTGTCAAGAAGAAAGCGGACAGCGAACAGGTAGCCAAGGCAAAAGAGGTCTTAGAGGAGCTTGACAAGCGGGAGACGCTTTCTGGAAAGACACCGAGTAGTTATGCTATAATGGTTCGGGACATAGCTGGACGCATGGCGAAGGGTCTAAAGTGTTCGGAGAAGCAGATAGCGGTAGTGGATAAGTTTTACGCAGGCTTTAAGAAGCGTAAAGACGAAAATGAGGCGGGTTCTCCGAGCAAAGACGGAAGTAAGAAAGTAGATAGCATTTCCAAGGAGAGCAAAGAGAGTAGTGCAGGGAATACCGGCTCGGTTTGGGATGTCTATATGAATTTAGACACGGCATTTGGAGGATAAGAGGAAAGATGGGTTTAGGAATACTGGTGGCGAGGGATGACAACGATAGGTGGTCGTTTATCCTAAGCGATAGGCTTGAAACGCTTAACGGCATTTATGAGACGATGCAGGATAAGAGTAAGCGGGTTATGAGGGTCGTGCCTGTCGGAGATGATGCCGAGCTAGACAGGCTAAGACGGGATAAGGAATATCTAAACGAGTGGCTGAACTACTCAAGATAAGGTCTGACTTTACAGACTACTATGACGCGCCCTGCTCGGCAGAGGGTGGTAAGGGTAGTAAAGCGGTTGTATACGACAGGTATCGTATAAACAGGACACGGATAGCGGATTTACAGGAGCTTAGATTTCTTGGAATCAGAACGCTAGAGATAAAGCCAGTTTCAAAGGTACTGCTAAGTCGTGACGACAGGGTTTGCGTGTATACGGACTTAATGGCACACGGGAGAGAGGGAGTAATCAGTGTAACCTATAACGAGGCAGTAGAGATGTATCACAACAGGCTTTGTAGTACGGTAAATTGGCTCGGGTACGGGTATATCTACAAGTATATACAGGTAGGCACGCGGAGATTTTGGATAACGACCGATAGAAGCGGAAATGTGCTTGGGATGCGGGAGATGGAGTCGGGTTATAGCCTAATACAGCTACCGATATACAGCATAGACTACATAAGTGTAGGCGGGGTGCAGACGGCGGTCGATTTTAACACAGTGCAGAGGTTGTCGGACGCTAGGCTAGAGTTTATATTGCCGTCTGCGGATGTTAGAGAGTTGGTTTACGCTTATTTGACGAGAGGGAAGTAAGGTATGGCGAAGTTAGACATAGGGCAGGCGGTTTATAAGTTTCTTTCGGACAAGGAGTTCCGTGCGATAGAGGTCAATCGGGAAGAGGATACGCGGTTTGGAAAGATATATTCCTGTGGTATACAGGTATACGAGCATGGGGATTCTTCGGCAATCTTAAAGCGTAACGAGGTATCTGGAGAGATTAGCCATTTTACGGGAGATAACATAGATTTGCGCGAGGAGTTATCAAAGTATGTAAAGCGTGCTAAAGTAGGAAAGGGTATTTTAGAGGTTTATGACGACTTTTGTGCTTGCAGACAGGTCTTAATTCCGTTTAAGCCAAGCCTTCCCGTAGACATAAAGATTTATGTCGAGGAGACTAAAGGGAAAGCCGTCATGCGCAGGGTTCGTGGAAAGATTGCTTCTGTAAAAGCGATTCTTGAGACGGTAGAGACAGGTGGAAAGAAGGTTTTAACTTTCAAGGAGACTCTGGTTTGTGAGTGCGGGAGCAGTTCTACAAAGAGCGGGACGCTAGCCACGGTAGCGATTTACGAGTATGGGAAGCGGTATCATATAACGGTCGGTTTAAGCGTGAAGCCGCCGAGACTTGGAAAAGGCGAGGCGTTAAGTATGACCGAGTTCGGGTATTTTAGACCGATTAAGACTGTGCTTGGTGATAGAGAGGTGTTGATAGACGGTAACGGTGTATATGATACAGGATATACGGTTCTAGCCGAGTTTACGCCGAAGGGACTGGTAAAGACGAGTGAGTTAGCTGGAGAGGACAGGAAGTTTATCGAGGAGCTTGTAAGCTATATTGCGCCGATGAGAAAGCTAATTGCACCCGCGGGGTCGGTAGAGCCGTTTAAGGTAACGCTACTGGATAAGTAAGGGAGTAGAGTAGTATGGACGCTATTAATGCCAAGAGAGAACAGCTTTATGCGATAGTTGATTTATCCTTTTTCTATCATCTAGTCTATTTTAGACTACAGAGTAGGCGTATTTCCCCGATTTATAGAAAAGTGAACGGAGTGCAGGACAACTTATCCTATCATTATTATCTATCTCATATTGTAGAAGATATTATTCGTTCGGTAAAAGATAGGGCGCATAATATAGGTGTAGCTAGTCTTTCGGATGTAACGGTTTCGATAGCGTTTGACAAGAAGAGTGCAAGGAAACTTGAGGATGCAAACTACAAAGCGAAGCGTAGGCATACGCTAAGTGAGTTCGACCATTGGAACCAGCGCCGTCTTGCAGATTATTTTAGAGATTTAGGGTATGGTTCGTATGTAAAAGAAGGCTTAGAAGCAGACGACTTGATTCACACGCTTTCTAAGGAGTCTCGCGGGAAGTTTAAGCACACTTTTATCTACACAGGTGACAAAGATATGCTTATAAATGTGGACGATAGGATAAGCGTGGTGTATGATAATCAGTGGGATGGCAAGATTTTGGTGACAACTCGGAATTTTGAAGATTTCTGCTCAAAGAAGTTTAAGTGTTTAATGCCGTATAACTCGATACTGCTTTATTTATCTACAGTTGGAGACGGAAGTGACGGAATTACCGGAGTAGAGAACTTTTGGGGCGTTTCGTTTAGCCAGTTTATCGAGAGACTTTCACTAGACGAAGTTGATTTCAAGGGGTTATCGGATAAAGAGGCTGTAAGAGAAGTTTTAGAGCGTTATTTTAGCGGTGACGCTCTTAAACAGGGGCTTAATAGCCTAGATTTAGCGGCTTATCGGGATTCAGAGCTTTCACTAGAGGTTAAGCCGACAACCGCGAGTGAAAGAGAGCGTGGTTATGCTTGGTACGGTATTAAGTATCGTTAAGGGAGTAGGGTATGCAGGATAGATTACAGGATAGATTAGATGAAAAGGCGGTAGAGAATCCGTATTACGCAAAGGATACGCTTAGACGGATGAATCGCAAGTTAAAGGTCAACTTAATCATAGACTTTGATGGGCTACTTGACTATTTTGACAGGTTACGGCACGGTAGCCTAGAGAGTAAGATACAGACGGTCGGGAATCGGCACATCAATAACACGCTAAAGTTCTATGTGAGTAAAGAGATAGAGCAGACGATGACTCGCATAAGACAGTCGTGTTGGAAGCGGTTTAAGCGTAAGGTAAACATAACTGTGTCGGTTTGCTTTGATGACAGTGATAAAGGGTCGATACTCTCCACAAACTTCCGTGAAGTGCGGAAGGCTCGTATGGATGACAAGCTAAGAGAGCGCAGGGAAGAGTTTTTCGAGTATTTTAAGAGCCTTGGCTACGGAGTTTATCAGAGAAGCGGGTATAACGCAGACGATTTAATCTATTCGATTGTTAAAGACATGGGTTTAATCTTCGATGAGAGCGTGATTCTAACAGATGACGCGAATCTATGGCGGCTTTGCAGTCGGAATGTACGGTTCATGTTTCGGTTTCCCGACATTACTAAGCGTGTGTTTGATAATAACTTGTATAGGGCTTGTCTCCGTAGGTATGGCTATCCGATACCGTACAATGCTATACTGCTTTACTACTGTTTATGCGGTGATAAAGCAAGAAAGCTTACAGGAGCAGGGTTTTCAAACGAAGAGTTCTATGTGTTTTTAGAGGAAGCGATACGGGACGGAGCGAAAGTCGAGAGTTTAAGCGTAGAGAGTGCGGTTGAAGCGGTGTTACGGGAGAAGCTAAGTGGGGAAAAGCTTGAGAGTGCATTAAAGGTGCTAGAGTCCGAGCGGTATTTCTACACGAAGCTACAGATTTTCAGAGTAGCATCACCTTGGGAGAGGCGAAAGGAAGTTTATCTGGAGCATGGGTTTGAGGATTGCGCTTGCTTTCGGGACTTGTACGCTACAACGCAGTATCTAAAAAGAAAAGAGGAGGAGACTGGGGGATGATTTCAGTAGATGACGCAGGTCTTTCGTATGACGAGTGTCTAGCGCTCGGGTTTCCGAGGGAAGTGGTGGATGGAGCGATATGGACTCTAAATATGGCAATAGGCAAGGGTTTAGGGGCGCTTACGGTAACGAAGGTAAGTGAGATATTGCTTGAGTCGGGGAATCAGAACGCTACAAACGAGAGGTTTGTGCAGATGGTGAACTATTTAGTTCGGATTAAGCTGTCTGCGAGGGATATAGAGCTTGCGGATGCGTTTCGGTCGGTATCTGGGAGAAGGAATCAGCTTAGTAGTGGGACAGCGGTTAGGGTATTAGCGTCCCACTATCGTTATATGTATAAGCATTTCGGTTTGTGCGGGGACAAGGCAGGGGATTTGTCAGAGCGAATATCGAATAGTCAGCTTCCAAAGAGCAGTGTTACGGTTTTAGCCGTGAAAGCGATAGTAGACAAGATACCCGCAGACTCAAAGTTTTGTATTTACAACTCAAGTCGGTATTTAGGTGCAGAGCGGTATTATGCTGTGCTTAGGGTCGGTAGAGCAGACAGTGACTTAGCTAGTACAAGGAAGCCAGTTTTAACGAAAGAAGAAGTGCAGGGTAGAGGGAATGTAATCTATGTTGCAGAGGGTGTCGGGAAGTTAATGACTGGTAAGATGACTCGTAGAGAGAGTGACGGTACGCTAAGAGACGCGGAGATACAGTTTATACGAATAGATAATAAGTTTGTTAGGTTGTTATCTAGGTATGTTATCGTAGCGTCTACGAGGAAGCCTGCGAGTCAGTGTGGTATGAACGCGGTAATGAGTGCTGGTGGCGGTGTTATCTATGTTTACGCGGTGAGCAAGAACAATTTTGAGAGCAATCGTGTAAATTTAAGAGACGGGTCTTTAAGAGTTTATGCGTATGGGTTTACGCCGAAGCGTTTAGCTACAGATTTAGCTAGTGTAACGAACTACATCTATCGTGAGTGTAGCGGAGCGCGGGTAGTTAGCTTTACGCCAGACTATGATTTCAAGGTAGAGTTTTTACCCGTAGCTACGCAAGCGCAGAGTGCAGAGAGTGAGCTGTTAGTGCAATTTGACAGCAAGTATTAAGAAAGAAAATCACTAGAACCCGACAGAAAAACAGGGTATACTTATTAAAAAATTTGAAGTTAGGTGTAGTTAGACCAGTAGGTAAAATTTGCAATACTTAGCTAGCTTTTCAAACTTCAAATAAAATAATTTCCTTTGAGGTCACGACTAGGCGGGGCTTAGATATTTTAATAACTCTCTAAAATAGAGGAAATACCGGTATGGAAAATTGGGTAGGACTTAGGGCAAAAATGCCTATACCAGCCACCTAAAAAATTCGCCTCAAAAAGAGGGGGTTTGGGGGTAGGGATTTTCGGGGAGCAGTCTAGGGCGGGAGCTTGGGGACGCTCCCCTATCGAATATTTGTTCGGCAGTGGGAATGGTTTATACGGCGATTTAGAAATCGCGAGAGGGATGAAAAATGTATCGAATCGACAGTAAGGTAGATACGCCAGACATCGGGTATTTAAGAGCGGCAGTAGAGCGAGCGGTCGTAAAGAGGGGAGTTCGGCTTGACGGGAAGGTGTTTGAGCTTCGGAAGTCGCTAAATTTCGATGTGAACGATAAGCTCCGTATCTTTCGGGGAGAGTATGGGCTTGAGAATCCGAACAGCCAGAGACAGCTTGAAAGTTGTTTATTACGGGTTTTAGGAGAGGAAGAACTTTCGGTATTACGAGATAAAGACGGGAAGCTAACGACAAAGAAAGAGTATTTAGAGCGTTTAGCGGATGAGGGAAATCGGCTTGCGTTAGACTTAATCGAGTATCGGTATGTAAAGAAGCAGGTAGAGACGATAGATAGCTTGCTGTTGCAGTGCGACAAATACGGTTTATTGCATCCAAACATAACGCTTGGGGACACAAGTCGCATAAACTACGAGAAGCCCGCGCTTATGAACATCCAGAAAGACATTTTGTGGGACATCATACGCCCGTATAAGGACGGGGCGAGTTTAATCAGCATAGACATTAAGAATCAAGAGCCTATGATTTTGATAAACTGGATTGGGATAGAGTCACTAAAAGAGGCGTATCGAAAGTATAACTGTGACTTGTATAGCGGGATTTTCGACTTGGTTTACGGGAGAATGCCGAGTGAAGATGAGAGGGCAGAGTGTAAGGTAGCTTGGAACGCTTTAACTTACGGGACTTCCAAGAGGGCATTAAAGGAGATGTGCCTGTTAATAGACGCAGACGAGATATATTCTTATTTTAACAAGATACCAGAGCTTAAGTCTTATAGAAGTAAGTGCTACGCCTATGCGAACAACAAGATTCGGGCTTGCAGGACATATTTCGGAACGCCACTTCGGGCAACGGCAAGACAGGTAGGACAGTTAAGTCGGCAGTTAATGGACTATCCTGTGCAGGGGACAGGCTCGGACATATTAAGTTTATTGGTAAAGCATTTTGAGACAGAGGGTATAGCGGAGGGGCTTAGTTTATATTATACTAGGCACGATGAGTTAATCTTAGAGGCGAGTAAAGAGTATATGTCGGGGTTAAGTTCAGAGGAGCTTGCAGGAAGGATGCGGGAAATCTTTCAGCATCAAGTAGATGACTGGGAACCTTTCCAGATAGAGGTTAGTGTTTTATGAGTTACTATACCAAGCCTTGTACACGAGCAAGTTTTTCGCGCATATAAATGAATCTGCAAATTAGGAGGAAACAGACATGAAGAATAAGCAGGACACCATCCGTATTTCGGCGCTGTCACTGATGCTAACGCTTGCGGCGGCGGGCGCGACATTTACGATGGGAGAGTTTGACGCATATGCGTCCACGATACTGAAGGTGAACAGGTCGTCTTTAGCGGCGGCGCAGACTCCTGCGGTGGCACAGCCTTCCGCAAACGCGCATTGGGAGTCGTCTGACGGCTACAACTGGAAGTATCGTAGAGCAGACGGTAGCTATGCTACAGGCTGGGTTAGAGACGAGGCAACGAACGACTGGTATTACATGGACGCGCAGGGTAACATGAAAACTGGTCTGATAAGTGACGGCGGCTATAGCTATCTTCTGTCGAATCAGCATGACGGAAGATACGGACACATGATTCGTAACGGCGAGTCGTTTAACGGTCACACGATTAAGGCGTGGACGGCGGGTTCTGGAAATCCCGAGGGCGCGTTAATGGGAGATGCAGAGAACGACAGAGCGATAAAGGAGAGCGGTAACTACTATGTGTATAACACGGCTTCGGGGACTTTGACCTATGTGGACAGTCTCGGCGGTAGCACTTCGTATAACACAGGAGCGCAGGATACCCCGAAGCGGATTGAGGATGTACCGCCCGCAAATGTAGACACCGCGCAGGACGGAGTAGTTATTGGACAGCGGAGCTATTTAGAGGAGATTGCCGATTATCTTAATGACCCGAATAGAGACATTGGGTTTGATTCGAGTGATATACACGGAAGTCTACACTAAGTTTATTTGTAAGAGAGGTTTTTGATGAAGATTAATAAGAAGCTAGTAATCGTTGCATTTCTTGCACTGGTAGTCGCTTTAGGGGCGGTCATGATGGTTACTCGAGGCAAGCATGAGAATAAAAATAGGGGAGACGAAGTTGAGACTGCCCTAGACACCGCATCAGAGACTCTGCCAGCGAATACAGTAGAAAACGGAGATTCATTTAATACAGACGAATTGGATACTGGAGTCACAAAGTCAACCGCTGGGCTTGGTATGGGGGCTTATAGCGAGAACCCTACAAGTGCCGAAGTGCCCGAGCCAGAGACTTACGCAGAGACAGACGCGGAAGGTAAAAATCTGACCGAGCCAGTACAGACTGTTCCAACTGTTGAGAAGGGTTTATCCGAGAGTGAGTATGGGAAGATAGCAGAGAGCGTACAACAGCAGAATAACGCTGTTATAAACGACACAAGTTCGGATGGTTCGATAGGTAAGGAAGTGGACGATGCCGTGAGCGCAATTCAAGCCGCAGAGCTTGACGAGTATAATAAAGCAATGAACTCTCCAGAGATGCGGCGCGAGCTTGAGACGGCAGTACTCCCAGACTAATGATTAGGAGTAGATAAGGTATGAAGCTAGGAAAACTGTTTAATAGGGTTTTACCCTTGACGCTTATGCTGACCTTGCTTGCTAGCTTTCCGACTGTAACAGTTCAAGCGGCGGGCAGTTTAGGCGTGAACGCGGCTTCTGGCGGTAGCGTAGGGGCAGGTAACGACCCAAACTATGCGGCAAAGTTCCACGCCTATCCGCAGAACCAAGGCATTAGAATGGCGATTGTGGATAAGGATGGTGAGCGTGTATCCAATGTAGTTGATATTGTAAACTATAAGCCGATTAGTCTATTGAATTACGGCGGTTTTGGCGCTGACTCTGGTGTTGTTACAAATAGATACTCTGGTTCAGAGGCGGCGATTGCAAGTTATACGCAAAAGTTTATGGGCTGGATTGGCTGGAAGAAAGAGGGAAATAAGCGAGATTATTTCACTTATTCTAACGGATTAAAGACCGAACGCTACGGTAGCAATGCTTGGAGTTTAGGCATAGAGTCGGGTGTTCCAGATAGACCTGGAAAGTACGGGGTATCAAAAACAATTATGATACCTAGGACAGCGTTTAATGAAAACCTGTTAGACACAATTAGAAGAGATGCGGCTAAACATGGGAAAACAGTAGCAGAGGCAAAGCTTCGCGGATTGTCAGCAAGGATGACGATACCTTCAAGATTAAATGATGACGGTAACTTCATGCCGGGTGGTAAGTATTTGAAACATGCGCTTGCCTACAACATAACTTACATGGATGGGTCAGAGAGTGACTTTAATCTAGCAACTTATATGACCTATATGACGGTACCAAAGTACGATAACAAGGGAAATATAGCTGGCTCTGGTGGTGAATACCTGTTTCAGCTCCTTCCAAATGCTCCTGGCGCCAATAAGATAGGTACAAAAAAGGCAGACGGAAGCAAATACTGGATTTATGACGCAATGATTGAGAATAATTACAGCCTCATCGTTGAGCCAGTTTACTGGTATGTTCCAGAAATAGTAACAACAAACGCAAATAGAATCAATCAGACAGGCACGATTCATGAAAACTATATAGACGCGGTAACTTATGGAACTGCATCTTACATAGCACGATATGCGTACGCGGAAATGAAGCTTGCTGGGTATAATGATGACTTAATCCACGACTGTTCCGTTGGACCGGACTGGGGAACAGGTTCACTTGGCATAACGACCATGATGGTCGATAAGGACGATACGAATTTAGGGGTTTATCTGTGCCAAGGGGCGCATACGATAGACTATACGCCGAATTCAAATTTGTGGAGCTTGTATTCGCTGGGTGCAAACAACAACGCGAAGGAGAACGGCTATTCGGTGTTTATTTTTAAGGGTGAGTTCTTTAAGCCGAAAACGCCAGCAACGCACACATTTGACAGTAAGAATTTTGGCAGTGGTAGCGGAAACGGGTATCATAGAGCGCCAGCGCCAGACCCGAATAACGACCCATTAAGCGACCCAACGCAAGACCCGAATCCGAATAAGAAGATAGTGAAGATATATGCTCGGAAAGCGGGTGCAAACTCGTTTATTTACGAGGATACGCAAGTTCGAGTGAATACAGTGTCTCCGATTAAGATAGAGGACGAGGAAGAGTATACGGTCGATAACTGGTTTACATCGAATGTGGATAAGTTCCCGTCAAGCGGAAACGGTTCAGCGGGAGTGAATGACTACGGTGCAATAAAGGGTTCGATTCCGAATAAGCAGACAGGCACAGGTACTACGACAACGAGCCTAGAAGATAACGATGTGCTGTATGTAAGACTGGTTTATGACCCTGTGTGGGTTGTAAAGGTTTACGAGGATGCAGACGGAAATCAGTTAAAGCCGACAACGATAGAGAAGATAAAGCGAGTGCCAAACTATAACGGCGGCGAGGGCGGGTTTATTATTGATAAGACCCGTACGACCGAGGGTGAGCCGTTTAATGGTTTGGACGGTGGAACGCCTTGGAGTAGCGTCATAACGAATACGAGCGGAAATGACGGTAATAGCGAGGTAATTTCAGTACCCGAGAGTCATCACACGATTTATATTCACTATACGGTGAGTAAGGTCGAGGAGACAGCGCCGCTTAAGCTCATGCAGAGCGAGATAGCCCACACATTCCGTTTAACGGATTTGGCAGTAGCGAGAGAGATTAAGCACACATGGAACATTCCAGACGAGCATGGAACAATGCCAGAGCGGTCGCATTACGATGATGACGGCGATGAGCATATAGACCACTACGAGTGCCACTGGTATAGCACGATAGTTGACGCGGACTGGGCGTTTAATATCCGAAATAACTTCAACTACGGTGCAACTTCGTTTGTAGGAACGGACGGAGAGTTTAAGACGATAGAGACAGGACGGGTATCGGACGAGGGAAGTTCGAGAGCGCTAGGTTTTGTAGCGAGTAACGGATTAGCGCCGAATATGCAGTTTACGGTGTATCGAGATAAGGCGAAGGACAGGCTGACAGCGTATCCGAACGGTTTAATCAGCGGTTCTTCTAATCACCAGAATAACGAAGGTCTAATCAGTAAGATAGGCGTAGACAATGTGAATGCGGTTTATGGCGGCGGCAGACTACTGCCAGAGAGTTCCGCGCAGTATGCGTTTAATGACTCGTTTAAGACGCTTTATCAGTATGTAGGAAAGAATGACCCGATAAGAAAGCGCAGAGTGCAGAATGATAGAGGACACTACCACGGACCAATCGGTTTAACTAGCTATACGGCATCGGAAGTTCCGAATCTCGCATATCTAAACGCGCTGTATAGCCGAGATAACAATGTAATCGCGTATGGATTTGTCGGAAACGCGGGTAAGGGCGCGGAGAAGTCGAGTGCTAACGCGGGGGCATTTGGAATTTTCGGGCAGAACTACAACTTGCACAATAGCTACGCGGCAGACGGCAAGCAGTTCATCGAGTTTTTCCCGTATCACAAGATGTATTTCCAGAAGTCTGACACATACGACCATAGTAGCACAGGAAATGAGAGTGCGTTTATTACATCGAGTAACACGAGTTCGGTGTTAGACAACTTCTCTGTAGAGACAGGTGTTTATAACTCAAAGGGAAGCGATAACGCATACGGAATCAGCCTAGCTTCGGAGCAGTGGAGTATACACGAGCGTGCAAAGAAGGTACTTGAGGCAAACGGCATTAGACCTGCAACCGAAAACTTATTGCCAGGCGGTGCAACGATAGAACTTAGGTCTGCATCAACGGATAAGGCAAACACGCCAGAGGTTTGGGTAGGCTTTAGGACGCTTCAAGTGAGTATACCTGACGAGTTAAAGGGAACTCTAGTCGGAAACGACAAAGATAGCGTAAAGACGACCTCGGTAGCGAAGGCAGACGGCGCGAAGTTCTATAATGACATGGTATCAACATTAGAGAAGTATCAAGTCGAGAAGTGGGTAGATGACGGCATCCGCACAGCAGAGCCAGAGACAAAGGTATCGGGTATCAACCCAGTGCAGTCGTTTGGCGGTAACAACTTGCAGAACGGTGCAGACAGTAAGTATTACTTAAAGGTCGGAAAGACGGACGGTAACGGAGCGCAGATGTCGGTTGTAGATAAGCAGACGGCGACAGCGGGAACGAATACGGGAGTCTTTGAACAGCATGTTTATCGGGTATACGGCGATTTAACGGGCGATGTATTGCATAATGGCTTAAGGGTTGTCGTAACGAAAGACGGGCAGGAGATAGCGAGTACGAATATCACGAGCAGTGCGGACACAGGAGACGGATTGCTTGGAAACAGTGAGGTTCGGAATGTAAACGAGCGGACAAAGTTTGTCACGAACTTTGTGAAGTCTTTAGACAAGGCAAGGGGCAGTGATAGAAACGGCGTTCGCTGGTATTATGAGGCGCAGGACGGAATCGAGGTTGTGGAGACACTGGGCAGGGCGCAACTTGGATTTACGGACGGAAACGGTAAGCCGAACAATCGGTCGGAGGTAGCGGATACGAAGTTGTCTGGAAAGCTTGAGAGCCACGGAGATATAATTTCTGGTGACAAGGATAAGACAAGGACAGTGCAGTATCGAATGAGTGCCGCGCCGATGGGAAGTGACAAAGCGTATTATATCGGTTCGTTTAACGGGGTAGACATAACGGTGAGTGGGCTGAATGACGCATTTAAGAGTCGGCTTTACTACATGAGTAACAATACGGTCATGGATTTGAACTAAGGTATCTGGAGGGGGTGGAGTCATTGATAGGCTTCGCCCCTTTCGTTTTAGGAGATTTAAGGGAAGAGGAGCAGAAATGGGAAATAGAGCGATACGAGTTGTACTTGCCTCTGTACTTATGGCGGTGTCGTGCAGTATGTTAGCATATGCAGAGCCAGTTACGGAGGAGTATGATATAACAGCGGCGAGTCCGATAGAGGTGATAGTGATGTCGGACGATGCGGGAGCAGGGTTTAAGCTGACTTCGCCAAGCGGTGCAGTGTATGACGGAAGTAACTTAGTAGGTCTTGACTTAAAGAGCAACACGGCTTTAGCGCGTAAGTATACGCTAGACGGCAAGGAGACGGGGACATGGAAGTTAGAGTTTGACAACGCGAATAACACGAATGTAGCATTTATCGCGTCTGCGGATGCAAATGAGTATAAGCTTGGGAAAGACGAGGCAGTAGCGGATGACGCGGGTTCAAACTACTTGTATGCGGATATATACGGTTCATCGGACGGCGGGCTGATTATAAATGCGCATAGGTCTAGGAAGGGTACAGACGATTTAGGAGCGTTCCCGTATAAGTATAGCGTAACGCATGAGGGGAAAGAGGTCGCTAGCGGGGACGGCACAGGAAATACGGATATAGCAGTCAGTTTATCTGGGCTAAAGGGAGTAAGCACGGGTGATTTTAGCGTTACAGTAAAGGTAACGGATGACAGCGGAGAGGTTTATACGCAGGAATCGTCTTACTATTATGTAGCGAAAGCAGACGCATCGACAGCGGCGTATAAGGAAGTATCGTTGCAGGGGGATTCCGCAGGGAATGGTGAGAGTAGAGTCACAGAGGGCAGCATGAGTGACGATGGCAACACGATAACGGCTACGGATGCGGACGGCAATGTAATCGAGTATAAGAAGCTGGACGGAAAGATGACTGGAAACGGGTCAGACAAGGAAGCGCAGTATAGCGAGCGTAACAGCGAGAAAGAGGCAAAGAGAGCAAAGACGATGCGGGTTATAAAGATAGTGTCGGCGGTAGTGCTTCTATTATGCCTAGTAATCGTTCTAGGGACATACAGGGCGCATTTAATGGCAGAGAAAGAGCGAATGCGTGAGATGTTAGAGCGAGAGAAAGCAAGTAAGTATAGCGATAAGGGCAAAGACGGAAAATAAGGCGCGGACATAATAGAAGTCCGCTCGGGTAAACGGGGGTTTTCAAATGAACCTAGAGGATAGAGCATATAGTTTACTGGATGGAATCGAGAGTAAGCTAACGGAAGAGGTTTACGGGTACTACTGTGACAAGGTAGAGGACTGTGACGGAGATAGCGAGCGTTTAACGGCAGTTATCGAAGAGCTTAAAGGGGTGTGTGCTAAGGCACATAGCGCAAGTAAGAAGCTCACTATGAGCGACCTAGAGGGTAGCGCGGGCGAGGATGACTTAAGCCTAGACTTTGGGGACAGCGAAGAGAGCGCAGATGAAGAGAGCATAATTCCAGAGCCACCGAAGAGAGAGGAGAGCGCTACGACTACGGGAAAGCGTTTATTTAAGAGCGACCCTGTAGATAGCGTTTATGCGATGCTGGACGGCTGGATTAGCCGTCTCATGGAGAGTAAGGACACGGGAGCAGATAAGTCGCATGGATAAAGCGCTGTACGGGGACTTGGTAACGCCTAGGCTCATATTAACGCGGTATCGAAGTGACTATGCTCGTTATGTCGAAGAGTTTATGCGGCATGGAGAGGACTTGCGTGTTATGGGTGGTGGAAGCGTTAAGGGGAGCGAAGTCGAGTCTATAGCGCGCGCCTATGTTAGAGATAATCAAGAGAGTTTCGATAAGCGAAGTAAGGACGGGGTGCGGCTTGCAATCGTGTGTACGGTAACGCGGGAGTTTGTCGGGAATGTATCGGTGTATCAGAGAGGTGAGTATTTAGAACTAGGCTTTTGGATAATGCCGTCCTATAGGCGGCGGCATTATGGGGAAGAGGTCGTAAAGTTTCTCTCCGATATGCTTACAGAGAGAGGGCATAAACTAGAAATACGGGCTTCGAGTTTATCTGTAGCATCGGGTCAAATTGCGGAGAGTGCAGGGTATCAGCGCGTAGGCGTTGGGCATGATAAAGATTTAAGTTTTGTCTTGTACAGGAGGGACGCATGAAGAAGGTTGTAAACGGGAAAGAGGTATCGGTGGATGTCGAACTCTTTGAGCTTGCGGAGGCAGGAAAGTTAAGGCGTGACCTCGGTGAGAACAGTATAAACGGAGAGGTTTATTCTGGGATTGAGGGACTGGTATCGGCGGTAACTGCCTATCGAGAGATATACTACTCATTTCCCTATCCGCTCTATGCGATTGAAGAGCCGATTAAGTATGTAGCGATTTCGGAGTGCCTTGTCGGGGTAAACGAAGAGTATTCTGGAAAGATTGCGATAAAGGGGAACAGCCTAGTCATTAAGCTATCGGACGACTGCGGGGTTAGGTTTATCGGTGGGACTTACGATATTGTGCGTGACTTGTCTGGATTTGAGTTTGTTGACGAGTATCTGGACGATTATTCAGAAGATGCAGGGTATGAAGAGTTTATGTGGTGTGTGAACGCAATTTTAGAGGACGGCGACACGACCGACTTTTACGAGATTTTTTATCCCGAGTTTTATGACGCTTGCGGCGACATAGAGACGCTTCTTCGAGAGTTAAAGACGATGCTGAACTTCCATAGAGTCGGAGCGACTATTGCAATCGAGAAGGGGACACTCTTGGATGTCGGGACGGACGACATATATCGCCTAGAGGCGTATGTAAAGGGCATTGAGGAGAGCGGTCTTGTCGAGACTAAGGATTTGGACGGAGAAGTTTATCAGATGAGCGGAGATTTGCCGTTATACTGGGTAAATTTCTACAAGAAGAGTCCGTATCTTGACAGTTTAGGGGATGCTCTGTTGGACGATAGCGAGAATACGCTTTATAGGGAAGAGGAGAAGCTATCCAAAGAGGAGTATGCAGGGCTTGGAAGTGTCTTTAAGCAGATGATAAAGGCGGGGACATATGATAGGTCAGTAACTACAGTGCAGGCGCGAGGCATCGTGAGGGGCGATTTAGTTTATTATGTGCTTGCTGGTCGGCTGTATCAGTGCAAGTTACGGGAGTTTATGGACAGCAAAGAGATAGTGCTTATGGATACAGAGGGATTTGAGTATTTCCCCGACTATCTAAGCATTTACTCTTCGGACAGTGAGTATCTGTATTTACTGATAGAGGGAGAGAACCGTCACGACATTGTGCGGCTTTCTTACGAGACAGGTGAGATAGAGCGGTGCAGGACATGGTTTACGGCAGAAGATTTTGATGAGTAAGGGGACAAGATGAGCGAGGGGGAGTTAAAGCAGTATATAGAGAAGTTAAACGGCAGTGAGGGCGTGTGTAGGATAAGCTGTATTAACGCGGCAGATGTAAGGCTAGTTCTTAAGCGCGGGAAGTGTGCGGTGATAATTGAGTTTATTCACAACAAGAATCACGAGCGGCTAGTGATACGAGGCGATTTAGAGACTATCACGCAAGATGAGATAGATAAGCGTATTGCAGAGCTTGAGGAAGAGCTGACGGCATTACAGAGCATAAACGCGGTAATAAGTAAGCCAAGCGGGAAAGCGATACGGGTCATGCTACGGTGGTCTGACGGGGAAGTGTGCGATGTGTCTGACTGGGACTATGAGAGTGTCGAGATACGGCTAAGTAAGGGGTGCTGTGCAAAAGTCCCCGTGTATTATAAGCACGCAGAGTTTATTCGGGACGAGAGCCTAGTTAGGTTACTGAAAGACTTTGATAGCTACAACTTTTGTAGGCAGATAGGTGCTAGGCTAACGGGGAAAGACATTTACACAGAGCTATCGCAGAATATGCTAACGGTTTCCGACATAGAAGAGCTTGTGGTTAAGGATAAAGTCGGGAAGAAGTATCTAAAGAGCGTAGTATCTCTACGAGACCTCGGATACATCGGGATTTTCAACTGGGTTATCGACTACGGGAAGCGCGAGGTAGAGGTAACGGTAAAAGGGGATAAGCTATTATCAGTAGCAGACGGGGCGCTGTACAGCGACAGTGCGCTTTGTAAGAGCCTTTGCAGGACGATGCAGGGTAGAGTAAAGGAACGGCTACTCTGGGTTTAAGGGGGCGGCTTAAAGGCGTTTACAGGGCTAGCGAAGCTGGGCGGCTAAGAGGTATGAAGAATGGCGAATTTTGATGACGACTTAGGGCTTGATGACTTTGGTTTTGGGACAGAGGACAGCCCCGAGGCAGACGATGACATGTTTTCGTTTGGGAGCGACAGTAGTTCCGAGGGCGACAGCGGTTCTTCTCTTGGGGGAGATGATAGCGCTCCGCTAACGATAAATCCCGATAGCCTAGGGAACTCTGGGGGCGGTAACGACTTTGACGAGGACGGTAAGAAGAAGCGAGCGTTTATCCTAGGGGTCGTAGGAGTTATTATTATCCTAGGTGGTTTAATGATAGCTGGTGTGATTACGCGAATCAGTAAGGGTAGCGGAAAGCGGGAGACAGCGAGCGTAAAGACGGTGGTCGAGACAGAGGCGAGTAAGCGGGTCGAAAAGGAGAGCCGTAAGGAAGAGGAGAAGCAGGAGACCAAGGCAGAATCTTCTACGGAAGCCCCTGTAAGGCGAGTGTCGCTAACGGATGGCGGTTGGGATGAGATAGAGTTAAGTGAGTTAGCGTTTAGCAATGTAATAAACGGGGATTTCACGGTAACTTCGATTAAAGCCTATGTGAAAGACAGCAAGACAGGGGAGAAAACGGTGAAAGCGGTAGTGACAGGTGGCATCAGTGGTTTGTCTGGGACATACGAGCTTGAGATACCGTATAGCAAGGCAGAGAAGTTAGTGGTCGGGGACAGTTTTTCGGTCAAATATAGGATTGCGAAGCTAAACGACTATACGATAGTCGGCGACATAAGCTACTAAGCGATAAAGAGGGAGACAGGACAGGTCGCCCTCTTTTAATTTGGTTTTGGCTAGAGCATAGCGAGGCTGGTTTGGTTTTGGGTGGTTCAGTCAGGTCATGCGGGGGAAATTTAAGGCTCAAGTTTAACAGTCGTTCAGTAAGTTGAGGTCAGTTTGGTTTATCGGAGAAAATTTCTGGCTTTTGCAAAATTTTCGTGGCTATTTGCTTGACTTATGCGGGCTTATTGCCTATAATTGTCGTATAAGCGGTGAGCAGAGGGCTGTTCATCAATCACATTTCGCATTTGAGAGGAGATATAACTATGGACGCAATCAACAAGTTACAGGCAACTGGCGACAACAGCGCACTTAGCGCATTCGACCCGATTACGGAGGACACTTCCGCAACTGTCGAAGCAACGGAGGAGCTTGAGGAGACCCCTACTTCTTCCAAGAGTGCTGATAAGGCGGCTTATGCGGTTCTTAAGGCACAGTTTACGAAGCAGTATACGACCGATGAGGCATTCCGTGATGCGATTGACAATCCGCGCAGTGACGACATCGAGTGCGTTGGCGTTATCGCCTATGGTGATAAGGGCGGTATGCAGAACAAGGACAAGGTGAAGAAGGGTGCGGACGGCAAGCATGGCGTGTCCAACACTTCCGATATTGTCGGTTATGTGTTCAAGAATGTCGGCAAGTCTCCGATTACTTACAGAACCTTCAAGAGTACCAAGAACGAGGATGGCTCTTGGAACAGAGACATTGTGAGTACGACCGTACAGCCGGGACAGGAGATGATTCTGCCGAAGTGGGCGGCTACGGAGCTTATGGCTCGTATCGAGTATAGCTTCCGTGGTAAGAACTTCATGATGTCTGCAAAGAACCTTAGCAAGCTCATTGCAGAAAGCACGCCTGTCGGTGACGAGGCACTGATTACGAGACTTTCCAAGTGGTTTGTCCGTATGAAGAAGGGTACTTTCAGCGTGCAGGACGACAACTACAAGAAGAACATCTCCGTACCTGAAAAGGACGCGGCTACTGGCAAGACGAAGTGGGTCGTTGTCGAGCATGTTGACACTTTCGGCTATCTGAATGACCCGTCTTACAACAAGAAGAGCGGTAGCAGAAAGCGTAACAGCCAGAGACAGAAGGTTTCTAACGAGAGCGCGGCGGCTAACTATCTCCGCGAGCTGATTGCGAAGAGCGCAAGCATCGAGGCTTGACATTAGGAGCTAACTAGTGAGGGAAATACCTAGTCCGAGTGGCTAGGTATTTCCCGTTTATAGAGAAATCACCGAGAGGGGATAGAGAATGGAGTTTTTGCTTTCGATTGATAGAAAAGTGTGGATTGCGGCGATAGTGATTGTGGTAGCTCTCGGAGTGCTTGGGTTTGTCATCAAGCTAGTGAAGATGGCTGTCCTTTGCGCGGTGGTAGCGGTAATATTAATGCTTGGAAGCACAACGATAGCGAATGTGAAGAAGGAAATAGGCTTTGACTACAAGGACGGCAAGTTTACTTTGCAGAACGAAGAGTTTAATATCGCAGACATAAAGAAAGCAGAGTTTACGAAGCCAGAGGGCGGTGTAGGCGTAATATTTACGATGCAGGATGGGACATATCGAAGCATTACGCTCCCGAAGAAGTACGGTTTAGCGGTACAGGGCGTGGTAAACACGCTTGAAAGTAAGATTAAAGAGGGCGCAGTCAAGGAATTGAGTAAGACAGGTAAGTAACGAGAGGATAAGGTAGTATAAGGTCGTTGGGTTTATTGTAAAGCCCAGCGACTTTTCTCTGTAAAGAAGTAGAGAAATACTTGAGATATATCTTTCAGTACCCCGTGACTATATAAAGCAAGATTCTATTTAAGGAGGGCAATGGTTTTGGCAGAGCAAAGTTTATCTTGGGACAGAAAGTATCGTCCTGCGACATTAGACGACTACATGGGGGAAGCGATTAAGAAGCAGATAATGCCGAGGCTTTCAGACCCGTCAAAGTATGCGCAGACATATCTATTAGAGGGAACTAGGGGTTCTGGAAAGACAACGCTTGCGCGTTTAATCGCAAAGGAGATGCTTTGTGAGCATAAGGTAGACGGTCACGCTTGTAATAAGTGCGGGTCGTGCATGGATTTGAATGAGAATTTGCTATATGGAGACGGGTCTGTTAGGTTAGACTCTGTGATTGAGATAGACGCGGGTGTAAATACAGGTAAAGAGGATGTAGCGAATCTTATGGACGAGATGGGAAATGAACCTATCGGGTCGAAGTATAAGATTTGTATAATAGACGAGTGTCATAAGCTGTCGCAGAGTGCGCAGTCGGCTTTGTTAAAGCGATTAGAAGAGCCGAGAAGTTACGAGGTTTATATCCTTTGCACGACAAACAAAGAGAAGATGTTAGAGACTATCTTAGGTCGTTTAAGTGTAAAGGTTCATGTAACAAACGCGAATTTAGACGACTTAGTGCATCGGCTCTTGCATATTTGTAAGGCAGAGGGCGTAGGTATTGGAACAGAGGCGGTAAAGCGGATAGCAACGGTAAATGACTGTAATCCGAGAGAGAGTATCAAGATGCTAGAGGACTTGGTAAAGTCCGTGGGGCATGAGATACGGATTTCAGATGTGCTTGAGCGGTCGGGGTCGGTAAATACAGATTTGTATTTCGAGTATTTCACTGCGGCGAACAAGAGCCAAGAGGCGTTGCTTGCGTTTATTGACAAGGTAAAGAGCGAGCATGTAGAGATAGGTGCATTCTTTAGCGGGTTGGTGCGATTTGTTTTAGACTGTATACGGCTAAGTTACGGAGTAGGGTTAGATAACTACACTTCAAAGTTTGTTTCTAAGGCAGTATCGTTCTTTAAGCAGTACAATGTAGATGAGATAGATACGCTTTGTCAGATAATGGAGTATACGCTTCGGACATACACAGCAGACACAGATAAATCAGTATTAGGTGAGTTACTGATTTTAACGACAGGCATGAGAATCGGGAAGATAAAGCTATTAACAGCGCACGAGGCGGCGAAGGTATCAAAGGCTACGAAAGAGAATGACGATGGGTTAAAGAAGTTTGCGGAGGGGATAGCGAAGAAGCGTGACGAGTCGCTTGACACAATACGGGAGACAGAGCTAAATAGCGGGGTATTAGCCTCGGTATTTGGTAGAGAGCTAGTAAAAGTGAGCAATGTAAGTTCGTCTAGTTTGTTCGGGGACGAGGATGACGAAGAGGAAGAGATAAGTGAGAGCGAGCATGACAGGAAGCTAACGGACGAAGAGTTTATCGGGGATTTCATGTCGAAGATTGGTAAGTGAAAAGGGGATAGATACGAGTTAAGGACGGGTTAGAAGCCCGTCCTTTTTGTATGTAATAAAGAGTTGTTTACCAGCAAACGAACCAAGCTATGTTTCGTGCAAGAAAATAATATAATGGAAAGAGAGGTATTTTCCGTGAAAAGAGGCAGATTTGTGGCGATACTTGCTTTAAGCCTAGCGCTATTTACGGCTATTCCAAGCTATGCGGCGAAGTCACTCGATGAAATCACGAGTAACACGAGCGCTGTAACGGAAACGGTAGCGGGCGGGCAGAGTAAGCAGGGAAGTTTGCCAGAGTTTACGCCAGACGCGAAGGGAAGCGATGTAACGAGACAGTTAGGGGATTCTATTAACCTAACAGCGGATACGGGTGCGATTTCCTACGCAAACAGGACGCTCGGCGGGGTTATCGGGAAGCTAGTACAGTTAATAAGCTTTGTCATCATCTTTTTGATTCCAGTTATGACTGTGCTTGATTTACTGTATTTGGTTTCGCCAGAGCGTCTTGGTAGCATTCTGTCTGGCGGCAAGACAGCCTCCGCGCAGGGTAATAGCGGCGGTATGGGCGGCTTTGGCGGTAACAGTTCGTTTGGCGGCATGGGCGGTTTCGGCGGCAACAGTGGAATGGGTGGTTTTAGCGGCTCGTCTATGGGTAACGGACAGCAGGGCGGTCATTGTTGGGTGTCGAATGACGCTTTAGAGGCGCTAAGTGTCGGCAAGGGTAAGTACGGCTATTATCTAAAGGCAAAGGTAAAGGAGCTACTTATCGTTCCGATACTGATAACACTTAATTTAACGGGTATCATGCCAAAGATAGGCTTTGCATTAGGCAGTATACTGGTTAGCGCAGGCGAGTGGTTATTAAAGGCTATCGGCGCAGTGTAAGGAGTAAATATGTTTGAGCGACTACAGTCCGTCATGCGGAATAAGGACAGGGTAGAGCGTGAGCGGAAGAAGCGGCGTAAAGCGGAAGTGCAGGAGATGCAGTCAGACAGTCTGTTTCGGGCGCGTTTAACGGCAGACTTAAAGACGGTAAGCCTTTTGCTCATGGATAAGGACATAGCGAGCGTTGTAGTGACAGCAGAGGATGCGAGCCTAGATAGACTGGACGCGGCTATGTACGATTCCGAGATGGCAGAGTACGAAGTGGTTAAGGACGGTCGTAGCTACGAGATACGGAATAAGACGGTAGATTTTTAAGGGAAGCGGGGTGGTTAGGTATGACAGTAGAAGAGCGTTTAACGGATATACAGCGCAGAACGGGCATATCGGAGGATATTATACGGTGTGTGTTAAAGGGTGAGACAGATTCGATTGTAGACTCTCTAAAGCGAGGCGAGAAAGCGACTTTAATTGGACGGTGTTCATTTGAGCCGAGGATAGCGAGATGCACGAGGGAGGACGGGACAGAGGGGACTTGTGCGAGGGTTAGTGTAACGGCATCGTCAAGGGTCACAACTCCGCTTTATGAACTAAGCGACTTTCTTCCGAGCGAGCCTTCTCCGCAGGAGAAGTTAATCGCGTCATCGGAGAATGTGCTGATAAAGCAGATAAAGGAGCTTGTTTAACGGGGTGATAGAGAATGACCTACAGGACGCACAGGGAGTTTGCGGTATGTTTTGTGATACTTGCAAACTTTCTGGTGTATAAGTTACATCTTAGTCAGACAGGCTATTATGTGAACTTAATAGTAATGCTTGTATGCGGTAAGCAGGGGGCGTTGTTTCCAGATGTAGACCACATATGGCAGAATGTGAAAGAAAAGACGACAATAAACTTTGTAATCAACAAGATAATTCACTTAACTGGCGGTAGGCATAGGAGTTGGCAGACGCATAGCTGGGATATATGGCTAATTAGTTTAATCGTGGCGTTACAGTTAAATGCTAGGCTAGACGAGTCAAACAGGACAGTGTTTATCTTGATAGTACTTGGTTTCTGGTCTGGGTGGTTTAGTCACTTGTTTGCAGATATGTTGACACTAGACGGGGTAAGGCTATTTGCCTTTACGAAGAAGAGCAAGGTAGCGTTTGTTCCGAAGAGAGCAAATATGCTAAAGAATCTTTTGATTTCTGTTACGCTAATCTTGCTTAGTGGGTCAGCATATATGCTACCTATACCAGAGTCAAAGACGGTAGCAACTATATTGTTGGTTGCGGGTTTAACAGTTCTGGGTGTTGCTCTTAAGATTAAGAACATGAAGTTCAATACGGGCGGCATTTGGGAGGAAACAGTTTACAAGGTAACGATAGTGTTTAACGCAGTGTTTATGGCACTTGCGTTAGCCTATCCGCTATTAGAGAAAGTGGGGATATGATATGGGCATAAAGAGGTTTGCCGTGGCACTCATGGCATCGGTTTTCCTCGCATCCTCGGTCGCGCCAGTGACAGCGTTGGCGTATAGCAAGAGTGATGTCGAGGCAATTTACAACAAGTCGGGAGACAAGGGTTCGTATAGTGACGGCGCATATACGGTAAACGGTAAGACGATAAGCGGCGTTTACTCGTCTGACGCAGAGGCACAGGCGGCGGGCTTAAGCAGTACGGTTCATGTAACGCTTGGCGGTCACACTTACAGTGTCTCGCAGGGTTCGCTTGATAGCCTTTATTCGGCGTTTTCGAGCCAAGTAGCATCCGAGAGTGCGGCGGCTTCGGATAAGTCGGCAAAGGGCGTAGAGGATAAGATAGGCAAGATAAGTAACTCGCTTAGCTTGCAGGCAGATACGGAGAGCGCTTCGGTGGCACTTAGCGGTTTTAGACCGCTTGTGCAGACGATAGTCGGTATATTGGTGGTGGTAACAATGCTTCTTACCTCACTGATTACTGGTGTAGACATACTGTATGTTACGACTCCGTTTGCAAGGTCGTTTCTGGACAGTCACTTTGAAGGCGGCGGCGGTATGTCGAGAGGCACGGAGGGCGGTGGAAACACCTTTAGGTTTATCAGTGATGAGGCGCTTGCGGCAGTTAAGGCACAGGATACAGGCGAGGCTAAGGGAAGCGCTATCGGTAAGTATACAACAAAGCGTATACCTGCACTACTAATGCTGGGTATTTGCTTGTATATCTTCATAACTGGACAGGTCGGACTGCTTATCGCTATCGGCGTAAGGCTTGTTAGCGGATTTATTAACCTTCTAGCTGGTGCATTTGGTGGCGGTTCTGCGGCAAGTAGCGGATTAGTCATGTTCCTTGGTCTGTGAGGTGACAGCTTGTGCCGTTTGAGATAGACAACTACGGGGATGTAGCGAATAGCTTTAACTACGAGTCAGTTTATTCAGCAGAGCTAATGGTACAGCGGTTTTTTGGCTTTGTGTTTGGAATCCTGCTGGTGATTATTGTATTCCTAACTTTCTTGGTGACAGGGATAGATGTTGTTTATGTCACATCCCCTGTATTTCGGGAGAGTGGGTTTGCAAGGAAGTGGTCTGGTGAGCGAGACACTAGTAGGTTTAAGCTTCGGTTCATATCGTTTGATGCAGTGTCAGCGGTTGAGGAATCGGCGGTCAGCTCTGGGGAGAAGTCAGCGCTTAGGCTGTATATTAAGAAACGAGGAATTACGCTACTAAAGCTAGGGGTTATCGTTGGACTGCTCACACTGGGTTCTGGTAAGATAGTGGCGATTGTAGCGAAGTTTGTTATACCGCTACTGCAAGGCTTCAAGATTTTGAATTAAGGGGATAAACGGTTAGAATAAGATAGACGGCGGGAATGATAAGGTGTCCGCCGTCTATCTTTGTTTAATAGCGGTAAAGATATTAGAATGCAAGCAGTACCCATTAGTTTATTCTGGGAATGAGTTTAAGGCAAAGTTTGGTCTTTTAAGCGGGAGGGCTTTTTCAGTGAGTAAGAGAAAGGGTAAGAGGGCAGGAAGCCCTTTTCGGCGGGTGTTTATGAGCCTAGGGGTTATGCTAGGCTCGGTTATGCTAACTTCGTGTTCTGGGTCTATCGGAGATGTGCTTGACTCGTATAGTACAACGATTCAGTCACGGGTAGACTGGAATAAGGAGCAGTTAAACACGCTTGCGGGCGCGGGGTTGGTTTCTGCGCAGATGAAAGAGAATATCTTTAACGAGATAGATAGTAATGTCGGAAAGATAGCGAAGCTTGACGGGAGTGGAGACGAACAGCTTACGCAGGATAAGATAAATCTAATCAAGAATTTCATTGTGCATTCGACAGCTAACGGGGATTGGGCTGAAAAAGACGAGTCTGGAAAGTATGAGATGTGGAAGTCTCACGGTCACGGAGTAGTACCAGAGAAGCTAGGCGCGGATGATACATCAAAGGGCTTTGAGATATTTGCAAATAAGGACGCATCAAGCACTTCTGCGGGAGATAAATTAGACACGATACTAACTTCCGCAAAGGTTTATGTGTTAAACACTTCTGCTTTGTCTGGAAAGGATTTAGCAGAGGTATCAAACGCTTGTAAGTCGATAAAGGATTTACGAGATAAGTGTAAGGGTGACGAGTCGTCTTTGTCGGATGAGGACAAAGCGACTTTAACAGCGGCGCGTGCAGTGGTAAACGCGAGTTTCGTTAGGACGGATATAACGATACTAAAAGACCAGTCGTTAATGACTAACACGCTTGAGAATGACAATGTGCAGTGGTCTGGGGATGCGGATGACGCAAAGACTACGGAGGCAGATGCGAATAAGACAGGAAATGAGGGAGCTAATAAGGACTTGGTGTTCCTGTCTGGCGGGTATCCAGCCTTTTCTATGCGGCTTCACGAGTTAAACGGAAAGACAGTGCAGGACTTATTAAAGCTAGTAAAGAACTCAAACGATGCGTTTCTAATAGATGACGCGAGTAACGGCGGTAATAAGGTATATAGCATGGTTTATCCGTTAAGCTATGTAGATAGCTTAGAGTGGGACGGAACGAACGCAAAGACACATATCTCTCAATCGAATCTAGTAAGCGTAAACATCATGACAGGTAGTGTAGTAAATACGACTCCGACAGAGCTTCTGAATCAAGACGAGAGGAAGGCTTTGGAGAAGATATTTAGGGCGGTAAACAAGAATAATGAGGGCGGTTCTTCGTTTATCGTGGGAGAGCCGATAGACTACACTTGGAAGTATCAGAATAGTTCTGATACGGTTAGTTATCGTTGTAACTCAATCGTGCTTAGAGATTATCTTGAGTATACTTATCTACCAGACTTTATGAGTGGGGGCGAGCAGTTTGTATCTCTCGGACGGCGGGTTAGGTTAAATGAGTTTAATACGGATGGCACGGTAAAGGATATAAATAATTTTGGTTGGTTTATAGACCGAGAAGGAAAGCGAGTCGAGGGCGCGAAAGCGGTTTCGATAAACGATTTGGTAGACTTTCGTTCGGGAAATACAGATAACAAGGGGACGGCGATACGGCTAAATAACACGATGCCAGACGGCGGGACAGTAAAGAGTGATTTAACAGAACCGAGTTGGCTAACAAGTACGGGTGCTACGCAAGGTATTAACATAGGCGGTGGCGACAGCGGCGGTAGTAATGGTGGCACAGGTGATGGTGCTTGGCAACAGGGAGAGGGTGGAAAATGGTGGTATAAGTACAATAACGGTACCTATCCGAAAGACAGGGTAGTGACTATCGGGGGCAAGAAGTACGGCTTTGACAGTGAGGGCTGGATGCTTAGTAATACGACTAAGGCGTTTGGCGGGACAACATATAGCTTCGCGGCAGACGGTGTAGCTACGGCACAGGCAAGTAACAGCGGGTCTAGCGGCAGTAGTAACGGCGAGTGGCAACAGGGTTCGGATGGACGATGGTGGTACAAGTTTAGTGACGGCACATATCCGAAGAATAAGGTCGAGACGATAGGCGGTAAGAAGTACGGCTTCGATAGCGAAGGTTGGATGCTCGCGAATACGACTAAGGAGTTTAGCGGAACGACCTATAGTTTCGGTGCAGACGGCGTAGCGACTTCTTCTGGGGCGAGCGGAGACGGAACGAACGGAGCAAACGGGACAAGCGGGGATAATACGCAGGAAGCGCAGTCACAGGTAAAGACTTTCACAAAGAGCGAGTATGCAACAAAGATATGGATGACGACTTACTTCCCGATAAAGGATGATGACAACAAGTTCAGTTTAGCGGCGAAGGATGCGGGTGCTATCGGCACAGACAAGTCAGTAGATATTTTGTACGGCATGTGTATCAATGTATCGGTGTTTGACAGTCAGCTTTACAGCAGTTGGATTTCAATAAGTGACGAGGCTTCGACATCTGGCGGCATTGCGTGGTGGAATCAGTGGCTTGGGTCGGCACATTATAGCTATCATATCGACACGGACAGGCTAAAAGAGTATCTGGATATGAATTTCACGGCAGATGTGCTTAGTAAAGACACGAATCGCATCATCTTAAATCCGACTACAATAGCAAAGATACAGACAGACTTTAATACCGACAAACGAAAGTCAAGCTACGGCAGTATGCAGGCGGCGTTTAAGATAGTAGGTATCTTTATGATAGCATATGCGATTCTGTTGCCTTTGGCTTGGGCGTTTGACACACAGACGGTAGCGGATTTTAAGATTGTAAATCTAATCACCTTCGGAAAGCGCGAGGCGATAGTTAGTAAAGAGGATATTCCAGACTATAACGAGAATAAGAAGCAGTATTTAACATTTAGCGGAGCGATATTCTCTATGATAGCGATAATAGGTTTATCGGTGCTTCTTTTAACGGTAAACTTCATGACGGTAGTAGCTGGGATTGTGAATGTATTGGTAACGCTTGTAGAGGGTTTGCAGAATGCTTTCTTCAACTTGAGATAAGAGAGGTAACAGAATGAATGGTCTACTGTATAGACTAAGGTTAAAGATATACAGCAAGGTTCGGAAGTATAGGAGCAAGGTGATTGCGGGTTTTCTAATTTTTGCTTCTGTATCGAACCTGTGCGTGCCGTTAGCGGCGCAGGGATTAGAGCTGTCGGGTTCGATAGGTACGAATGCGGCGCTCGGCTCGCCGTTGTTAAACGATGCGAGTTGGGGTTCAGAGGACTGGAACCCATATGAACTAGTGACTTTCGGAGTTTTCCTAAGTAACTTCACAGTCCCGATGGTAGATGACTATAAGTCAGCGTTTCAGAAGGGATTTGGTGGTTCTGGCGGTAAAGGGCAGGAGGCTTTGCAGTTTAGCGTAGAGTCAGACAGCCAAGCAACGGAGATATTAAATCCGATGCTGTCTTACGCTATCAAGATGCAGACTAAATCCTTGAAAGAGATAAAGGTCGTTTATCATGACTTGAAGTTAGCGGATAAACTTGAGGATAATGTCGGTGGTTTAACGGCAGAGAACACGAAGGATGCAAAGCCCGCAGTTTTAAGCGACCTGTTTCCAGAGGTCAAGTGGAAGCTTGACGACATATCGAATAAAGAGAAAGGGTATGTAACGGGGGTTGCAGACTATAAGGCGGCGAGCGGTGACGGGACTAACATAACGGTGCAGTATGCGACAGAGTTCCGTTTGCCAGAGTTCTTTATCAGCGCGGCAAACTCAAAGCCAGTAACAGTGCTTAACTACACGGACGGTTACGACCCGATGGCGGTTGAAGCGGCGATACTCGGAGCAGAGCGGAAGTCGGAGTACGGAAAGACGGTAGACGCAAATCTAAATAAGGCAAAGGATTCGCCAATCTACTTAGACTCGTTCGGAAATGTCGTTACTAACTTGGATGGAAAGACGGTCGTGGTTTTACCCGCTTCTGCAAATCAGCATTTAACGAAGGAGAAGAAGATAAATCTCCTAACGAATGTGTTTATGCAGAATAGCTATTTGCAGGCGAGTGACGCATCTTTAATTGAGGGCGCATATAGCGGTATCAGTCACGGAATTGGAAGCACGACAAAGTATTATATGGGAACGAACCCGCTTGTCGGGTATAACATGGACGATAGCCGTAATTACTCTACGATTCTCTACACCGACACACAGCAGTTTATCTTTGACAGTGCATTAAGCAAGATAAAAGAGGGAACAGGAGTCGAGGACGCTTTATCGCAGGCGGTAAACGAGGACGCGGGTAAGAATTTAATCACGCTTGCTACAAAGAGACTAACGAAGGAGAACATAAACCTTCCGTTTAGAATCGGAGTTATAGGCGGTGACGGTGTTTTAGGGTCGAATAACAAAATAACGAACGCTAGGCAGTCGTCTGGAGAGGGTATCGGAGCATCATTTGCGGCTCTAGTCGGAGCGAACAGTAGTAGTGCAGACGACCATGTAATGCTTGGAAATTTAGCGCTTGCGAATAACCTAATCAACAACTGGTTTCCTGTGAACACGAATACGAAGGTCGCGAACGCGATGATAACGCTTGACGATAAGAAGCAGTTAATCTCCGACCAGACCTATTTCGCGCAGGCGGGAACAGCGGTTTTGCAGAACTATGTAAACTTTGCAACGGGGTATTTGAACGCAAGTAGCGAGTATAAGATAGCGGACAGCAATGTTCCAGACCAGAGCAAGTTTAAGGACAGCATTAACACAGCAGTAAAGCCAGAGGAGCTTTCGGCGGCGCTTTTAACGGACAATGCGACAAGTTTAGACGCAAATAACCAAGCGAACGGGCTTTATAAGTATTGGGCGGTAAACGAGGGCAAGTCACGGTTTAACGACAGGATAAATATAAACGCAGTAGGAAGTAATGTGTCGCTTCACAGCATAGAGCCTACGATTACGAATCCCGTTTATAAGCTCTTGGGTTACAGAGTATCGGGAATTTACAACAGCAACTCGGCTATGAAAACTGCGGCGGGTGTGCTGAATATTAACGAGGGTATGCAGTTTGCGGCATATACGCCATACATATATCTCACATACTTAGACTTTTACGGAATCATGAACGGCAAGAATAACTTTGATACAGACCTGTTCGGCACAGGAGATGTGATTTCGGTTAAGTCAGAGGATTTGTTTGAGGGAACTATTCTTTCAGAAGAGGATAAGAAGAAGCAGATAACGAATTACACATACAAGTTCCTAGACATTAAGGGAGGAGCATCGTATAGAAAGCAACTTGCGAACAACTTTATAACGGAACTGCTTTATGACAACTACAAGAAGATAGTATTTGGCACAGACAGCAGTACGATAAGCAGTTCGATAGCTACTAACAACTCGGAAGGGTTTTTAAGTGTCAACAGCCTTTCGGATAACATGTTTATAGGCAAGATATTCGGCTGGTATCTTAGGAACATCGTAATATTAGCAGGAGTTTTGCTAATCATCTCGTTTATCAGTGGGGTAGTGCAGGGTTCTGGAATCGTAGGAATCTTCACATCAGTGGTATCAACGCTAGCAATGCTCTTGTTAATCCCGACTTTGATAGATGTAGTCCCGTATATCTGTAATAACACAGTGCAAGGGATGTTTGCTAGGAGCATGAAGTATTGGGCGATTTCGGAGAGTATAGACAATCAGAGTATCGCGCAGGAGTTTAACGGGTCGAAGGCTGGGGACGCGGATGTAAACACATATATCCGAATGCTAAACATAACGCAACTTAACAAGACGATAATGATAAAGAACGACATATCTAAGAAGATAGTGCCGAGTACGAAAGACATCGACTACAATAAGTTGCAGAAGTTAAAGACGACACGGTGGTTATTGCCCGCTGTAATGAGACAGCTAACGGCAGATGACAAGTCTGCGAACTATGTTTATACGACTTTAAGTGACTTGTATCAGAATTTCAGTAACATGTATTGGTATTACAGGACAAGTTCCGAGGGCGGGGATAAGCCGTCTTTGGATATGCAAGCGGTCGGAGACTATAACGCGAAGGTCGCGGCAGATGTAGGAGTCGGAAAGGCGGCGGGAGCGAACGAAGAGAATGTAATGAGCGAGTCGAAGAAGCAGACGGTGTTTGTCGGCTATCGTTCCACTCGTCCAACTGGGGATAAGGAGAAAGAGTTTGATTATCACAGTCTAAGCAGGGACAGTGCAGAGAGTGAGGACTTAAAGGCGCTTCACACTTCGTTTTATCTCATGAATTTCGGGTCAGCGTTTACGGTCGAGAATCCATTACGGCACACAGAGAGCGGTGAGCTTGACACAGCGGCATGGAACGACTACGCGGCGTATATAAAGGGGGAAGCTTCGTCAAACGGTAACACAGGGTTTGCGGATACGGTAAACAACAAGATATTGCCTATGGTAAGTCAGTATTCTCCGATGAGTACGCCAGTACAGCAGTGTTTTGGATATTTCTGGATGACAGAGAGTCCCGCACATTACTTTTATGAGGTAACGAAAGACACTTTTGAGAACGGAATGACGGTAGGCGGTCTGATATATCAGTTACAAGGCACATATGCTCCGATAACGGACAAGTATGACTTAGACAAAGATGGAGATACGAGCGAAGTTTATACGGATATGTCGGGGAAGGAGCAGGGAGACGCGCATCACACATTTATGCGAGACTCTGCAACAGGTAAGATAAGAGATTTCCTCGACATGGAGGAGTTATTCACGAATGTAATCCCGTATATGTATAATGTACAGGTGATGGCAAGCGGAAATGACGATGGAACAGGCTTTTTAGGGGACGCAGTGCTAGGTTCTGACTACAGTGTTTATGAGAAGAACAAGAAGTATTGGCTGTTCCGTAGTAACTGGGTAAACAAGATAGTAGAGGACAGGTCGTATCGTGCGAAGGCGACTATAGGGTATTATGACGAGGCTGGAAACAAGGCTACGGCGGTAATAAACTCGTCACTAGACCCGTCAAGTTACGAGAAGTATCGAAAGATGGTATTTAGTGAAGCGCAGATGGAGCAGATGCGTTTAACGGAGCAGGATTTGTCGATAGTCGAGCTTAGAATCCTAGAGGTAAACAGGAGAGTAGAGAAGGAGTGGACGAGTTTAATCAACTACTCAAGTACTGACAAGTTAAGTGCAGAGGTTTTGTACAGACAAATGGCGATAGACGCGCTATTAACCTTTGACAAGGTATTTTCGTCTGGAAACAAACTAAGTGCGGCGTATCAGCTATATCCGACAACGCTTGACTTGCGGAATGTATCGTTTGACAGTGTGTTTAAGCTGTTGGTAATGAGTGCAACAAATGCACCGCAGACGCTAAACAAAGATACAATGAAGGTCGTGATTGAGAACGGCGATATGTTGTCAACGATATTGTTATTGCTGGATGCAGTGCTTGGAGTGGCGCTTGCGCCTATGTTAAGAGACTTAGGAATCGCGGTAGTGACACTATTGTTTATCTACGAGCTAATTACAGGTTTTATCTTTAAGCGAGGCAACAAGAATCAGCTAATGGCGGGTGCGGCATTCCTGTTTGTGAAGGTGGCAGCTTTGACTGTCATGTATTACGAGGTATTCAACCTCATGATAACGGTAACTTCGCCAAATCAAGTGTTAAGGCTTGATAGTAATATGGGGTGGAGCGGTCACGGCACATGGTTTATCTTCCTCATGATATTCATTGCGTCAGCGGGGTATGTATACGCGCTCGTTAAGTTTATTATTATCTTTGCGGTAACGCATCGGTACGATATGGGCTTTGAGGCTACGATGTTTGCGCTTAACTCGATAGCGGGTAAGACGAGAGGGATTCTAAGCAAGGTAACAGGCATTGACCTCGGTGGAAACGCGGCGAGTTCGAGTTTGACAGAGAGCGGAAGCGGCACAGATAGTCCTATCAGAGTCGAGGGCGGTGCAAGCGTGGGTAACGGTAGCGGTGATTCTACGGTAGTTACGGTAGACGAGGACGAGAGCGATAACAGTAGCGCAGTGGATGACGATAAGGAACAGAGCGGCTATAGCTACTACGAAAACGAGGGTTCTTCTGGGTCGTCCAGTGCGTCCGAGATAGACGACATGATAGAGGACGGAGAGGATAAGCAGAAAGAGGAGAAAGAGAACAAAGAGGACAAGTGAGGGGAGTAGGGAATACGGGAAGGACGCTTCCTGTATATACCTACGATAAAATTTTTGTATTTTGCGCGTCACCAGTTAGATTTTAGCTAAATAGTAACAAGCCTAGCCAAGCGAGTTGCTTGGCTATTGGCTTAAGTAGGCTTAGATTAGTAGGAGAGGGTGCTTATGAACAGCAAGCGACTTAGGATGAACGAGCAAGGGCGCATGTTTATCCCGATGAATGTCGAGGGCGGGGGATATGATGAGAATTTCTTTAGCACGCCGAAGTTAATCACAGCGGGAGCGCTTGTATTAGTGCTTGTGATACTGATTGCGACACTAGTGAGTCCAGATAACAGACTTAGCGTGCTTGGTAAGGTGCTAACGGTATTGCTTTATCTGTTTATCGCTTCGTTCGTAGTTAGGTATGTGATATTCGAGGAGCGCTACTATTTCAAGATGTATAAGAAGATGTTAGCGAATCAGAATCCGACTACTGCTGTGTTTTGGCGTATAGCGGCAATAAGAGATACGGTTAGAGGCGGTATTCTTAGGTATTCTGACGGAAAGTACGGTGCTATCTTAAAACTTGAGAGGGATTCGATAATCGGAAAGAACTCGGAGTTTAGGGAGAGTCATTTTGATGCATTGTCGGATTTCTATAAAGAGTTAGCACTAAGGAAGCTGGCATTCGTGCAGTTAAACATGATGGAGCGGGCTGACAACGATTCCCGTATACCAGCGCTAGACACGCTGATATTAAACGAGCCGAACGCGAATCTAAAGAAGGTCTTGCAGTTAGAGCTAGGCTACATCAAGAACAGGTCTAGGGAGACTTTGTATGAGACAGACTATATCCTAGTTTATACGACAAAGCTTGAGCGGGTAGACAGTTTAATCAGCGACCTACAGGCATGTGCCTCGATTTTGCTGGATGGAGCATATAGCGGGTTTGAGATATTAGGGCAGAGAGAGATAATCGACCTTCACAAAGAGATTTTCGGAATCGGCTACTTTAACCTAAGCGAAGCGTCCATAAACACCTTTAACGAGGTAGGGGCTAAGAAGAAAGCCATCACATTAAAGGCGTTAAAGCTAACGAACGGGCGCACGGTAGAGCTTACGAAGCGGGATACGGACATTATCAATCGTTTATTAAAGCGGGTAGAGGACGGAGAGGTAGACATATCGGATATATCGGTCTTAAAGGCTCTGGGAGACAACAGGTTTGTATCTACGACAGCGGAGCGGGGAAGTTGGGGCTTGCACGGGCTGGATATAGACTTAGGAGAAGAGGAAGAGGAAGAGGAGCAAGAGAGCGGTACAGGCGAGGAAGAGCGCGAGGTTTCAGAGAGGGGTGACAAAGTGCGAGAGGAAGAGAGTAGAAAGGTAAGTATCGAGGAAGAGGTAAAGATAGCGGTCGCAGAGAAGATTCGTGCGAACGCGGCATGGACACGGGACAGCGGTAAGAGAGAGGACAGAAGTTTACCAGAGCAAGGTGTAGGGGGTAAGGAGTCTGGTAAGCCAGTATCTAGCTGTAAGTCAAACGGTAACGAAGCAACTAAGCCTATATCTAACGAAAAGGCAGAGGAGAACAAGGAGTATGTTGCGAGTCCCGTATTTAACGAGGATGTAGACTGGGACAAGGAGATAGATTTCTAAGGAGGGAAGCATGAATATTTTAATTTGCGCGGGGTATAAGTACGAGAGTTTAACAAGCTCTCTTACGGCGATGTTTCGGGACGGTTCGGTAAAGGTAAGTGGAGTTCCGCTGTTGTCTGATGTGGATGAGTTTATTGCGCGGGGAAGCACTTTTGATAGAGCGATAATCACAGAGGAAGCTATCACAGAGGACGGGAACCTTACAGAAATTGACGATATGCTTGTGGTAGTCGAGAAGTTTGCGGAAGAGATGTCGGGGATATTTGACGACAAAGAGGCAGTATTTATCATAAACAGCGAAGAGTTAGCGGATGCAGTGCTTACGCAGTTGTTTATGAGTTCGGAGCGCGTGCGGGTAGTGCTTAGAAGTAGGATAGATAGTCTAAATATGTCGTATCTTAGAGATTTAACTTTGGTTCGGCTACAGGACTTCAAAACGAATCAGAATCTAAAGAAGTCTGTCTTTACGCAGGGGGCAGTAAGCAGTAAGGTAGACGAGGATTTAGAGGTAGATAACGAAGAGGAGCTTTCGTTTGAGGACGAGGAGAAGGGTAACGAAGCGAGCAAGGCAGATTTCAGCGACCTAGATGGTCTGTTCGGGGAGGATGCAGACGATATATCGTTTGATGACGATGAGAAGTTCAACTTTGGAAGTGATACGGACGAGCCAGAGGAGAAAGAGGGGGATACTCCCAGTTTATCGGAAGATGACGAGAAGTCCGATGAAAACGGAGATAGTATCGAGGAAAAAGACGCTCCGAACCCGCTCGGAAACGAGGGTGAACTTCCAGATTTTTCGGGCTTGTTTGACACTGATACCGACTCGGAATTTGAGACGGAAAACAGCCAAAATGAGCCGAACCAAGACGAGTTACATACTCCAGAGAAAAATGAAAATTCGGATGGTCAGTTTAGCGCGGGCGCAGAATTATTTGATACTTCAGAAAATTTTGGTATAGACCAGACCACAAAAACGGTTATACCAGACCCTCAAAATTCGGGGCTTTCCCCGACCCTCCATTCGGGAGAAGTCAGTGTAAACGGCGGGGTTACAGCTCCCCAAAAGAAGGGTCTTTTGGGAGGGATTTTCGGGGGCAAGGGAAAGGGGTCGGTCACCCCGAAAGTCGATAAGCCCCGTCCGACCGTGAAGCCAAAGAGGGGAGAGCGGAACGGCGCGGCGACTATAGAGGAGTTAAAGCGTTTAATTGAGTCGTATAAGTATCGCGGCAAGGTGGTGCTGGTTACGGGGACAAAGGATAGCGGCACATCAACGCTTGTCGCGAATCTGGCAAATATCGTGAGTAAGCTCGGCGGGACAGCGCTGGTGGTGGATTTAGCGTATAACGGACGGACGCAGGCGTATATGACAGGGGAGGCATATCGGAATCTGCATAGCGCGGGCGCAGATACGAATGACTTAAGGCTCTGCTTAAACAACAAGAAGGCAGACATCTTAAACTACGCGGCTACGGTAAGGCAGGGTTACAATTTGCTCGGCACGGGTTTAGGCGTAGATTTCGAGAAGCCGAAAGACATAGTGCGGAATATCGACAATGTAAAGAGTTTTCTGTATTCCGCGAAAAGCACATACAATCTGGTATTTATAGATGCGCAGTTTAGCGACATTGTAGGCGAGTTTAAGGAATTTGAGGACGGGTCGGATATAATCGTCCTAAATACCACTTCTACGACAAAGGCGATGCTTGAGTTTATGCTGCTGATGTGCAACATAGAGGACAGTCAGCTAAGGGAGAATTTCTTTAGTAACTCAAAGCTCGTGTTTAACAAGGCAACCGACAACAGATTTTTGCTCGGACGGCAGTTTAAGAGCTATTACGAGATATTGACAGAGCTTGACGGGATTGTGCAGAATCTAACGACCTATACGGCAGGGTTTAGTGAGATGAATATAGTCGGAGCGATTCCGTATGACGCAAGTAACGATAAGATGATGTTTACGGACAGGCTAATCTCTGACGGCAAAGAGTACACAGGTCTTTTTGCAGAGATATTATTAAAAATATTAAAGTGAGGTTTGCGATGGCGGCGCAGTATACGGTGAATTTCAGTGTAGAGGGTGCAGACGAACTGGATATAGCTTCGGAGCGACTTACAGGGGAAACAGGAAGCACGGTTTATGTGCTTCTAAACGAGGAGTCGAATAACAGGCTTTATGATTACTATGCGTCCGTAAAGACGCTGATTCTAAAGGGGAACAGGGTAATCCTGTTCCTTTCGGAGGATAGGAGTAAGATAGGGACGCAGATAGCGATGTTGCTGGTGTCGTATCGGCAGTACGACATTTACAGAATCGAGAAAGAGAGTTTATTAACCTCGGAGTATCTTCGAGAGGTATCGGATAGATGCCCGACTTACGAAGAGGTAGAGACTTTTATCAGCAGTGACATAGCGACATATGACAAGCTAAACGAGGTGTTATCAAAGTTATCGGATTTAGCGCAGGGGAATAAGCTCGATGAACTGACGAGTGAGATAATGAGCAACATAACGGTGCTTGAGAGTACGATAAATGTCGTGGATTATCTAAAGAACCTTGCGGATTCTTCGACTATTGGCTTCAAGGAGACAGTAGAGAGGCTTGGAGCGGAGTTAAAGGACAGGGAGAGGGAGCTTGAGAGTGCAAAGCAGGAGAGGGATGCGAAGGAGTTTAGCCTAAGTCGTTTGCAGACTAAGGTAGCGGAGCAGGAAGATGAGATAGCGAAGTATAAAGAGAACTTCGAGAAGGCGTATACGAGTGAGGGTAGCGGGGTGCTAAAGTATAGCACGCTAAGTATACGAGATATACAGACAACTACGAATGCGGTGTTGTATTTCAAGGAGATAGGGAAGCTTAGATATATCAATTCCTTTGTAATTGCGCTGATGAGTGTGTTGCAGAAGATACATAAGCTGTCTGTGAAGCTACTAATCTATGATGACAACGCGAATTTCGATGTTTACAAGCCTTTGACCTTTGTAGACGGTCGGATATATCGGGAGAGCAAGGATATATTTATCACAGCGGGAAAGAATGACGCTATGGTAGTTACAGAGCCAGTGTCGTTTATCTTAAGCGATATGTTACGGAGTAGGAATTTCGATGTAGTTATCGTTTATGACCGTTTAAGGCAGAAAGAGGACTTGATAACGGGAATACAGGTCTTTAAGTATTATGTGGTTTCAAGTAGCAACGACTACAAGGGCTTGAAAGCAACGATACCAGACGCTCCAGACGAGTATATCATCGGGCATCCGTATATTTCCGACAGGATTATAGGGCTTGGCGACATAGAGCGCAGGTTAATCAGTCAAGGCAAGGCGGCGGTCATGAGTAACTATTGCCGCTTGACGAATGCTTGCGGGGATAAGGGAATTATTTTCAACGAGATATTAGACAGAATCAATGTAAACTTCATGAAACAGCGGAATTAAGGTTTACAGAGGGTAGCAGGAAGAAGAGTTAGCGAGGTGGCGTAAATGCTGTTTGGGAAGAAGAAGCCGCGTAAGGGCTTAGAGAGTGGCGTAGAGCAGAAAGTAGCGGCTACGCCGCCCGCAAAGGAAGCGAGTAAGAAGCGTTTATCTGTGCCGAAGAAGAGTCGTAAGGGAACGAAGCTCGACATGTACGATATGATAATCGCGAATTTGTATTCGGGAAGCTCAATCGTAGAGCCAGATACGGACTTAGATAAGACACATATAGACATAGGGTTTAGTAATATCACTTCGGAGAAGTATATTATCAAGTATTTCATGATAAACTCAATTCCAGACTGGTTAGCGCCGAATGTTCTGGATAAGATAAGGATGGCGTGCTTAAAGAAGGGGGTTCGGATTAACTATTATATCTATGGCGAGCCGCATAAGATAAACTGGGATTCGCCAGAGATGAAGAATAGGATGCGGACATGGCGTAGGTACGCGCAGGAGGGAAAAGGCGGTGATGTCTTTGACTATCGTAACAGGCGCGATGAGGAGTTAGCTAGGCACAGAATCGTAGAATCGACCTCATACTTAAATGTTTCGGAGCTGGATAATAAGAGAGAGCTACTAAAGGTAAGTTTAATGGTCGAGGTAGCTGGTCTTAGAGATGACGAGTCTATAGCGAATATGGGAGACTCGGTGCGTTTGTTAAAGGATATGTGCGCTCGGAACGAGATAGGACTCCTAGAGATTCGTGTAAACATGATAGACTGGCTACAGCAGTTAGGGATATTCAGTCTGCAACGGATAAACGAGGTTTATAAGCGCATTACTAAAAAGATATTAACGGACGATATTCTAGCCAACTTTAACAGCTATAAGCAGGGTAGAATCGGAAAGTCTGGGATACCGCTAGGAATCGACACAAGTTCTATGGCACCCGTCCTAAAAGAGTTCAAGGAGAACTCGTCTGACGCAGAGAATATCTTGATTTGCGGTACGAGTGGTAGCGGAAAGTCGATGTTTCTAAAGGTATTACTAACTTGGATGATGACAAAGTATGTCGTAACAGTTCTGGACTACGAGGGAGACGAGTATAGCAACCTAGAGTCGCTGGTTTATGCAGGAAATCCGAAGGATGCGATTCAAATTTCGATGGGAAGCGGAAGCACGGCGTATTTCGACCCGATGCAGATAGGCGATTTAACGGGGGATGACAGGATAGACAACGACCTAAAGGACGATGCGGTCGAGTATATCATGGCGACCTTCCGAACGATAATCGCGGGTACGGACGGGGAGCTTGGGACGCTAAAGACTTCGATAGTGAGTGAGGCAGTAAAGCGCGTTTATGAGGACGCGGGCGTAACGAACGATAAAGACACTTGGAAGCGGTCAAAGGGACTTCGTATTTCGATGGTGTATGAAGAGATAAAGGACATGGTTTTATCGGAGGAGTATCGAGATACGAATAGCGATGACGCAAAGCATAACGAGGCTAAGAATATACTGGAGTCTTGTAGGCAGTATTTTGAAGAGGGCGAGATAAGGGCAGGAACCTTTGCGAATCCGATAGACATAGACAGTCTTAGAAACTGTCGTTTAATCGTATTTAGCTTTGGACAGAAGGGTGCGGATGCGGAGAAGCAGGATAAGACGCAACTTGCTTTGAAGCAACTTTGCGTAGCGAATATATCAACGCAGATTTCAAACTACTGCAAGTATGTTCGGAAGTGCTTTAATGTAAAGGTTTGGGAAGAGTATCAGCGCTGGGGCGAGATAGCTGGAAGTTCCTCACTAATCGGAAACTGTATGACAGGCGGTAGAAAGCGCGGAGAGATAAACTTTATCATCACGAACGACCTAAGTAACATGATAGACGAGAGTAACAAGATAAACGCGAAGTTACTACAGAATCTAACGGGGTATATTATAGGTTCTATCAAGTCTAGGAGTGTTAGGGAGAAGTTTTGCGACATGTATAACATTCCAGAAATGAAAGCGCCGCTTGAGAAGATATATAAAGCCTCGTCAAAGAAGAGGACTAAGGGAGACAACACCTACAGTTTATATCGTCACTCATTTTGCGTGATTATGGATAGCGGAGAGAAGGCGATAGTGAAAGCGATGTTGCCAGACGAGCTGTTAAACAGTAAGTTATTTAGGACAGGCGTAGATATAGAGGGAAATACAGGGTTTAAGCGATAAGAGGAGGGTAGTATGTATATACTGTTGTATTTGATAGCGTTGCCCGTCATTTACATAGCGACCTTCCGAAACGATTTTGATAAAGAGGTCATGAGTCGGGCATATCCGTTTATTTTTCTTTGTAGCGTGGTAATGCTCGTGATGTTGTTTGCGTAAGAGGGGGTGAGGGAGTTTGGGAGCGGAGCAGGACATATTAGAGGCTAGGAACCAAGGCGGCATGGCAGACGGGTTTTCAGATAGTGAGAGTTTAGATGATTTGTTTGGAGATTTCGGTGATTTAGGGGGAGATAGCGGAAACGGGTCGGGAGACGGGAACAGTAGCTTTGGGCTAGATGATTTAACGGGGCTTGACAGCTCTGGAGGTATCTTTACAGACCCGAATGGAAACGCAGGAAACGCGGGAGTGCCGCAGTATGGCGGGTTTAATAACGGACAGCCTGCGGCGAATGCAGGGGGAGATAGGTTTGATAAAGTCTTAGACGCAACGATGGACGGAGCGGTAGGGACTTTTGAGGTCATAAAGGTCTTGGTCGGAAGCATCGGGAGCAGAAATGCAGACGATATAGGGAGTTACAGCCTAAATCTCTTGAAAACGGGAGGTGTGTTTATCGTATTCTCGCTGGTTGCCACGATAGGCGGGGTTTTAAGCGGGTTAGGTATTCTTAGGTTTATGGGAATGCCGTTTAAGATGCTAACGAGCGGGATATTGCTAACGGGGACTTCGTTTCTCGGGTTAAGCGGAGCGGCGATAATGCTAATGGGCGGGAAGGACTTGCCGACATTTGAAGAGGATGCCGCAAATTTGCCCGATGTAGACGGTAGCGCAGGAGAAGCAAGTAGCACGGGAAGCGCCGAGGAAGAGGCAGATGAGCTGTTTGGCGGTCTGGATTTTGGGGATGACGATGAGGAAGCGGAAACGGATAGCGGGTTTAGCTTTGGGGACGACAGAGAGGATACGGTAGCAAGCGCTCATGCGGAGTCCGAGGGCAGTTTATTTGACAGACTCATGCGTAGCGGGGATAGCAAAGAGAGTGCAGGGGGCTTAGAGAGTGTACCAGAGAATGTGCCGATGATAACTAGGGAGTTCCTAGTAAAGACATTTAAGCCGTTTTTTAAGCCGAATAACCCAGATTTTACGAAGGTAAGGACATACGGTTCGGACGATGCAAAGTTTCGAGAAGCGGAGACAGCTATTGTCTCGGCGTATGCGTCAGCGGCGGGCAGAGACATAGCGGAGATAGCGAGCAGTGTTTATCTGGGGTCATTTGAGGAGACTTTGTATTGCTACAAGTTCTCGGTAAAGCGCGTTCCGAAGGTTAGAGTAACAGAGAGTGCATTGTCAGACGAGATACGGGCATATTTTGTAAACTTTGATACGGCAGAGAAGCGGGATATATCAGAGATAACGACTTCGGTAACAAAGAATGCGGATATGTATGACATAACGGTATCTAGGTCAGCGAAGGCGGGCGTGGTAACTCTTGGTGACTGTTTAGAGGAGAGCGACATTTACAACTACTTCGTAGACGAGGGGCATAAGTTGCCTATCATCTCGGGTATAGACGAGTACGGAGTGCCTGTAAAGTCGGATGGCAAGATTTACGAGTCGTTTCTGATAGCGGGTAAGCCGCGTTCTGGTAAGTCGTGGACGGTAAACAGCTTAGTTATGCAGTTGCAAGTCTTTAATTTGCCAGAGGATGTGCAGTTTTTGTATATCGACCCGAAGGACTCATATCTTTTCAAGTGTTTATCGTATATGCCGCATTGTTGCGGGCTACATAATCACAAGAGAGCGATGGAGATATTGGACGACATCGTAAACAAGGAGTCTCCAAGGCGTGCTAGGATATTGCAGGACAATCAGTGCGACACGATATGGGATTTGAGGTCAAAGGGAATCAAGATACCCATACTTTACATCGTGATAGACGAGTTTATGACGGTGGTTGACTACTATTCTGACAGGATTGGCGAGTTTAACGGCTTGGTAAAACAGATATTAACGCGGCTTCCGTCACAAGGTATTCGTTTAATCTTTGTGCCGCATAGAGCGCAGGGCGTAGTAGATAAAACGATAAGGTCAAATTTAAGCTATGTAGCGGCGGTAAAGGCAGACGATGAGGTAGTTAAGGAGACGCTTGACATAAAGAAATGGAGCAGGCGGCTTGTATCTGCGGGTGACACAGCGTTAAAGCTGTCAGACAAGACCTTGTATGTAAAAGGCATTGCGATAGCTACGGATGACAACGAGAATACGAAGTTAATCAAGGAGATAAGCAAAGCATTTTACAAGATGCGGGTAGAAGTGCCAGATATGTCAACAATAGGAATCGGGTATAACAGGGACGAGGGCGAGATACAGGAGGCTTTGCGGGTAGATAGCGGGACTTCGACCTCGGTGCAGTACGATGTTAACAGGGTATTGCGAGATTTAAGTAACTTATGAGAAAAGTAGAGAGGGAACAGAAATGATGAGAAGAGATGATGAGATTAGGCTTGGCGGTCATTTTGGGCTGGGGCATGGTAAGCGAGAGGAGAGGCGTTTATCGTTACGAGAGCGGGAAGCGTTGCGGCGAAAGGCGAGGGAAGCGGAGTACGAGGACGAAGAAGAAGAGGACGAGGATTTAGACGAGGATGAAGAAGATGAAGAAGATGATGACGAAGAGGACGATGACGAGGAGGATGAGGATGAAGAGGATGAAGATGAATTAGACGAGGATGATGATGAAGATTATGACGGGGACGATGATGACGAGGAAGATGAGGAAGATGACGATTTAGACGATGAGAACGAGTCAGACGAGGAAGATGAAGATGAAGAAGATTATGACGGGGACGAGGATGATGAGGACGATTCAGACGAGGAAGATGACGGGGATTCAGACGAACCCTCGCCCGCACCGAGTAAGCCCGTAAGCGGTTCTGACGATAGAGATGCGTTTATTGCCGCGTATTTAGCAGAGAAAGAGCGGGAGCTTGCCCTAGAGCGTGAAGCGACAGAGAGAGCCGAGAAAGAGGAGCGAGAGAGGCAGGAGCGGGAAGATAGAGCGCGGAGAGAAGAGCAGGCGAGAGTACAAGCCGAGGAAGAGGAGCAAGCTAGGCGAGCAGAGAAAGCGGAGATAGCGAGGCGGGCTAGAGAAGCCGAGGACAGGGCTAGTCGAGCGGAAGATAGGCTAGGACGCACGAGAGCGCCGTTTAACGGCACGGAAGGCTATCGAGGCATAGAGGATAGCCTAGATAGGGTAAGCCCTGTTTCTGTGCGTTCTGGTGGCTCACAGAGGGAAAGTTATACGGGAAGAGAGCCTGTCCTTTCAGAGTCCGATAGAGCGCTACGGGAGAGGGAGCTTGCCCTAAAGGAGCGAGAGATAGCGTTAAAGGAGCGGGAACTGGCTTTAAGGGAGAGAGAGCAACAGCTAAAGTCTGCTGGGAGTCATAGCGGAAAAAGCAGTAGCGTATCCCCTGCGAGCTACACGACACGGGTAATAAACGGGAAAACGGTTAAGGTAAAAGATACCAGTAAAAAGGTTTCAAAACCTATCGAAGAACCCGTAGCATTATCACAGGATAATCGTTCTAAGCGATACGAAGGTCTTTCAGACGAAAGCCTTATGAAAGAGGTGACTGCGTTTATGCTCCGCTACGGTGTTAAGAAGCACGGGATTCCTTACGAGTTAATGGCGGAGGAGTTTGGGGCTGGGCTAATTGCGAAACTCATCATACGGGGTCACTTAGTTAGGCTTGGCGATTCTACGCTAACATGTGGAAATAACTGAAAAAGAGAGGGAAAGTAATGCAGAAGCGTAAGTACAGGAGACTGGCTGGCGTGCTTGGCGTTGGTTTATCGGTGACATTCGTGTTTACGGGTTGTGGTAAAAAGTATGACTACTCAAAGATTCCGTATGCGAAGATGCTGACAAGGCAGGAAGTGATAGATGACTATGCAAAGTCTTTAAGCTATAAGTCAATCGCGGAGAAGGGTGTCAGTAAGACAAAAATCCAGTGGAATGAAGTCCCGTCCAGTATTACGGAGAAGCTGTGGACAAAGACACAGCAGATTATCGAGACAAATCAGTTAAACGCGGGCTATGAGGACGATATGTCCGTTGCGGTGCATGACTATGTGAAGTTGCTGTTAGACGACTTGGTTTTAACGAAGCCAGACGGCGGTAATTACACTTACACAGAGGCAGAGAATAACGGCTACTACTTTGTAACGGTTAATTTCGGCACGAAGTTAAACGGGCAGGGTACTTTTAAGGACGCGGCGAATTATCTCGGTATAGACGGGTTTATCATTTCGGATGCAAACGGAAATCCTGTGCTGAATAAAGAGTTTGTGGACGGCGCTTATGGTATGTCGAAGGTAAACGCGGCTAGGAGCGCGGCGAGATTAACACCTTATACGATATTTGCGGATGCGAACTTGACATACGCGCCGCAGACGCAGACGGTAGTAGCACAGGATACGCCTACAACGGATGCAGAGGGTAATGCGATAGTCAGCACGGATATAGGCGGCGGTAGCGAGGCGGCAACGGGTAACACAGAGGGTGAGAGCGCGGCAACGGATAACAGCGGTAACGGCGTAGGTTTATCGGACGATAGCTCGGATGATAACTCGGGTTACAGCTATAGCGGCGGCACAGAGACAGCAGGCTATAATAACTTGTTTGCGAACACGATAAGACAGGTCGAGTACGACAATAAGTATATCAACAGCGTGATAGGTTCTTCGACTACAGGAATACCTGTCGTCCCGCCAGTCGGAATGGTTTATAACCCTGTGGAGACGAACGGAGAGCTTTCTGGGTACGGAATCTTCAACGAGGGAAGTTACGGGTTACGGGATTTCGGGTATGCGAGAGAGAATTACGGCACGGGAAAGATAAGTTTAACTTTCGTGTTTAAGCAGAACGCAGACGATAGAGACAAGTTTGACTACAAGTATTGCTATATCAACAACTACGAAACGAATATCGAAATGAAGGATAGCGGCGTTACACTGTCGGATGATATTAACACGCAGTTAGACCAGACGATAGAGCGCATAGATAGAGCGTTTTGTAATGAGGATATAGCAGGCTTAATGAATAAGTCAAACATTGAGCCGTCAGACCTCGGTATCCGTTTAGCAGAGCTTAGGACTTCGAGTAATATTTTGACTTTTTCAACGCACAGAGTAAAAACGCTTGCGCGTAAGGGAAAGCAGTATTTGGTAGAGCTTGAACGGACGACAGAGGAGAGCGCTAAGGGCTTTGGAAACACGGCGAAGTATAAGGACAAGTATTATGCGGTGATACAGCAGAACGGAACGGATTTCGTGTTAAACGACATTGTTTGGGTAAGCAGGGAACTACTAAGAATCCCAGAGCCAGAGGCAGATGACGCAATCACGAGGCGTTTAACTTCGTTAAACCTTGCGGGAGCGGTAGATGAGAGCGTAAAGCCAGCAATCAATCAGCTTCTAAACAGAGTTTATAACGCGACAAACAATGTTGGCTACTATACGCAGTACGATAAGAACGGAAATGTCGTGGTAGACAACGGAATCCCGATGTACGGCTTAGACGACCAGTTTGACAGTAACAAAGAGCTGTTAAAGTCGGCTAGGAAAGAGTATTTAGAGTCGCAGATAGTGAATCGTGCGCAGTCGCATATGAATTCTTCGGAGTGCGTGCTAAAGGGCAAGGTAGTGAGCTGGATAGACGGATATAGCGACCAAGTTGAGCTTACGACCGAGGAGTTTTACGACTTTAGCAAGATTAAGAAGGGTATATATGTAAAGAACTACTATCTTGTTAGCCATTATGGTAATCGGTGGGTGATTGATGACATTGTTCCTATCGAGGAGAAAGAGGTAGAGGGCAACGAGTACGAGGAGAAGGTAAGTCTTTTCAGTAATGTGGACAACAAGGTTGAGGTAATTGCTACGGATAAAGCGATAGAAGAGGATAATAGCAGTAAGAGCGAGTCTAGCGCCGAGAAGTCAGATAAGAAGAGTGGCAAGAACGCGACCGAGGCAGAGAGTAAGAAGGCTACGACCGATGGAAAAAGTAGAGTCGAGACTTCTGTGACAGGCGCAGATAGCGAGACGAGTGAGGGCTTAAAGCGTGACGCTAAAGAGGTAACTACTGGGGAGAGCAGCTTATCTGGAAGCGAAGCAGAGAGCGAGACAAACTAACTAAAAGTGCGGTACAAGTTGCAATCTTAGCAGTAAAAAGATTGCAACTTGTATTTATTTACGGTATAATATAGCTTAAATGGGGCTTTAGGACTTTTAAGGAGTAGATGCAGGAGGTGGTAAAGCGATGTCAGTCAGAAGTCCGATAATACGGGACGGTATGTATCGCGGGACGATAACGGACGCGCACGCCTCGGGTATCTTAAGGGTTCGAGAGAGTAAAGAGATAGCGGGGATGAAGCATATGGTGTTTGATTTCCCGTTAGAGCTTGTGGAGCGGTCAATACGGGAAGAGAAGAGCATACGGAAGATAGTGCGGGAAGAGGGAATCGACTATCGGAAGTATTTAGGAACTCTTAGGTCGTATCAGACGGTAGGAGCGGCGTTTATGTATATGTCGCCTAGGAGTATGATAGCGGACGGCGTAGGTCTTGGAAAGACGATAGAGATAGCGGCGGTATTAAACTATTTGCGTGGGAAAGGGCAGATGAGGCGGTTTTTAATGGCGGTCGAGAACTCTGCTATTAGTCAGACGCAGTATGAATTAACGCGGTTTACGGGTATGCGGATAGTGGTGCTGTCTGGGGAGTCCAAGCATATGCAGAAAGAGATAGACACGATAGACTGGAACGATGTGCAGGGGATAATCATAAAGCACAGTTCGTTAAAGTCAGACAGTTTGTATCGGTGGCTTGCAAAGTATGCGAAAGACGATATGACGAACGGAATGTATGATGTGTTTATTTTGGACGAGAGTTCTGTGATAAAGAACGATAAGACAAAGACATATCAGTACACGAAGAACCTGTGCGCGTATGCGGACAGGGTGCATTTTATGAACGCTACGGCGTTTGACAAGAATATCATGGATATTTACTATCAGATAGACATGATGGACGAGAACCTTTTGCCGAAGAGATGGAGGATAGAGCAGGACTTCTGTAATCACAGTTCAAAGCTTTACTGGGCTAAGGGAATTAGAGAGGACGGAAAGTGGGGAGGTATTCAGAAAACGGCGCGGAGTATAAGTTCGTATAAGAATCAAGAGACATTTAGGCGGCTACTGCAACTTGTGTATTTCGGGCGGTGCAAGAAGGATGTAGGGTTAGATAGACCGAATATCTATAAGGTTTACGAGGTAGAGCCTACAGCGGCGCAGTTAAACGCTATAAAGGCGGGGTATCGGTATAACGAGGTTTTGAATAGCCCTTCCTGTATCGAGGAGCTTAAGATAAAAGAGAGCGCAAGCACGGTACCAAAGATAGCGCGAGTATGTAGTTTATTAGAGAACGACTTTGCGGACAGCAGTGTTATGATTTATTGCTTTCACATTGCGGCGCAAAAAGCATTAAAGAGGGAGCTTGATGCTCGGGGCAGGAGATGTGTAATCCTAAACGGAGAGGATAGCAGTAAGGATAAGGACGCTAATCGTGCAAAGATTATAAGCGACTTTAATAACGGGGTTTATGATACGATAATCACGAATATCAAGAAGTCGTTAAACTTGCATGGCGGTGATGTTTGTATTTTCTACAGCATGAGTACAACGGTTTCGTCTATGGAGCAGATACGGGGCAGGATAGACAGGAATGTAGACGACAGGGTAAAGACCTTTATCTTGCTTTTATACGCGGGTACTGATGAGTACAAGTTTTTCACAGATACGGTAAAGAATCGTGCTAAGTCAGCGCGGGAGCTTACGGTAGATGCAGAGACAGCGATAGATTATTTCATTGAGTCAATGAAGGGAGACAGAAATGAAGCGGAGTAGGGTAGCAGTGCTTTTAGCGGCAGTGGTTGCGGGGGTTTCGTTAGCGGCTTGCGGGGGCAAGAAGGACAAGAAAGACTATCGTCAGTTGTATATGGAGAATGAGAGTAAGCTAACGGACGCAGACAGTACGATAAAGGGCTTGAGGCTTGCGTTAGCGTCATTTGACAAGAAGTATGCGGACGATGCGGAGGTTTCGCAGTATTCGATACTTGACACAGGAGCGAAGGTCTTTAACTCGTTTAACGGGAAGATATATTTGGACAGTGATGTAAAGTTTGACAGCACGGATAAGCTTTCAAACACATCTACGGTGCAGTTGTCCCCGAATATGTCTCTTGCGCCTACGGATAACTGGTCTTTGAACACGACAACTGCATATACGGAGCTGTATAACAGCAACGGAATCTACGGAAACATCGAGATGTACAAGGTCTATAACACGATAGACAGCTCGTTTATCAGTGAACAGCTAATCACGCCGTTCTTAAAGGCGAATAATCTGGATAGTTTACAGGAGAGGACGCTGTTTGCTGGGAATGTGAATGTAGGAGCAGAGGTAAGGAGTAAGTTACAGGTTAAGAGTACGGTAGACGCAGACGAAGAGAAGAAGGTAAAGAAGAAAGCGGTGTTATCGAGCGAGGAGCTTGAGTCCGAGCAGGCAGAAGCGGATAAGGCAGTGCAGGAGAGTGAAGCGGCGCGTATGTCGGAGTATCAGTCAACGCTAGAGAGCGGAAAGACAGAGACAAACGAGAGCGGGGAGACTATTGAGGCGACCTTGCCAGAGACGAGTGCGGCGGCAGAGGATGTAGGAAACGAAGAGGTAACGGTGCTTTTGCCAAAGAGTAAGGACGAGACAGACGATTATATCTTTAGGGTAGGCGTTATGATGTACAATGGGCAGGCTATGGTTTATAAGTTCGCTTATAAGGACGATGACAAGGCTTCTGCGAACGGAGAAATCCTAGATAGCCTAATCAATTCGATTAAATGCGGGGAAGATATGGTTAGGTTCGGTCAGTAAGGAATAGAGCTTGCAGTTTAACGGGATATACTTTCAGTATATCCCGTTTTTAGTTTAAGTTACAGGATACCTATAATTAAACCTAGCCATGTTTCTGCACTTAGTTTAAGGGAAAAGGAGGTAAGGCAGAGCTAATGGAAAAGCGGTTTTTAGCAGTAGCCGTTTGTCGAGGCGAGGACGGTAAATATCTTGGCTTCCGAGTCGTAGACACGAAAGATAGAGTAGCACGAGCAGTAGACGCGAATATCCAGAGTATTCTAACGGTCTTAAAGGGCGGGGATGCTTTTTATAATTTAAGGCTCGGAGAGGACGGTAAGGTAAAGGTCACAGGGATGACTCCTGCGCGAATGCCAGTTATCAACTTAACGAAGAAGCCGACCGAAGAGGGGTATTGTAGCGATAAACAGGCGAAGATAGTATTTGAGGATACGGGTCAGTATAACTTCGTCTGTTACGAGTGGTCTGGTAAGCGAGTAGTGCTTACGGGTTCTACTCTTGAGGCATATAAGCCGCATCTGGTAAACGATAAGGTTTATGTAACGGCTACGCCGTCCAACGCGCCAAAGGTGGCAGTAAGCCTTAAGGGTAACGGCGATAAGGTGCAGAACAAGTCCGCGCATAGAACACCAGAGGAGAGGGAGAAGCTAATCGAGGAAGCAGAAAAACTTCGGAAAGCGGAGAAAGAGAAGCGCGGCGAAGATGAATCTGGGAGTCTCGGTGTTTTCCGTGTGATAGACAGCCCGAATACGATACGGAGTGGGGGAGATTTTAGGACGACCGATAATCTTTACACATCACAGATAATCGGTGTAGACGGAGACATGACGCTCGCGCAGAAGTATAAGACAGTGTACGATGACGGCAGTGAGATAACGGTAGACTTAAAGTTTATGAAGGTCGCGAACGCAATTAGCGAGTATTGCGGGTATTACGGCTCACTGTATCGAGCGATTGAGCATAAGTTTACTGATAAGGACGAGATAGTTCCGACTGCGGGAGCTTGTCCAGAGTATATTATTTTCAATGTAAAGTATTGTAACAGCCTTACTACGCCAGAATTAGTGTTTATCCTGCTACATGAGTTATCTCATATCGCTCTACAGCACGCTCTGCGTGGTAGAGGAAAGAATCACGATGTTTTTAACATTGCGGCAGACTTGATTATCAATAAGCAGATTTGCGAAGAGTATAAGGTTTCGCCTACAGGTGGAGTTTCAAAGCTAAGCGGGGAAGGTCAATCAGAGGATAAGTGCGGAATTGCGTTCCCAGACGGCGGTTTGTATAGCACGGCAGTAGATTTAACGAAAGATACGGCAGAAAGTATCTATGAAGAGCTTATAAAGACCGCAAAGAAGAAGCCAAGCGGAGGAAGCGCGGACGGAGAGAGCGAAATCACAGAGGTAGATTTTAGAGGGCAGAAGATAAGTTTACCTGCGTCTTTGCGCGACATTGCGGAGTCAGCGCGAGATGCGTCACTGGATAATTCGAGCCTAAAGGATAAACTAGACGAAGTAGCGCGGCGTGCTATGGTGCATTACAAGCAGTTTGGGCAGGGGCATAGCAACTTAACGCGGGATATAGAGAAGGTGCTTGCGCCGCGTATCCACTGGAAGAAGTATTTGCAGAAATACCTAATCGAAGCGTCACAGACTTTCGACACATTTTCGTCTCCCGAGCGAAGATATTTAAGTAGAGGAATGACATTGCCTGGGCCTCGGCATACCGACTCAGATACCATCAAAGGCTTAAAGGTATGTATAGATACTTCTGGAAGTATAAGCCAAGAGGACTTAGGTATTGCGCTCGGACAGGTAGCACAGCTTCTAAAGAAGTATAAAGCTGACGCAGAGGTAGTTTATTGGGACACCGAGGTAGCGGCTACGGGAAAGTTTTCGGATATAGCGAGCCTTTATAAGCACGAAGTGAAAGGCGGGGGTGGAACGGATGTAAACTGTATCTTTGAGTATTTCAACTCTAAGGAGTGCAAAGATAAGCCGAAGTTAATCCTAATCTTCACGGATGGCTATTTCGGGAAGGTAGACATGCATCTGGTAAATCGACTGCACTGCAAGAAGAATATCATTTGGGTAATCAATGACGATAACCTAGTAGATTTCAAGAAGCACATTGATTTCGGCAAGGTTGCCGTTTATAAGAACTGATTAAGAGGAGAGAAGCTATGGCAAATTATAATATGATAACTGTGAAGTTAAGACAGTTTAGGGAGATGGTGCGTAAACAGCTTGAGGCGAAGTTGTATACGCCTATACTTGCACTCGGAAAGCCGGGAGTAGGTAAGACGGAAACGCTGTCAGCGCTTGCAAAGGAGCTTGGAATCGGGTATTGCGAGTTCCGAGTAGCGAGTATGACACTGGTGGATGTGCTGGGTATTCCGCATGAGATTGAGCAGGATAAGGGCGGCATGGTAACGCTGTGGTCGCCAAACGGCTTACTGCCGAATGAGGAGAGAGACGGAGAGGTAGGCATTTTGGCGCTAGACGAGATAACAGCGGCGAAGCCAGAGATGAGAACGACACTTTTGCAGTTGCTTGATTCTAGGCGACAGGTCGCGTCCTACAAATTTCCCGAGCATTGGGTTTGCATTGCTATCGGTAACGATGATGAGTCGGGAGCAGATTATCAAGGTATCGAGTCTCCGTTTATCGGACGATGTGGCTTAAAGATGCTTCTTGACCCAGACTTTGACGACTGGAAGCCTTGGGCGTTACAGCACGATATAAACACGACTATTCTTGCATTTATCGAGAGTGATAAGAGTAAGTTAAACACTTTTGACCCGAGTGCGGATGTCGAGGTTTATGCGTCACAGCGAGATTGGGCTAATTTTAGCAAGTTTTTGAATCACTTAGAGTCTTGTAACGGTGGCGCACCGCTTGATGAAATGACGGTATCGCTGTTTGCGAAGGCTTCTGTGGGAGAGAAAGTTGGGCCAGAATTCGCAATGTATTATAGATATAATACGCAGATAGTATCTGCGGAGGCTCTGTTAAACGGAACGGCGGAGGTAAACTTTGCAGGGCTGGATAACGCAAAGTTTTATCTGTTACAGAAGCATGTCAATCAGATTATCATAGACGACTTAAAGGGAACTTACGATGCAAACCTTTCTTACAGGTTTGACGAGAAGATAAAGATTAGTGAGGATGTTAAGCGTCATCTAACGAATTTGATTAAGTTTATCGTTGAATTACCTTCTTCCGAGTGGCGGGCAGTTACGATAACCGACTTAACGCATACTGTTTCTGCATCTATCGGAATTTTCTACGATGTAGATACTAACATGACAGGCGTGTTTAACGACAGGGCATTGAGGGATAAGTTTAAGAAGGCGTTTGACGATATTGCGCTCTATATGAGTCAGCAAGAGGACGCGCTTACGCTTGCAAAGAGCCAGAAGAAGTGAGGAGGGGGATAGAACATGGATGCAGTATTTATCGTAATCAATAAGCGAGACACAGAGCAGGGTGCAGTTTATGCGTTTGCGGCGCTGGCGAATGACGGAGTGGGATGTGAATATAAGGCTATGTGGAAAGGTGAGTGCCAAGAGAGTGATTTAACGCCGCTCGTGAAGTATGCGCGTAGCATCGGAAACTCGCATCAAGTGAAGTTCCTAAACTTCAAGCTAAAGGACAAGAAGGTTCTTCCAGTCGGATATAGCTTCGAGGTGTTTAAGAGGGAGAAAGCGAAGCCGAATGTTTTGCTTAACGAGGTTCGGTCAGAGGAGACAGGGGCGTTACTCGGCTATACGATATATGTAACGGATTCTGGCAAGGTAGCAAATGTATCTTTGGTTAAGCTTATGCCTGCGGTTAAGAAGTATCAAGAGTGTGGCTTAAAGCTGATTCACAACGCAATGTATATCGGGGCTACAGAGGGAAAGAAAGAGTATCTAAAGCAGTTTATCGAGGGAAGTATTCCGAGTAGGTCTGTAAAGACGGGACAGAACACGAAGGTAGACGCAGAGAAAGCGGAGATATCCCGAGAGAAGATAGACAATAACGCTAAGAAAGAGAGTGCGGCGAGTAAGTTTACGGCAGAGCAGATGGCGGTTCTTCGGAAAGCGCATAACGAGGGCGTAAACTACAAAAAGTTTGCGAAGCCAGAGCTGTCACCCGCGCAGATGGAGATGCTTTACGAGATAGAGAAGCTTGGACGGCTTGACAGCAGATACTTAGCATTCCCTCGGTATAGTAGAGAGGTGCTTGAGTTTTACTATTCGGAGCTTAAGTTAAAGGACGATTTAAGTTGCTTTGTAGAGACGAGGAATGGTAAGCGAGTGATGGCGAGCGAGTATAACATTGCGCAGATGTATCAGATTCGTCTCGGAAGCCTTATGGGAATAGACTATCACAGGTATATGAATCCGAAGCTTAGCGTTAGGGAGATGTCGAACATAAGGGAGGCATTGGAGTCAAACCTTTGGGTCGGAGCGAGTGAGTTTATTTCTGGAAGTGAGCAGTCGGGTGTTCTGATAAAGACGCTTAATTTCGGGAAGAAGCATAAGAAGCGCGGAAGCAAAGAGTAAGAGTTTATGCGGGGGCGGGGAAACCGCCTCTTTCATTTTAGGGGATTTAGGAGTGGAGTATGCGTTATATATTTTTAATCACGGGTATACGGACGGCAGGAGTAGATACGGTTTATAGGCTTGCTATAATCCGCAAGGCTAGTGCGTTGGACGACCTAAAGTATGAAATAATGTCAAACAGCAAGACCTTACGAGCAACCAATGGGATTTTAACGGGTGAAAGTTACAAGATGCTAAGTAATATGCTAGCGTCTATCGTAAAATCAAAGGAGTCGTTCACTTTTGCAAATTTCGAGTTAGACGAAAAGACGCGGACGATAGCGCCTTATGGTAACGGGTTTGCGAGCGGCGGGGTCTTGGTAGCCTTGGATGACTTGCGGGTAACAGAGCAGGGGGCGAAGGTAGGGTATGCAGTGTATAACCTAGAGAGCGGGACGGTAGCGTTTATCGGGGTATCGGATTTGCTTAACGCGGCGATAGCGTATGACACGCGGGGTTTGTGTCTCGTGCAGAATTTGCGGTTTCATAAGTCAAAAGAGGGCGAGATAAAGAAGTTAGCGTGCTTTTGGCACAGTAGGGAGCATTACGGGGTATCGGTTATACCGAAGAAGGCGCATGGGGTGCTTGGTTTTGAAAGAAGCTCCCGCATGATAGCGGATGGACTGATGCGTAGGTTAGAGATGTAAGCGGAGGAGTTTATGAGACAGGCAGAATTTGTGATTACGGGGCTTAAGGCACTGGATAGAGAGTATTACTACGCGGCGAAGGTAGGGGTATTTGAGCATGAGGCAGGGGAGATAGAGAGGAAGCTCATACGGGAGTTTGAGACTCGGATAGCTTCTAGCGATAATCGAGAGTATTTTGAGATAAAGGACGAGAACGGGGTTTATCGCCTCGCGTCAGCGACAGAGGAGTTTAAGAAAACGCATGAGGTAGTGTGGGTAAACTTTAGTGATAGCTATTTGCCACATGAGGGGAAAGCGCCGTATGGGTTTGGCAACGGGATATACTGTAATGTGCGGGACTTTGCTTGGCTAAGACATCTCGGGGCGTATATCGTGTTGATGGGGAAGATAGAGTCATCAGACGGGTATCTCTTAGGCTATGCGGCTCTATCTACGGTAACGGGGAAAGTCTTTAACTTGCCGTGTGTCGGAGTTTATCCGATAAAGGACATAACGACTCGGTATCGTCACTGGGAGTTTTGCTGTAACGGTAGGTACATGGACGGAGAAATCCCGTATTTAGAGTCGAGTGTAGACTATACGATAGGTGGCATGGGGATAGGGTTAGAGAGTAAGGCGTATTACTATTTAGACAAGGTTAAGCTCGCGAATAAGCCCGTGTATAGCGAGATGTTTGCAGAGTTTACGGGGGAGATAGAGGCTATATTAGAGGTGCTTCCAGAGACAGACTATAAGCGTGGGGCAGAACTTAAGGTAGAGAGGTAAGGTAGAGAGGATGCGAGCTTCTTCGGAGGAGATAAGACTAATCATTACGGACTGCAAGGATTCTTCGAGAAAGCGGTTTAGAGTAAAATGGTTTACAGGGAGTCCTTTTACGGGCGGGTATCGGTTAGCGGATGAGTTTAGTTGTACGGGGAGCGTCCTAAAGGAGCAGATAGAGGGTTTACGCGCTACGGGAGCGAAGGTGGTTTGTGTGAACTTTAGGGTTCGTGAGCAGTATCGAGAAATAGAAGTTACGCCTGTCGGGAGAGGGTTTACAGGGGTAGGCATCGCGGTAAACCTAATCCTGCCTTTAACGGGGAGCAGTAGAGACTGGGCGGGCGTGGCGTTGTATGTGGTGAAGAGCGGAGAAATCGTTTATGTGAGGCGGGAAGAGGTAACAGAGATAGAGAAAGTCTATCGGGACGCGGGCTGTATGCTTACGCCGAATCTCCTGTTGCGAAAGAAGCGAGACGGCACGGAAACGCTCTGTAGGGCGCAAGGCGCGTCTCGGAGGGTGATTCCCTTAAAGCCTCCCAAGGATTTTGAGCTGGATAAAATTTGGAATGCGAGCAGTAAAGACTTTACAAACTTTCTGGAATGTGGTAAATAAGAAGGGAATCCCCCTTCTTTTTTATTTATTTGCCTAGAGGAGTTGGAAAGCGGTACGGGGTTTTGAGGTCTGGAGGTCTGGAAAATGATTGTTCTTTGTCGTATCTGCGCGAGTAGCTTAAATGTAGCGCTTAAGGACGGGGAGGTAGAGTTTATTTCCGATGAGGAGCTTGGTGAGTCGGGTAATACGCCTGTTACGGTAGCGGATGGTATGCGGGTTGTATTTTCGGTAGACGAGAAGTTTTATATCGTAGCCGTAAGAGGAAACGAAGCGCGAGTATACCTATCGGACGCGCGGTATATTAACGACTCTCGCATAAAGGAAGTGTACGCTTATGATGGGGAGAAGTTTAAGTGTGTTGAGCGAGAGGTGGTCGAGTCACCGTTTCGGTATAAGTTTAAGCCGATTGAAGTTAAGTCAAGCGACTATAGGGACGGTAAAACTGTTTATAAGGTCGGGGTGTACAAGATAGCGGTCGAGAGTGAAGAGGTTAAGGAGACAGGTAGCAGAGTGAGCCTGTTCGATGACGAAACGGAAGAAAGTGACGCACTGGTAGATATTCCCAGAAAGTATAGCGAGTACAAGAGTGATTGCAAGCTGTGTCACGGGACAGGGAAGGTAATAAACAAGTTAGGATATGTAGTAGAGTGTAGCTGTGGTAGAGCGCTCTTTGAGGAGAGGGAGCGGCTTAAGGAGTTACAAGATAAGAAGCCAGTATTCAGTATTCCTAAGTCGGTAAGCGAGATAGCGGTATTAAAAGGTCTTGTGCCGAGCGAGCATCAAGACATTGTGTATGATTCGGAGTATGTTTATCGGCGTATCACGGGGTCTATCGGTGGAGACAGGGTAGTAGGGTTTGAGAACTACGATAAAGCGGTGTGTTCGATAATAAACGCTTGCAGGACAGGGACGAAGGTGCGTCATAGCTACTTACTGGCGGCAGACACGGGATTTGGGAAAAAGAGTTTCGTGTATACTTGCCTAAAGTATTTGCTAGGCAGGGATGTGAGAGTTCCTAAGTATCTGTCGTTGTCAGAGATAGGTTTTCTTTCGGAGAAGCGGGTAAAGCAAGCGAAAGCGTTAAATGTGCCGACATATTATTTTCGGTATAACGAGAGCGACAAGTTTCGGTTTATCTGGTCGGAGGTAAGCAAGAAAGCGGAGAAGCGGCTGTTAGAGATATTAGCGGAGCGTTCGGCGGGGGTAGGAATCAGTTTATCGGAGCAAGAGTTCAGTGACTTAAAGCACGAGGTAGATTATGCAGTGCTTGAAGAGGTGACGGGGCTATATAACGAGGCGATAAAGGGGTATGATAGGAACGACACCGAGGGGATAGCGGCGAAGGTGAACGAGGTTTTAGCGAAGCAGTTAGATACTTACGAGGACATCTTGAATGCGCCGATATTGTTTACATATTTTGCAGAGTATACGAACATTCAGTACGAGGTAGAGGTCTTGCACACTTTGCTAACGGTCAGAGGAAACAAGTGTTTGCCTACTATTGTAATGATGGAAGATAGTGTGCGAAAGTTCGGAAATATAGTAGGGTATAGCAACGGGGTAGACGGAGACATAGAGGTAGATGCGATTAGAGCATTGTCAGACCACTGGGGCAGTATGCTAAGTGAGAACAGCACTTTCTTTATGGAGAACTTGAACGCGAAGAAGGTAGCAGAGGATATGGCAGGGGAATCAGACTATAAGCGCATGATATATGTAAACTGCTATAAGACGCGAGATTACTTAAAGGCGCTTGTAGGGAGTCGAAAGAAGCGAGGTGGAAAGGCGTGAAAAGGCAGTGGTAGTTTATGTAGAGCATAGCGGTAGTGAAGAAAAATCGTGAGTACGCGCCTAAATTTTAAGCCAATACCAGTAAGCTAGACCTGCAAAGAAATTTGGCGTACACAAGGGCTTTTATAAACTGTAATTAAAATAAAATTTCAAGCCTAGAGTTAGCCAAGGCGAGGTCTGATTTTAGAAACTCTGCAAAACAACGGCTATACCTATATTGATTTTAGGGGTAGACCTGCGGGTAAAATCGGCATACCAGACGCCAATTTTTAGCCTCTTAAAAAGAGGGGGTTTCGGATGAGGTGTTTTTGGGTCGGGTCGTTTAAGGGGGCGGCGAGCGTGAAGCACGAGCTAGCTATTACGCTAGTACACGCTTAGTAATCCGTCAGTTTCAGTTCTGGAAAATCTGGAGAGAGGAGAGGGGAGAAGTGGCAATCAGTAATCCAAGTTTGAAAGCGTTACTGCAACAGCTCTGGAAAACGCCGTCCGAGCGTTTAGGGTTATTGCGTCAGACAGAGCCGTATAAGATTTGCTATATCGGTTCAGACTGTAGCAGTGAGAGAGAGTATAACGATGTTTTAGCGACTTTTAAGGAGAAGGCGGGAGAGGATAGCCGACATACGCTGTTGTTTGATAACGAGATTCCGTTCAATGTGGATTTAGACTTTATCGGGACAGTGAAGCAGGGGTTGGCTACAGTAGATTTGACAGCGATTAAGGACAGCGATGTGGTGATGTTTGCGGATGCGGACTATAATCACAGGTTTGTTCAGAAATTGCAGGGAGTAATCAATAAGATTCTGTCGAACGAGACATTTCCGAACGAGTCTGTCAAATCAAACTTCATAACGAGGCTTCTCTTAGAGGTTTATACGCTTGTCGTGCCGCTTGAGCGGGTAGACGAGTATAGCACGCCGAATAAGTGCATCTATTACGGAAGTATTGAGCGGTATGCGGTATATTTCCTAATGCTACTGGCGGGTATGGGGTTTGATATTGTGTATATCAATCCATTTGAGAAGCCAGATTGCTTAGATTTGCTGGGAGCAGAGCTTTCGATAAGGAATACGCGGTATCCGACAGGCTCTTTTAACGATAGGGCGTCAAAGGGGCAAGCGATTCATCAGATAGACTCCGTGACGCTTGGGTTTAGGCAGGAAGTAGAGAAAACAGTCTTTACGGATTCTGGCTTATTTAGACAGTGGCAGTTTAAGCACGGCGGGACGACAGAGAGTATGTTTCTGAACGCTACGGTCGAGGATTTAGAGAATAACTGGGACGCAGAGGCTAGAGTTCGGCAGGGTTTTGGGGTGGTCGGAAAGAAAGTAAAGATACCGACACTTTTCTACGAGGTAGACGGAGTTCATAGCGATGATAACGACTACTGCACATTTGTCGGGAAGTTTGTCAGCGGGAAAGACACGCTTTTAATTTCTGGTAAGCCAGAGGAGCTTTTGGATATAACGATTTCGGAGGATGATGTTCTAAAGATTTCGTTTTGCCAGAAGGGAGACGGAAGTTTTGACAGAGATATGTTAAAGGCGTTGCCGTTTTATCGGTATGCACCGTATAACGATGACACAGAGGACTTTATCTTAGACAAGATAAATGAGACGCTTTCGGATAGCACGCTGTTTTCGCGTCACATCGTAGATAAGCGGGATAAGGTCGAGTTTGTTGCGATGTGTTTGCAGTTAAACAAGAAGCTAATGTATATGATAGACACATTCGATTTTCCGTTTGGGATTCCGAAGATAGTAGCTTTCTTAGACAATGACAGTTCACTTAGTCAGCAGACCCCGTATATCCTAGGGTTTTTTCACAAGATAGGCTTTGACATACTGGTTTTAGCCCCTGCGGGGCTTTCAAATCTTTCGACATATGTAGATAGGGGGCGGTATAACTGTACAAGATTAGCGGAGATGAAGTATGATGTGACCTTTGATAAGGTTTCAAGTCCAGAGGGCAGGAAGAAGTCGGCAAAGAAAGGTATGCTTGCCAGTTTATTTAGTATTTAATGCGAGAGAAGGAGAAGAGTATGCAGTATAATGAGCTAGTTCCCGTAGAGCTTACGAAGCAGGAAGTTGCAGAGAGTAAGGAGATGTTGGATGCGCCCGAGGCGTATAAGGAGAAGTTAAAGGCTCTGCCCGAGGTGCAGAACTTAACGAACGAGATTAAGATTGATTTTAACAACGCGAACGGCACAGGAATGTCGATTTTACAGTTCGGAAAGAAGCCCGCAGAGGAAATCGAGAAGATGTCTAACGAGATTCTTAACTATGTGAAGGTACCGACCGACACAGAGGCGGCTGAAATGATGAAACAGCTTGCGAAGGTTATGAATCGGTTTGATATTAAGGAAATCGAGAAGATTAACGATATTCCGAAGAAAGAGAGCTTCTTTGACAAGATTCGTAAGCGGATGATGGAGAATCTTGATGCGGTAATCCAGAAGTATGACAATATGGGGAAAGAGGTAGACCGTATCGGGCAGTTGCTTCGTGGGTTTGAACAGCAGACGATTGACAGTAATGTGACGCTTACGAAGATGTGGAAAGCGAATCAGACTTATTTCTGTGAGCTTGAGAAGTATGTAGTAGCTTGTGACTTGGCGGTAGACGAGCTTACGCTTTATCGTTCTCGGGTGGAGTCAGATAACGAAACGCTGTCGCCCGACATGAAGAGTATCCGTTTAGGTCAAATTGACATGGCAGTAAACGAGATTAAGAAGCGCCAGTATGATTTACTGCAAGCGGAGATGGTGGCGCGAATGACCGTGCCGATGCTCCAGAACATGCAAGTTACGAATATGAATCTGGTGCGAGAGATTAACGCGGCGTTTGTAGTGGGTCTGCCGATTTTCAAGCAGAACTTAGCACAGGCGATTTTGCTTAAGAGACAGGCGATTGTAGCGAACTCGGTCGGGCAGTTTAGGGAAGCGCTTAACACACAGCTTGAGCAGAACGCGAATTACAGTGCAAAGACGGGAGCAGAGGTAGCAATGCGTTCTATGGACGGACTGTTTGACATGGATACGCTTAGACGGGTTTATCAGACGGTTAAAGAAGGCACAGCGAATGTGCAGAGAGCGATGGAGACGCAGATGTTGTCGAATGCGGAGAATGCGAAAGAGATTGAGCGCATGAAGCTTGAGACTAGGCAGGGTTCGCTTTCGGTTACGAAGCAGTACGGTAAGTAATCAAGCGCTGTTAAAATACTTGTGAGTAATATCAGTACACGCGGTATATGTCCAGTAAATTTATTTAAGGAGGAGTAGGCTAATATGTTGGATTTCACGCAGTATGATAAGAAGTCGCTTGCAAAGGTCGGCAATGTGGATTCGAGTTCGGTGCTGGTGCTTGAGAAAGATAGCATCCTGCGTCTTGAGAAGGACGCTCCGAGCTTACGGCACTGCACGGTAGGTTTAAGCTGGGATGCGGCGCAGGATGGCGCGTCTCCCGTAGATTTGGACTTGTCGGCGCTTTATATCGTCCCGAATGAGAGAATCACGAAGGCGAATGTGAACGAGCGTTTTTGCTATTACGGCAATCCGAATAACAGCGGGGACGGTAACGAGGCGAAAGGAATTCTGCCAACAAGGTGCTACATGGTGCAGGGAACATGGTCGGCGGGCGATGACAGATTCGGAAAGATTTCGGTCGGAAAGAACGACAACGAGGAAGTTTATACGAATCTTGACGAAGTACCCGCAAAGGTGGCGGGAATTTTGTATGTGGTAAGCGTCTATAATCAGTATGAGGACGGTAGACCGAAGCAGACTTTCGGAGCGGCAAAGAACGCATATGTGCGTTTAATCGACCGTGACACGAATAAAGAGATTGCGAGATACAGTTTAACGGGTGATTACTCGACAGACACGGTGGTTGAGTTCTGCACGCTGGAGCGTGACGGTAACGGCTGGGTATTCCATGCGATTGGAAACGGTTCTATGGGTACGCTTTTAGACATTGTGACAAAGTACGGGGCATAAGGAGGATAAGGGCATGTCGATTTTCGGTAGACTTTTTGGTAACGGAGAAGAGGAAGAGAAGAAGAGTGAGGAAGCGCGTTCTGTGGGCTTTAGCGGAGCGGCACGAGATAAGATTCGGGGTACGGCAACGCGAGAGGTTTTAATCAGCCTCGATAAGCCGTCCGTAGTGAGTCTTGAGAAGGGCGACCTTTTGAATCTCTCAAAGGCGAATGTGCCGCTTAGTAAGATTCATGCGGCGGCTGGATGGGACGAAGCAGAGACAAAGAGGGCAGACCATATCGACCTCGACCTTTGCGCACACTTGTTTGCGGGGGATAGACTTGTAGACACAGTTTATTTCGCTCACAAGAAGTCAGATGGCGTTAATCTCGACCACGATAATCTTACAGGCGAGGGAGACGGCGATGATGAGAACATTTATGTGAATCTGAACGGTCTTGCGAAGGATGTAGACAGGGTTTATCTGTCGGTAGTTTCGTATACGAATAATACCTTCAATGAGGTTCGTAACGCCTATATTCGTCTGATTGACGAGAGCGGAAGGGAAAGAGAGCTTGCACGCTATAATCTTTCGGCAGACGGAGGTAATAACGACTCTGTGACGGCGGGTGCGTTTATCAGAGAGGGTAACGAGTGGAAGTTCCTTGCGATTGGGGAATACAGCTTTAATAATCACAAGATTCGTAATCTTGGCAATAAGTTAGCCGAGGCGCTTAAGTAAGGGAGGATAAGAGAGATGGCGATTGATTTTTCGATTCTGGATAAGAGTGCGCCGATGCCGAGTGAGGTATCGGGAAACGGCGGTAGTTCACCGATTAGCCTTGAGAAAAACAGCATTATTGACTTAAGTAAGGCGGCACCGAGCCTTAAGCGAGTCAAGTTTACAGGCGGTTGGGACATTGCAAAGCAGGTAGGCGAGCAGTTTGACCTAGATATTTCTGTTTTCTGCGTAGACTACAGGGGCAAGGTCGGTGACTTACGAACAGAGGCGGTCTGGTATCAGAATCTTGAGAAGCGCGGTATTATCCACAGTGCAGATAACAGAACAGGCGAGGGTGAGGGCGATGACGAGTCTGTAAGCATCAACTTGGACGATGTATCGAGTGACTATCAGAAGTTGCTGTTTACGATTTCGATTTACGATGCGGAGAAGCTTAAGCAGACCTTCGGTCGGGTGAGTAATGCGTTTACGCGCCTTGTAGATATTGACACGGGCAGAGAGATTGTCCGTTACAATTTGACGGGCGATTATTCGACAGATACTTTCCTGTTTGTCGGTGAGCTTGTGCGGAACGGTGTTAATTGGGCATTCCACACGATAGGACAGGGCAGTAATGATAATCTCTTAACCTTCTGGGAGAGATATAAGTAATTAGCGACTGTTGTCGCGTTTAGGTAGTCACATGTAGGTAGCGGGGAGGCAGAAAAGTCTCCCCGCGTTTATCGGGAGGTATCTTTTGAAGTATACGGGATTAAGTAAAGAAGAAGTGCGTAAGTCTTACGAGGCACATGGAAATAACGCGCTTTCGTCCAAAAAGACAGAGACATTTCTTGAGATTCTGGTCGGGGCATTTGATGACCCTTGGATTAAGGTCTTGCTTGCGGGTCTTTTGCTAAAGGTCGCAATCAATGTCGCGTGCATGGTAAATCCGTCCCTCGGAGAAGCGGACTGGATTGAGGTTGTGTCGCTTGTGCTGGCGATTGGACTTTCTACGGGCGTTGCGGCATTTTCAGAGTGGAAGAACGGGCAAGAGTTTAATGTTTTGCAGGAGCAAGCGTCAAAGATAGTTACGAAAGTTTACCGAGACGGTAGTTTACAGGAAATCAGCATAGATGACATTGTGCTGGGAGATATTGTACAGCTTCGTGCAGGAGACCAGATTCCCGCAGACGGTATTATTCTTTCTGGAAGCCTAAAGGTAAATCAAGCGTCACTAAACGGAGAGTCAGAGGATGCTAAGAAGATTGAGTTAGGCGAGAATCCGCGTCCTACTGGGGATGACACTTTTAATCCGTTTATTCTGCTTCGCGGTTCGTATGTAACAGAGGGCGAGGCAGTGATGGAAGTCACGGCGATAGGTGATAAGACGATGCTTGGCTCTATCAATGTGGCGATACAGGAGGATGCAAAGGAGTCGCCGTCAAAGGAGAAGCTAACGAAGTTAGCGGGTCAGATAGGTGTTATGGGTTCTGCGGGCGCGGTTGGCTATCTTTTAATCAATGTAGTGCTTGTGTCGGGACTGGTTCGGACGATTCAGAAGCCAGATAACATCATCTTCTTTGCGATTCAGCTTATCATGTACGCGGTGACTATCATTATCATGGCAGTACCAGAGGGTCTGCCGATGATGCTTGCAATGGTCGCTAGTATGAACAGCAGACGGTTGTTGTCTGAAAACATTTTGGTAAGAAAGCCAGATAGTATTGAGACGGCTGGATATATAGATATGCTGTTTTCGGATAAGACTGGTACGATTACAGAGGGTGTATTAAAGGTAGTAGATGTGCTACTGGGGGACGGCTTTGTTTATACGACAGGCGACACGGTAGGGAAGTCGTTTAAGAGTGCGCCAGACAGCTTAAAGAATGAGTTAAAGGCGGGTCTTGGCTTAAATAACGACTCTTCGATTTCAAACGGGGTTGCGATTGACTCGAATACGACCGACAGAGCGCTCTTAAACTTCCTGTATAGCTATGGACTTGTGCCAGATAGCAAGGAGAGCATTGTTTCTAAGGAGGCATTTACTTCTGCTACGAAGTTTGCTTCGATTACGCTGGATTCGGGCGAGACTTACATAAAGGGTGCGCCAGAGATTATCTTAAAGGGCGTAACGAAGTATATGACCGAGGACGGAGAGGTAGCAGAGTTTACGAGAGCGGTCGAAGAGAGCTTTACGAAGGCTTCTGTTGAGCAGGCAAACCGTTCGATGCGTTTATTGGCGGTTGTGAAAGAGGATAAGGGCGTAAAGACGCTTATCGGAGCGGTCTGTATTAGAGATAATGTCCGTAAGGGCATTAAGCAGACGGTCGAGACTCTAAACGGAGCAGGCGTGTCGGTTGTGATGGTGACAGGCGACAGAAAAGAGACGGCTGTAGCGATTGCGAAAGAGGCGGGCATTTACGCTTCGGAGTCGGATGTTGTGCTTACGCATGATGAGCTTGTCGGTTTAACGGATGACGAGGTAAAGGCGGTACTGCCGAGGCTAAAGGTAGTATCTAGGGCTTTGCCGATGGATAAGAAGCGTCTTGTGAATCTGGCGCAGGAGATGGGCGCGGTAACGGGCATGACGGGAGACGGTGTAAACGATGCGCCGTCCTTAAAGACTTCGGATGTCGGTTTTTCGATGGGAGACGGCACACAGGCGGCGCAGGAGAGTTCGGACATCGTGATTCTGAATAACTCGCTGACTTCTATCGAGAAGGCGGTGCTTTACGGCAGAACGATGACGGAGAGTGTTAAGAAGTTTATCGTGTTCCAGCTAACGGTAAATGTGACGACTATTGCGATGTCGTTGATTGCGCCGCTGATTGGTTATAAAGAGCCGTTTACGATTATCCAGATTCTTTGGATAAACTTGATTATGGACACGCTTGCGGCGCTTGCGTTTGGAGAAGAGCCGACCCTTGCGCGGTATATGAAGAGACAGCCGATAGGACGGAAGGAGCATATCCTAACGAACTACATGAAGTCGGCTATCGGTCTATCGGGTGCGTTTATCGCCGTGGTGTCAGCGGGCATTTTAGCAAACCTTGGCAATGTGCAGAGTTTACTTGATTTAAGCGGAAGTGAAGAGGTGCTAACTTTCATGTTCACTTTCTTTATCTACGCGGTAATCTTCAACTCGCTGAATACAAGAAGTCACGGCTTTAATGTTCTTGAGCATATCGGGCAGAATAAGAAGTTTATCTATGTTATGACTTCGATTGCAGTGGTGCAGTCGGTGATTATCGAGTTTGGCGGTCATGTGTTTAGCACAGTGCCGCTTGATTTGAAGCATTTTGGCATGGCTTTGGTGCTTGCATTCTTGATTGTGCCTGTAGATATGACGAGAAAGCTTCTTGTCGGTTCGTATAGGGAATAAAATTTTTACGGGGCAGGGGGTTTTTTCCTCTGCCTTTTTGTTTTCCTTGACAGTGAGAAATCCTAAGTGTATAATAACTAGTGACAGTTAGTGTATCAGTCTGTAAGGAGACAGAGGATGAGAGAGTTGGTTTTGCTTCGCGGGTTGCCTGCGAGCGGGAAGTCAAGCTTTGTGGAGGAGTATGGCTTGGGGGCGTATACCTTAAGCCTTGATGACTTTCGGATTAAGGTAAACAGTGTAGAGCTGACAAGAGATGGCGGCTATACGATTTCACAGGTGACGAATACGCTTGTTTATAAGCAGTTTATGTCTGTTTTAGCGGCGCGTATGGGGTTAGGAGAGTTTACGGTTGTAGACGCTTGTCATGTAAACAGGAAGAGCGCAAAACAGGTATTGGAGTTAGCCGAGAAGTATAACTATCGGGTTAGCGTGGTAAACTTAAATGTCTCCGTGGAAGAGAGCAAGCGAAGAAACAGGTTTCGAGAAGAGTATAAGCGTGTTCCCGATGCAGTGATTGATAGAATGGCAAGTCGGTGGGAAGATGACTTGCTTTTGCCAGAGATTAAGGCAGAGGAGTTTGATGGCTTTCTTGGGCTTTGTGTAGACGAGTTAAAGGGTAAGTATCACGGAGTTGTAGTAATCGGTGACATTCATAGCAGTGTGTATCCGCTTAGAAAGGTAATTAAGCAGTTTGACGATAGATTTCTCTATGTGTTTGTGGGAGACTACTTTGACAGAGGGGATTCGCCCGTAGAGACCTTTAATCTTGTAGAGGAGCTGTCGAGAAAAGAGAATGTCGTGATGCTACTTGGAAACCATGAGCATCACATGCGGGATTATCTTCTTGGAGAGTTTGATTCGCTTCCGAGACAGGCGAAAGAGACTTATAGAGCATTTAAGGAAGCGGGAATTTCGGAGTCTCGGATTCGAGAGTTTTACGATAGGCTTCGAGATTACTATGCTTTTAAGGTGTTCGGGAAGAAGTATTTTGTGTGTCACGCAGGAGTCCCGTTTATTCCAGAGCGTGCAAAGTTAATCAGCACGAGACAGCTTACGGGCGGTTTAGAGGACGGAGCGGAAGAGATTGACACAATTTATACGACAAACGCAGTTAAGCGCGGCTTGATAGCGGATGGCGGAGAGTATTTAGGGTTTATCCAGATTCACGGTCACTTGAATACGCCTTCAACTATCTTTAGCTATAGCCTTGAGGATAGCGTAGAGTTTGGTGGAAACTTAAAGTATGCGGTAATCAATCCGAACAGGCTTATGCCGTCTATCTGCAAGGTGAGTAACAAGTTTGCAGGGGTAGGAGAGAAGGCAACAGGCGTAACAGTAGAGGATTCTCGTGTAAACGCGCTTTTACAGAAGGTAGGAATCAGAGTTAAGGATTTGGGCGACTATTATAGCGTAAACTTTTCTCCGACCGTATTCTATAACAGGTATTGGAACGAGTATACGGTAAAGGCGCGTGGATTGTTTATCGAGAAGGGGACGGGAAAGGTCGTTGCTCGTAGTTACGACAAGTTCTTTAATGTCGGGGAGCTAGACAGTGAAGAAGGGATTGCGGAGAAGCTTCGGTTTCCAGTGGTATTCCGAGAGAAGGCGAACGGATTTTTAGGGCTTGCCTCTATGTATCGTAAGACTGGGGAAGAAAAGCGAGAGTTACGGCTGTTTTCCAAGTCGATGGACAAGGGAAAGTTTGTCGATATGCTCCGTGAGGCGTGGGATAGATTAAAGCCAGAGACAAGGTATCTCTTAAAGAGAATCATGGTAGAGCGTCATGTTTCGGCTGTATTTGAGGTAATTCACCCGAACGATAGGCATATCGTAGACTATAAGGACGAGATTCGGTTGTATCTCTTAAACTTCGTTGAGAACGCCTTAAGTACGAAGGTTTATACGCCAGAGGAACTGCTTGGAGAGGAAGGCTTATCGGTTATCTTAAGTGACAGCGGGATTCGTTTGCCTAGAGTGCTTGGTATTGCACATGGTAGGGACGAGTGGCGTAGGGCAGTGACGGAGCTTTCGCTTAGAAAGGACATAGAGGGCGCTGTGTCGGTAGATAAGCGTGGTTACATGGTAAAGGTAAAGACAAACTGGTATCGTGACCTTAAGGCGAGTAGGAAGGCGCTCTGGTACGGGAGAGACATAAACGCTTTCACGCATTATGCGATTAAGCATGGTCTTGAAAAGGAAAGCGTTGTGGTTATTAAGCGGCAGATGGATAAGGAGGAGAAGTAATATGTTTATTTACATGCTTGAGCATTCGAGTTTGCTTGCGTGGTTCTGGTTTATGCTGTTTCTGGCATTTGGAATGGCAATTTACTGGTTTATTCGGGCAAAGGGTAGCTTTGCGGAGCGGGTTGCCGTGGTAAAGGAAAAGTATTTTGCGAGAAACTTTGAGGGGCTTTCGGTTTCCGTAATTTTTCTAATTTTGGCAGGGGTGTATCTGTTCTGCTTCTTTTTCACAGAGTATACGGGAACTGCAACCAAGTATCGTGTGTATAAGGCAGAGAAAGCGGTGATGGAATCGTCTAATTTAGCGGTTAAGCCACTTGAAGCCGAGTTTACTGCGCCGCTTGATGCAGTAGTTTATTCGAGGGACGAGCAGAACGGAGACAAGGTATCGGAGTTTACGCCGCTAGATGAGAAGAAGTCTATCGCTATAGTAACATTCGGTGACGGCGAGGTAACTAAAGGAAGCGCTACGAGTTTCATGGTAAATCGTGCAGATAAGTTAAAGATTCGGACGAATGAGAAGTATCAGATTAACTATGAAGAGCTTTCTAAGGGAAGTTTAAGTATTTACCCCGACAGTGAGCAGAATCTTCGGAGTGTAAGATATACAGTTACAGGGTTTAACAAAGATTACAAGTATTACCTAGACGGAGTGACACGGATTCCCGAGCCAGAGGTAGAGCGTGGGGAAACGATGATTACGCTTTTCACAACTTTTTCCCGTAAAGAGAAGGATGACGAAGAAGAGACAAGCCTTCCCCCGTATAGAGTGGTGAAGGAGCATAGTATTATCGGGTATGATAGCGACTGGAACATTAAGGACTGCTACTTGATTCGGCAGTAACGGGAAAGGCAATATGCATGAATAAGTTGACTAATACATTGGTTTTTTTCTTTTGGGCGCTTGCTTTTGTATGTGTAGGGCTTATGTTCTGGGGGATTCTTGAGTTAAGCCGAATTTCTTGATTCGGCAGTAACGGGGGAGTAGTGATGTATTTAGTTGTGGCTGTGCTTTTATGGTTCTTTATCGCCTTTATAGGTGTTTCATATGTGGCACTACTTATATTTGGTGTGAGCTATTTTGACTGGCTGGAGGAAGCGTTAGAATACTGTCGGGAGAAGGTTATTCCGTTCAAGAGGAGTTTGGCTTTTATAGCCGAGTCGCTAAAGGTGAATCGCCTGTTGCCCCGTTCTGGATATAAGTCCTGCTTAGAGGTCGGGGCTATTACAGGCGTAATTGATTTGTATCGTGGGGATGAAATCTTTGATATAGTCGGAGCATAGGTGACAGAGGAGAATCGCTTACAGTTTAATGACGGCGTTACAGAGGTTCGCTACAAAGTCAGTATTCCGAACGGTGCTTCTGTGCGCAGGACAAAGCGCGGTCGTATTTCAATTAAGCGGAGTGGCGCAGTTTATACGCTAAAACGGAGTGGATATAAGTGCTGTAGTATGTTTAGCCTTGTTGTTTACTCGCTAGACAGTAACTTGCGGTGGTATCTGGACGGCACAGAGATTGAGTTCCCTAAAGGCGGTAATGTTTCGCTAATCACTGCGCCAGTGGGATACATGATTAGATTGTTTGGCTATGACAGCGAAAATAGACTATGTGACGGAATCATAGTAAGAGTTGTATAAGGGGGTTTGTGGTGGATTCTGAAGACAAGGAAGTCAGATGTGTTGGATTCATTTTTGGCATTGGATTATTTCTTATGATTTTCGTATTAAGCTACCTCATGGTGCAATACCCAGATATGGTAGCTGATAGTCAAGCAAAGAAGATAGCTAAGTCGCTATCTTCAATCCAGTCCCGCATCAATGTGCAACCTACAACTATTTCTTTAAGTTTACCAACAGACTCGTTTGTTTATGACGCGCAAGGCGGCGGGGTAATCGGGGATTCTCTCATGTCATTTAATGAGGGAAGTCACGATTTAAGTTTTCATGCGAGTTATCCGAATGGAAGTGAGCAGAAGTCGTTAGAGGTTCGTTTATCTGGTTCGCGTGTCGGTGCTACATATACGCTCATGAAGGAAACGAAGGATGACACTGTTCGTTCTGTGCAGTTTCGAGTTTTTGGTTTAGACACTGCGTTAGTGTGGTATGTGGACGGAAAGCGTGTTATGCCATCAGAGGATGGAAGCGTGGAGGTCTCGCTTCCGAAGTATGTTGACCCTTCTAGGAGTAGCGCCAATGACTCACTCTACTTTACTTGTTTGGTTGGTTACAGCGCGGTTGATAACTCGGTGCGAGATGGGGTCATAATACGCTATAACCGCAAATGAGCGCCTAGAAGCCCGTCTAGGGGCTCCTAGCATTTAGACGGTAAAAAGTATCACGGGAAGCCCTATCGCGTCTCTACGGGGCGTGTGGTGCGACACAGGGGCAAGTTAGGTTTATACGGGAGGACAGAGATGGCAGAGGTCAGTCAAAATTTTTACACATCGGATTCGATTAAGTCCTTAAAGGGAGCAGAGCCGTATCGGTTGCGTCCAGAGACAGTGCTTGGGACGAAGGATGAGAACGGTGTGCTTCATGCGGAGTTTGAGGTGTTGTCGAACGCGACCGATGAGGTGCGAGAGGGTCATTCGGATAAGGTCATTGTTCGGACTTTTAAGGACGGAGCGATTGAGATACAGGATTTCGGTCGAGGCGTGCCTATGGGGTGGAACGAGGCAGAGGGGAAGTATGCGTACGAGTTAATCTTTTGTACGATGTATGCCTCGGGTAAGTATGATGCTTCAAACTACAGTCGTTCAGCGGGCTTAAACGGCATCGGAGACACAGCGGCGCAGTTCACTTCGGAGTATATGGATGTGGAGTCGGTGCGTGATGAGCATAAGAATGTTGTGTTTAACGGTGATGGAAGCGTAAAGTCGTTTGATACGGTGAGAACTCGCTATACGATGCGCTTTGAGAAGGGTTATCCAGTCGGGGAGCTACAGGTAGAAGAGGGTGTAGAACAGCATACAGGGACTAAGATTAAGTTTAAGCCCGACTTAGAAGAGGTTTTTAAGGACGCGCAGACGATTCATTTTGACATAAGTACATATTTAACGCGGCTTAGACGGGATTCGATGCTAAGTGGGGCGCTCATGGAGCTTCACTACGAGGATATGAAGCCGATAGAGGTGTATTATCCAGACGGGGTAAAGAGCTGGCTTGATGAGACTGTTCCAGTGGAGAGCAGATATACAAAGGATTTGCTGTCGTTTAGCGGTTCTGGGACAGGTAAAGACAGTGAGACAGCCTCAGCAGAGGAGTATACGGCGAATTACGATATAAATTTCGGGTTTAAGAAGTACTCCGCAAAGGTAGAGGTGGATGACGAGAGCGAGCAGAGTTCCGTTTACGAGGTTTATCATAACGGCGGTCTTTTGTCGGAGGGCGGTGCGCCGTCAGAGGGCTTTTATGACGCAGTTATAAATGTGTTAAACGGATATGCGAGGTCTGTAGGGGTGTTATCCCGTAAAGATAGGTTTAAGCGCGAGGATTTAAGTGGTGTTTTATTCGCGGTAGTTTCTACGGAATGCCCAGGTTATCTTACAAACTACATGAACCAGACGAAAGTCGCGATTACAAACAGGTTTATCCGTAAGCTTGTAAGTGAGCAGACGAAGAAGTATTTTGAGAACTGGGTGCTTTCGCATAAGGCAGAGTTAGATGAGGTAGTGCAAGCGGCGATTACAGCAAAGTCAGCGCGTGAGAAAGCGGATGCTGTGCGTCAAGCTGACTTAAAGCAGTTGTCAAAGGGAGTAGACAGCTTTAGGAGTGCGCCAGAGAAGCTAACTAGATGCACTAGCAGGAAAGCTAGTGAGTGTGAACTTTACATCGTAGAGGGTGATTCTGCCAAAGGACCGATAGTTTTAGCGAGAGATTCCAAGACGCAAGCGGTGTTGCCCGTAAGAGGAAAGATAATTAACTGTATTACGGCTAGTTTAGCGGAGATATTAAAGTCGGATGTAGTGCTTGCGCTTGTGCAGAGTATCGGATGCGGTGTAGAGGCAAAGAGTAAGTTGTTAAAGGATTTGCCGCAGTTTGATATTACAAAGCTAAACTACGATAAGATTATCATTTGTACGGATGCGGATGATGACGGGTATCATATTCGATGCTTGGTTTTAACGGTGCTGTATAGGCTTATGCCGACACTCATTCGAGAGGGCAAGGTTTATATCGCGGAGACACCCTTGTTTCTTATCGACACGCACGGCGGTAAGGGGAAGAAAGCTACAAAGTATGCTTACACGACAGCAGAGAAGGACAAGCTTGTAACGCGGCTCATTTTAGACGGGGTAAAGGAGTCCGACATACTGGTAAAGCGGTTAAAGGGACTTGGCGAGACAAGCGCGGCGGTGATGCACACGACAACGATGGACAAGAAGAATCGTCATTTGATACGGGTTACGATGGAGAATGTGCAGGAGTTTGCATCGCTTGCGGAAAGTCTAATGGGGACGGATGTTCCGAGTCGGAGAAGTCTGGTGGAAGCCTACTACGAGACAGATTTTGAGGAGATAGCATACGACACGGAGGAGAGTTTACCAAAGGTAGTCGATGCCGACCTTTTGTAAACTTTTTTGGGCTTGAAAGCTTTAGATATACGGTGGTACCGATTGGCGTATCACCGTATATTTTAAGCGGAGGTAGCAGTATGCAAATAGAGTTGCGGGAAATCCCGAAGCGGATGCTTTATGAGGTCACGCGGGTAAGACAGGTAGTCAGATTTCGGATGCTTACGGATTCGGAGCAGATAGCATATAAGTGCGATGTTTATACGGATATAGCGATTTTAGATGTGTCGGGAAGGCACATTCTAAAGTTTATAAGCCGTAAGGAGCTTGTGCGGGATTATAGGACAGCTCTTGGGAAGAAGATTAGGCTTATAGGCTTGCACTATCGAAAGACATATTTGGCAGTGCAGGAGGATAATCGGACGCTGTATGCTACAAAGGTAAAGGGGAATCATGTGCTGACGGTACGAGGTCGGGCTGTGCCGAGGGATACGCTTATTGTGTTTTCTCTGGCGGGGGACGCGATAGACTATGGTAGCCTTGAGTTCTATACGGGTCGTACAGGGGAGATGCTGTTTAAGAAGCAGTATCATGTTGTAGGTCGAGTAAGGGGAACAGAGGCTATGCGCTCTGGAAAGCCCGTAAAGTCTACGCCGTCCGTTACGCCTACGGGAGCGCCTGTGATAAGTGTTTATACGGGAGAGCGTGGAGAGATTGACGAGATTCGGGCATTGCAGGAAGAGAGAAGTCGGGTAGAGAGCGCAAAGGTATGGAGTCCGACTGACAGCAAAGAAGAGGACGAGTTAAAGACAGCGCCGTATGTAGTGGTGTATAAACTACTTCGGGGTGGTAAGAGTCTGGTCGGGTTTATTGTGCGTGACACGCGCTTAAATCCAGACGAGAGTAGTCTTACGCTCGGGAAAGGCGATAAGCCAGTTAATTTAAGCATGGCGAAGGAACTCTGTATCAGTAAGCAGATACGGAATATGACGATAGGCGTTCGTAAAGAGAACAATAAGGTGTTCTTTAGAGGAGTCGGGATAAGACTTGAAAATGTTCCGCAGTTTCCAGTCGAGCGGTTAAGCGGAAGGAAGTAAAATACCAGACAGTCTAAATTGGTTTAAGGTTAAATCGCCATACTTTGCAAAAACTAAAACAGTACACAGGATATTTTTACGATTAGAAATTTTATTTAAGGATTTTCAGAAGGGTGCGTGAAGAGAGATGATTGTCAACAAAGACATCGGGGAGCTGTTTATTCGGAATTATGTGCAATATGCAAAGATGACGATACAGGCGAGAGCGATTCCAGACGCGCGGGATGGCATGAAGCCCGTCCAGCGCCGCATCTTGTATTCGATGCATGATAACGGCATGTATGCGTTTGACAAGAACGGCAAGGCGGGCAAGGCATATAAGTCAACCAGAATCGTGGGTGATGTCATGGGTAAATATCATCCGCACGGTGATATGTCGATTTACGGGTCGCTTGTAGACTTAACGGACGATAAAGGGGTGACGCTAGCGCCGTATGTGCATGGAGACGGAACTTTCGGTCGTGTATGGTCGGATAAGATAATCGCGGCGAGTTCGAGATATACGGAGGCGAATCTACTGCCGATTGCGAGGGAGCTGTTTGACGGGTTAAACGAGGATGCGGTGGATATGTCGCCTAACTTTGATAACAGCGAGGAAGAGCCGACTTTGTTGCCAGTAACTTTCCCGACTATTCTGGTAGGGTCTACGGATGGCATTGCGGTAGGATTTAGTTCAAGCGTTCCGAGGTTTAGCCTTAAGAGTGTCTGTAACACAGCGATAGGGATGCTTAATGGAAAGTATAATAAGGCAGAGGACATTTTAGCTGTACTTGGGCTTCCAGATTTCAGCACAGGCGGGTTTATTCACCGTAATGACGCAGAGCTTCTTAGGTTGTTAAAGACGGGTAGAGGTTCGTTTACGGTGAGTGGGACGGTAACTGTCCTTCGGGATAAGATTATTGTAACGGAAGTGCCTGTAGGTACGACAGTCGAGAAGATAGACGACAAGATTCGTGAGTTGATTGCGGAGGGTCGCGTGTTAAAGGGAGTCCGAGATGTGATTAACTCATCGGGCTTTGATACGGTTAAGAACGAGGCGAAGTTAGGTCTTACGATAGAGCTAAAGAACGGAGCGGACGCAGATAGGACGCTTGCGGAGCTTTGTCGGTATACGCCGATTCGGACACGGGTAAGCTTTACGACACGGGTACTATTGGGAGAGGGATGCAAAGAGGGTCGTCCGACCGAGTTAGGAGTTTATGAGTTACTTTGTAAGTGGCTTGAGTGGAGACAGGGGACGGTAATCCGTCAGTATAAGTTTAAGCTTGAGAAAGAGAAGCGTAACGAGTATTTGCTATCGTCTTGGGAGAAGATAAGCAGTCGTTGCAGTGAGTTTGTGCAGGATGTAGCTACGAATGACGAGGATAAGCTGTTTATTCTTTGTGAAGAGAAGTATGGACTTACGAAAGAGCAGACAGAGTATCTAATCGAGAAGAAGATACGGAGTATTACGCAGGACAAGGTAGCGAGTGCATTAGCACAGCTTAAGAAGTCCAGAGAGGATATGTCGTATTACGAGCGGGTTGTGACGGATGAGGGCGAGAGAACGAAGTTAATCGTGTCACAGCTTGAGCGGGTAAGAGACACTTATGGTATCGAGAGAAAGTGCGCTGTAGCAGACGCGGTGGTTGAGTCCGAGATAGACGAGCGTTTAGCGGAGGTCGTGCAGGATTGTGATGTAAGCGTAGTAGTCACGAGAAGCGGTCTTGCGAAGCGATTTATGAATCCGTCCGACAGCGAGGGAGCAGAGAGCCTGCTTGTAAGTAAGGATGACGAAGTTAGGTGGAAGATAGACTGTAATAACCGAGATACGCTACTGGTATTTACGACAACTGGTGTTTGTTACAAAGTAGCCGTGCATGATATAGACAATTCAAGCAGGACTAGAATCAAGAACAGTCTTTGGAATATTGCAACAAAGAAAGAGGACGGTGGAATCCTGTATGTAACGAATGCAGGAGACTATTCTGGTGGCTTTACGGTCATTTACGGTGACGGAAAGGCGATGTATGTACCTCTTTGCACGGTAAACGGAAAGCGCAGTAAGTATATCAATGTGTTTATGGACATTACGGCGCATAACGGCGGGATTGTGACAGAGCATGAGAAGTTTTTTGTCACGACAAAGCGGAATTACGCAAAGCTTGTAGATTTAACAGGTTTATCTAGTCTTGACAGGCGTTCAAAGTTTAGGGTTGCAAGTTTAACGAAGGGGGATAACATTGTTAAGCTAGTTCCGTCCGATAAGGTAGCGAATTTCGATAGTGTGGATTGGAGTCCGTATTGCAAGCCTTATGCGGTAAAGATTAAGTCATATCTGCCGATTTTATAATCGGGAAATAAGGGGTCTGTATCTGTTAAGGAGAGGCGATGGCGAAGAAGCAAGTAATAGACTTCGATGCTGGTACGCTTGAGTCGCTAGAGATAATCTTTTCAGCACTCACGGTCGGTAGCAGTCTAGTGAAGAATCCAGATATGCTTGCGCGGAAACGGGAAACATATCAAGAGGCTATGCGGGAGTTTATAAGTCAGTTTACGGTAAATGTATTCTATAACGAATATTATTTTCTATACCAGCTAATCCGCGTGGCGAAGATAACAAATTTCGGAGAGGCACAGATAAGTTCCGAGATAGAGGCAAACAGTGCGGATATTCTGTCCTCTCCGTTTATCGAGGTCGTTACAGAGTATGTAGCGGGAAACGGAAATGTAATATCGGATGACGAGAAGGTAGAGTATTTCCGAGAGGTAGTGCTTGAGCGGGTTAATAGGCTTGCAAATCGGGAAGTAACGATGAGCGAGTTTTTATCAGCCTGTGAGCAGTATAAGAGAGCCTATAAGAATCAAGTGATGTTGCAGACTGCGAATGCGATGTCTATGATAATGCAGAGTACGGGGTATGATGAGCCTCGGAAGCGCGGTGGAGTAAAGCATTTGCAGGGTTATCTTGACGCTTCGGACTATTACAGTCGCCAGTCAGCCCGTATACGGGAGTTAGATAACGAGAGTGGGAGTAGGGCTATTGTAATTGATAATGACTGGGTGATGAATGAGAATGAGAGAGATAAGTCCCCAGAGGATACGATAGTCCTAGACTACGGGATAGAAGAGCTAGATAAAGTTTGTCGAGGTATACGGCGAACGAACATGCTAAACATCATCGGACCAACGAAGGGTGGTAAGACAACTTTCACTTGTTACATGGTGCATAGAGCTTTGAAGCGAGGCTTAAATGTAGCTATTTGGGCATTAGAGGGTACATATAGCGAGTGGATGGCGCAGTTAATCGCCTTGACAGCACTTGATATGCGAAAAGAGGGCGATGTTTCTGTCATTCAGAAGTCGGATATACTGCATCAGAGTTACAAGACGGACGAGGTTCGGGTAGCGGTCGGAGCGGCGAGACAGCACTTGGTATCTGGTGCAGGAATGGGGAAGCTATCGTTTATCGGAGGCGCGGCGTATATTGAAGATTATATCGACACGATAGATAATCACAGGCGAAACGAGAACAAGTTTGATGTGATAGTCGTAGACTCGCCCGTGCTTGTGGTTAGTAGGACTGGGAGAACGAAGGTCGATAGAGCAGGAGAGGCTTTCACTTCGCTAAAGAATTATGTAGCAAATCAAGTGCCAGAGGGTGCGGTAGCTATCGTTACAGCGCAGTTAAAGCAGGATGTCGTAAACAGCATGAGAGCAAACAAAGACCAGACTTTGGATGTGACGGTAGGTGCAGAGACTTCGGAGACTATCAAAACGCCAGACGAGGTAATCGGTCTGTTTAGTTCAAAAGAAGAGCGTTTAACGGGAAAGATGAAGATATATAATATCGCGGCTCGGCATCACGAGACATTTAGGGATTGTTATATTGGGTGTGACATGAGTTGCGGGACATTTTTCAGTCAGCCCGAGTTAAACGAGGGTTAAGTAGCTTTAAGTAGGGGTTCTTGGAGGGTAGAGGAATGGGACGAGTAAATTTATCGGATGACGCAGTAGGAAAGCTCGCGGAGGTCATTTGCACGGATATTCATACGAATATTGTAAAGGGCGTGACTTATATTCTGTTAGAGGAGAAGCCGAATACGAAGGTAAGGCTTGATATGTATATGGGGCTTCGCAGGGAGATAGACAGCGAGGGGTTTAAGCCAGACGAGGTATTTCGGGTTTATAAGGTATCAAACGGGTATGTGTTTGATATGGAGCAGGAGATAGCGGTTTCGATTACGAAGGCGATAATGCAGAAGTCTGGGTCGCTTGACGATAAGAATATGCGGGCGGTGCTAAACAGTGTCGTAGAGAGAAGTAAGGTACGGAGAGAGAAAGAGTTAAAGCGGCTTGCGGCGCTTTGTTATAAGGCATATAAGGCGGGAAAGACATCTCTTGAGGTACTACTGTTTGGCAGGAACGAGGTCGGGAAAGTTATCCTTACGGTAAAGGATGGGAAAGACGACTATGTAATCACATATCCTTCGTTTATGCTCCGTCCGAGTGATATGCAGAGTGTAAACGAAGAGTATTTGATTAAGAGCGGGATACGGATAAAGAGTATCGAGACAGGTGAGATAGTGGGGTCGAATCGGGGTTTACGGGTCGTAGTAAACTTGGGTGCAAATGTAAAGAAGGTGCTATAACTTGAAAGCGAGTATACGGGGGATAACGCTCGGTAAAGACGGGGCGAGACAAGCGTATTGTATGCAGGAGATAAGTCTTGAGAGTTTATCAAAGACTTGCGCGGGTATGGAGGTCTTGCTCGGTATAGACGGGTCGTCTACATGTACGGGAATCGCAGTGTTTAACTTAGGGAACGGCGGGTTAATCGGGACGATAGCGTTAAAGCGTAGCAGTAAAGAGGATGCGGTTCACTATAAGGTTGAGTTAAAGCGGTTTCTGGTAGAGTTACTGGGGGCGGTGGACGCGCGTGAGGCAGTGTATGAAGAGCCGTTCTTTGGGGTAAACGCTTTGACGAATAAAGTGTTGTTTATGCTCCGTTCGTCTGTCGAAGAGGTGATAGCCGAGAACGAGCCAAGGTTTAATCAGCTTAATTTTCACGAGATAAGTAACGCTAGGTGGAAGAAGCTGCTTTTAGAGAAAGTCCCGAGGGGCGGGAAAGAAGTGCAGAAGGCGGCGATACGGGAGAAAGTGCTTGCCTTGTACCCGTTCATGTGCGTATGCACGCAGGATGAGTGTGACGCGACAGGGATAGGATATGCGGCGTGTAGGGCAGACAGTATAAAGGGGCTTGAGAATCAGCGTAAGCCGCGCCCGTTTCAGTATTGCATTGAGTTTTTCGGTGGGGATAGTGACAAAGAGTTTGTAGAGTGGTTTGACGGGAATTGGGAGAGGCTTTCCGTGCCAGAGACATTGGTTTGCGGTGGGTATTGGATTACGCCGATAAAGGGGACAGGGAGTTTTGAGAACTATATCTACCGTGAGATGGGGGACGAGGACAGCCTTTTGGTGCTAAGGTTTAGCAGTAAGCATCATGCGAATGTGGTGATGCAGTATCGGATAGCGGATTTGACGGTGAGGAATAAGTTTATTTACGCAGTCGTTTGGAGGAAGCACAGGAAGAAGGCGTAGGGGGAGCATAAGGGGTCTTTTAGTCAAAATGGTTTGACGAGAGACAGACAGGTGCGCTATGGTAAGAGCAAGGCGCGGAGTATAAGGACTTGGGCGGGTGATAAAGATTGCCTGTTCAAGTCCTTTTGTAGTAATAAGAGGTACCGCTCCTTGTACTTTAGAGGTTTGGGCTTGCAAATAAAAGAATTTTGCCGAAAGGAGATTTTTGGTTATGGGAGTTTGTAAGTTGTGCGGAGCGGATACCGAGCTGATTGACGGCAAGTGCTACAGGTGCTTATCGCTGTCCGTTTACGAGGAAGCAAAGATAGAGACTGCGAGTGAAGAGGAAGAAGCTAAGTTTGCGGAGTCGTTAAAGGGTATGGCGGCTATGTTAGTCACGAAAACGCCGCTTGAGCTAATGAAAGAGCGGATAGCGGGTATTACTGACTCGGAGGCAGAGGAGTTTAAGCCCGACTATCAGATTATGTATCACAGGTATCGGGAAGCTATCGACAGCGGGGCGTATTGCATGGTTCTGGCGTGGAATAGCGCAGGGAAAGAGATAGTAGACGCTTCGAGGGCGATAGCGGTTTGCAAGGCGTAAGGTAGGCGTACATGGACGGGAGCGATAACGCGACTAAGTTACTACTGGGAGTAGGCTTTAGTAGCGTTGAGGGTCTGGAGCGGTATGTGCGAGGCTTACAGGATGCGGAGCGGATTGGAGAGCCAGAGGTAAGCGATTCGGTGTATGATAATCTCGTTCGGGTCTTACGGACAGTAAAGCCAGAGAGCAAGGTGTTAAATCGGAGTTTACCAGAGAGATGCTATCGGGGCGCAGGAATGACCGTTATACGGGATTTATCGGAGTTAAGCTATCTAAGACATTTGTTTTTCGAGAGAGGGATAGATACAAGTCTCTTATCGAGCGCAAAGATAGTCGGGCATAGCGTAACGATTAGGTATCTTGACGGTAGATATGAGAGCGGTGCATTTCGGTGCGGTATAGACATAACCGAGGTTTTGCGTAGCCTAGTTCCAGAGTATCTTCCAGAGCTAGGGTTTTACAGAACGGTAACAATAGGCGGGGTAGTCACGATAAGCCGAAAGAACTTTGATAAGGTCAGTAGGGTTTATAAAACGCCGTTAAGTGCGGTAACTTCGTTTATGCGGGAGACATCTAGCGTTGAAGAGCGTGGGCTACTAAGCCTAGTGTGTGACTCTATAGCGAGTGAGGAAGAGGATAGCTTTCATAGCCTGCTTAATGAGTATCAGACGCTATCTGCTCTCGGGTTTTTGATTCCTACCTTTCGTGTAGCGGATGGAGTGGGGGCGCATAACTTTGACACTCGGGTAGAAGAGATATTAAGCGAGTTTACGGGGCTTACGCTTCCATTTGATGCAGACGGGGTTGTGGTAAGAGTAAACGATAACGCTTTGTTTCGAGAGTTAGGAGAAAACGGTAACACTTATCTCGGCGGGTTTATCCTAAAGACAGGGGAGCGGTTTGGTGCAAAGGTTTATAGTGGGCTAATTCACGAGATTGAGTGGGAGTACGGGAGCGATAAGTTAAGTCCTAGAGCGGTTATAAGCCCCGTTACGGTGTATGACAGCAATACGATAAACACTGTGCCGCTTTATAGCGTGGGGGTTATGCGGGATAACAGCTTTACGATAGGTTCTAAGATATATTTTCTATACGACAACGAGACAGGCGCGATGCTTTGTGACGAGGATGGAAAGGTCGTAAGCGCCTAGAGAGGGGGCAAAGAGAGAGATGGATGGATTTAATAGCTTTGACGATGATGAGATAGAGCTTCCAGAGGACAGGGGAGACCTTGAGGGTAGCGGAGAGGTTAAAAGTAGCGAGGATACCTTTGATGACGACATAGAAGGTCTTTTGGGTAACTACAGCGAGAGTTCGGACGATAAAGATGACAGTCATGCGGGCGAGGAAGTGCTGTATGACGATAACGGAGAGCCGTATTACGCGAGTGACTTGGTAGACGAGACAGAGAGCGAAGAGTCGGGTCACGAGAGTTTATCAGAGGACGAAGAGGATAGCGCGGTAGATTCGGACGAAGAGGACGGTTTAGGCGCTGTAAGCGAGGATGATGAGGAAAGCCTAGACGCGGAAGAGGACACCGCAGAAGCCGAGGGCGATGCGAGTGATAGTACGGGTGAGGTGGCTACGGTTCGGAGTGATAGTTTCCTAGACGAGAACGGAAATGTTCGGGTCATGGACACAGAGGCTTCGGGAGAGACTTTCGAGTTAATCAAGATAAAGTACGAGAATCTAGGCTATAGTAAGAGAATCCGCACGAGTAAGAATGTGGACGATTTGACAAGTAGCATACGAAGTACAGGTTTGCTCAATCCTATCGTAGTTGCGCCGTCCGCCACAGAGGGCGTTTATGCGATAATTGACGGGTATCGAAGGATTCTTGCTTGTTCAAAGGTTGGAATCAAAGAGATTCCCGCAATCGTAAACAGAAAGATAACTACGAAAGAGATAGCTGTAGTAGAAGCTCTTTATAATCACAAGAAGCCCTACACGATGCAGGAGATAGTAGATTATATCGAGTATCTTGAAAAGGAGAAGGGAATCACCGACCCGCCGACAGTTGAGTATTTATTAGACTTAAATAACGGTGACTACAGTAAGCTAAAGGACATTCTGTCGGACAATGACGAAGAGATAGTGAGTAAGCTCCTTGAGGGTCAACTTACTATCGGGGAAGCGTTTAAGAGGCTTGAGAAGCGCCGTTCAAAGGAGACCCGTGAAGAGAAAGACATTAAGAAAGCGGGGAAGGTTTATAACGAGGGGGGCGGCACAGACGAGAGCGCGTTAAATAACTCTGGTGAGATGGCAGATAGCGGAGAGGAGTCGGAAGAGGACAAGGGGTCGCGTTTAACAGCCGACCAGATAGCGGCGCTAGCTGTTGACCCGAGTAAGATAGATTCCGAGATAGAGGATAAGTCGCTTGACGAGATGATAGCGGAGAGCGATAAGACAGAGGGCTTTGAGCCGCATCAGCAGAAGGTAGGGGAGCGGGAGTACTTAGACCCTGCAATCAAGAAAGCGGTTTTGGCGAGGGATAAGTTTACTTGCCAGTGCTGTGGAATCGGAAAAGACGATAGCGAGAGTTATGTAAGCGTGATGGACGCGCATCACATTATACCAGTCTTTTTAGGCGGTAAGGACACATCGGAGAGCGGAGTTACGAATATAGATAATATCGTTACGCTCTGCATTATCTGTCATAAAATGGTTCATGAGTTTTCTACGGGCGATTTGCACTTGCCGAGAGAGCGTAAGGAAGAGGAAGTCGAGGAGATGAGCGTAGAAGAGCGTGAGCAGTATAAGAAAGAGCAGACGCGCTTCAAGAAAGTCGTTTATTTCGGAGATTTAATCAGAAAGGCGATGGCACAGCGCGGTATCAACCGAAAGGAGTTCAAGAAACAGCATCCTTCTAACGCTATAGGACGAAGGAAGCCGGGAAAGAACACGCCACAGGTCGATATTTAAGCGTTTAAGAGGAGGTAAAGTCCTTTGAGGGTAGGTAAGATAAGGTTAAGTCTGCATGGAGTGGCATTAGCTTGTTACTGCGCAGTATTTTTAGCGTTAGCGGTCTTATCGGCTGTGTTTTACGATATGCAGACTTTGGTTTACGGGTTTCTCGGAATATCACTGCTAGAACTCGGATACTTGGTAATTCAGCAGACGAGGGGCAATACAGCTACTAAGAGTCCGAGCGTGAGGCTTGGGTTGGTAGCGGTTCTCGGGATTACGATAGGCAGTCACTTTGTAAGCTATAGCGCCGTGACTGCGGCGGCGGGAATAGCGCTGGTAGGGCTTATTGTTATCTTAGTGAGTCTTAGGGAGACAGGTGCAAAAGAGGTCGTGCTTGCATTTTGCTTAATGGTCGGTATGTCCGCATTAACGCTGGTTTATCCGATGGGTTTATCAAGGTTTACGGATGAGCGGGATTTGCGGAGCATGAAAGCGATAGACAAGTATAGCGAGTATCTTAGTAATAGCGAGAAGCTATTAAGGCTTTCGCTTGACTATGATTTTTCGGTCGGTGGTAGTGACATAGACGCGGATACGCTTACGGTGCTATCTTCGATTACGGGGAAAGAGGCTACGGTAGCGGAAGTTACAGATAGTGAGCTTGTAGATAAAGCGATAAGCGACTATAAGAAAAGCAAGGAGTAAGTTATGGGAGGCAAGATAATCACGCGAGATGAGGTTACGAAGCGGAGTCTTATTTTGCCCGAGGTTTTAGAGAATATACCCGAGCGGTGCGAGTGTGGGGGCGAAGTAGGGTTTAGTAGTGACCTTAAAGAAGCGGTTTGTCTAAATCCGAAGTGCTTTTATAAGACAGCGGAGCGGCTAGGTGGCATGGCAGAGGCTATGGGAGTAACGGGGTTTGACAAGTGGACTTGCATCCGTATTTGTAAAGAGTTTAAGTTAGAAAGCCCGTTTATGGCATTTCTGGTGGAAAGTAAAGACAGAGGTCTTAATAAACGGCTTACTGCCTTAAAGGAGAGTCCTAGCCGAGAGTGCAGTTTAGTCGAAATGGCAGAATATAGCGGGATTCCTTTGATAGCTGATAATGCAGAGACACTGTTTCGTAAGGTAGGGAGTATCGAGCAGTTTTACGGCGGTATCATTGGGGAGCGAGTAAGAGAGTGCTGTCGGAGTGGCGTAGGACTTTCGGAAATCAGCGTAGCGCTTCAAGAGAGTAAAGAAGAGTTGATGCTTGGCGAACAGGTATTTTGGATAAGGGGTCGGAATGGCAGATAAATACCGAGTGACTGGAAAAGTTTATTCTGGAGTAGAGATAGCAGGGTTTTCGATAGAGGACAGTGCGGGAGCGGTTAAGCATATCTCAAAGAAGAAATTAGTTGAGATGATAAAGGCAGGGCTTATTGAGAACATGGGTCTTGTCGAGAGGGACGGAGAGACAATCATAACTGGTGCTTTTGACAAGATACCTTCGGTCGCAACAGTCGGTAAGCTCGGCTATAAGAGCAGGATTACAGACGATAGCGGTCGTGTTACGGGGTATATGCTATCGGTCGAGGGCAAAGAGGACGAGATAGAGGTAAGCATAGACAAGGCGTGGGAGTTGTGTTTTAGTGTAGGGGTAGCCGACATGAAAGCGTATCTTTCGCCTAGCAACGAGAAATATATCATTGTGAGTTGATAGAGAGGTAACGAAATGAGAGGTGCAGTGACAGCGGGTATCCTAATCGCGAATCTCCTGTTTATCTGGTGGTTTCGGAGATATAGCGAGGATAGAGGAATGGTAGCCGCGAATCCGTTCAAGTTTATTTACACATTTTACTGTGTGACGCTGTTTGGCGGTTTGTATGCGGCTAGGTTAAGCGATGTTTCGATAGCTTCTAGGTTTACGAAAGCCTTTATGGAGTTACAGGTAATGCTTTTACTGTATAGTTTAGCAGTTCCGTTTGTAATCGGGGTAAAGAGCATATTACATAAGATTGCAACGGTGATTCTGGTATACAGTGCGAGCTTGCTTGTAATAAGGATTTTAGTTAGGTAAGCGCTATGAAGTAAAAATAATAGGATTAGGGGAGTATACATATACATGCAGAGTAGTGACATAACGAGAAGAAACGCGGCGAAGAGGCTATTTGAGTATATAGCGACCGCAGAGAGTCCGAGTGCTAACGACTATCTAAGGAGAGTGGTTAAGCAGTTTAAGGACGAGGATATAGACGCAGTAAGCGTTGTGTTTAGCGCAAACTGCAAAAACCTTACTACGATTCAGAACTATATCGAGTATGTAGTAGCAGAGCATCATAAGGCAGAAATTTTAGAGCGTTATTCTTCGTATAAGCTCGGTTTATCTACGGCTACGGATTTAAGCGAGCAGTTAGCGGAGTGGGTATCTACTCCATGCTTTGAGTCGGTAGAGATAAACGCGGGTTTACTAGGTACTAGCATAGAGACACTTAAGAGCCTAGGCGTTCCCGCGATATATGTTAGATATTTAACGAGTTATTACGGAACGACTTACGGAGAGGTCGTAGGAACGAATGCGTTTAGGGTTTTAGAGCCTAGGTTTCATCTTTCTAAGACGCTCTCTAAGCCTTTGGTAGAGGTAATAGACGAGATACTAAAGGAAGGATGCGCTAGGTTTAAGACAAATGTCTACGAGTTTATTGAACTCTATTTAGACCCGTCAACGCGGATAACATGTGCAGAGTTTGCGCGTAAGGTCGGGATTATGAAGCAGTTTATAAGTTTCAGTCTCGGTAGAGCGCTTGGCGAGGTAAGGGATATAGCAAAGGTTTATGCGTTTGGCGCAGATTTTTCAAAGCGTATACGGGTTTTAACAGAGAGTAGAGAAGATACGCTCATAAGCCTTATATTAGCGCCGAGTCAGAGCCGTTATCCCCGTGTGGTAGGAATAGACGAGGGTGAGGTAGCAGAGCTAATCGGTGCGGTAGAGGAGCTAGGTGTAAGGGTTACTAGGCTAGGCGAAGCATATAGAGAGCTACACAACGAGTTTAATCTAAATCGTGACGAGTTTAATATGCTAATCGGTATGCTGGATAAGAAGCGTTATACGATTACGGAGAGCAGTATAACGAGAAAGAAGCAGGAGATTTTCGATACGCTAAACAGCCTAGTTTCGGAGATGTACGGAAGCAAGGGTATAGACATAAACGACAACGAGGCGGTCGAATACTTAAATGCTAAGATTAACACCTTAAAGGGCTACAATAGAACGGTAGACGGACTAAAGGTAGCAATAAGGCGAGATTTAATGGATTTAGGCAACGGTAGATACGCGAGCTTTGACGATGTAGAGTACAAGGCGGCGGTAGTTCCGAGGCTAATGACTTATATCGTTTCAAACGGCGGTAAGGTAAACTACGCGGAGATGTTTGACGATTTAGAGTTCGTGTTAAAGAAGTACGGTATTACGAGTGCGGCATATCTAAAGACAGTGCTTATAGTGGCGCTTTCGCATAAGGTTAAGTGCGGTCGGTGGTCTTGTGAGGTAAGGGAGGGAGTAGAGTGAAGAGGCGTAAGGTAGTTTATGCGGCACTTTTAGTGATAGCGGTTATCGGGGTGACGGCTTGTGGAAAGACAGTGGTATATGACGAGTCGAATCTGCCGACCGAGACGGTAAAGGGCGCGGAGACAGCAGAGGAAGTCGTGACCGAGGGCGCGGGTACGGAGAGTTCAGAAAGCACAGACAGCGGAAAGCCAGAGAATGACGGCGCGAGGTCAGCGGGGATAGATAAAGTCCATGAGGTTGTAGACAATAAGGCAACCAATACGAAGATAGAGGACGAAGCGAAGCAACAGGAAGTGATAGCGGCGATACGGGGAAAGCTAAACGAGGCGCACAGCAGTTTATCCTCGGTCGGGACAGTTAATTTCGAGATGATACAGCTTGACAAAGCGTCATACGCGCCGAAGCGGTATATTGCGAACATAAATCGGACGGTTAAAAAGACGGGCAAGGTGTATTCGGTAGAGTCCTTGTCGGATGAGACATATAAGGGAGTCGAGTCGCTTACGAACAGAAAGACATATCTAATCGACAGCGGGGACAGAACTCTAAGCTACTCAAAGAAGTACGATTCTACGCTAGAGGACGGAAGTAAGAAGCCGTGGCTTGCAGTAATCGTAGATAAGGACATAGAGAACGAGCCGATAAACTTATCCGAGGTAGACAAAGCGCTTGACTTAAGTTTATTCGAGGTAGGCGAGGAGACGAATGACAACATCGAGAGTTATACGCTGACTTGCTACATACCAATCTACAGCGAGCTTGAGTTAATGGGCATTAATCCCGACAGCGTGCTAGTTAGTAAGGACAACTCTGGAGAGTATAAGGGAACGATAAAGATTTACGCAGACAAGAGCGACTATACGATACACAAAATCGAGTTTTCTGGAAAGAAAGCGATGGATGTGTATTACAATAACACATATACGGCGAGTGGCGAGTCAAGTGAAGAGGTAAAGATACAGAAGTGCAGGGCATCGTTTAAGCTGGGGGACTATAGCGACCTTAAGATAGACATTCCGAAGGAGATAGAGGAGAAGCTTCCAGAGGATGCGAAGGCGGCGGCAGAGTCGTTTGTAACGCCGACCGAGGATAAGGAGTCGATAAGCCTAGACGGAGACTTTAGTTTAGGATTAGAGGCGGGAAGCGCAGGAAAGACGGACGAGAGCGGTAAGGCAGAGACGAGCGGAACGGACGCGGCGAGTGAAGATTCCCTTAAAAAGTAAGAGGAAATAAGGGAAAGCAGAAGAGAGTAAGGGTAACGCTTTCGGGCGGGGTTTAAGAGACCCCGCCTTTTTAATTTGGGGGAAAGGGGGCGCGGAGGTTTAACGGGTCGGTCGGGGTGGCAGTCATAATTTCGATTTTGAGCAGTTTTCGCCCGATAGTTCTTTAGGGATTCCAGAGGGAAAGGCTCTAGTGGTAGGGGAATAGGGGTAAGAGGGAGAGGGGTCTTAAAGGGGCTTCTCGTGGGTCGTAGAGGGGAAGGCTTTGTTTGGGGCTTGGGTAGAGGTTTTGTTTTCTAGTGGTTTTCGTCCGATAATTCTTATAATTCTTAGGGTTTTAGGCGGGGAGGGCTTTTACGGTAGGGAATAGGGGTCAGAGGGCTACGCCGAGGACTAGGTGGTTTCCTACGGTTCAGTAGAGGCACAGGGGCGGCGGGGCGAGATAGGGGTGGTTTGGAATGTTCCCGAAACAAATGTCGGGAACATAGGGTGGCGAGACAGAAAGCCCCTGTCGCGCACAGGAAGGGGTCAAATCGGGGTTTTAGGGGTTTCTAGGTAGGGCAAGTAGGGTAGTAGACAGAAAGCGCTTAAAGCGGCTTCTCGTAGCTCTAGCAGGGAATCGTTTATTTGATAGGAGTTTATAAGAAAGTGGTTGCAATCTATGGGGCTTCGCGCTAAAATAGGCATAAACAGTATCACTAGTTGGAAATGGAGGACAAGATGGCAGGAAATAGTAATCTTCACAGAGCTAAAGAGGCGAAGAACGATGAGTTTTACACACAGCTTTCGGATGTAGAGAACGAGCTTGTGCATTATCGGGAGCATTTTAGGGGTAAGACAGTGTTTTGTAACTGCGATGACCCGACATGGAGTGCTTTCTGGAAGTATTTCCACTTGAATTTCGGCTTTCTCGGTCTTAAGCGTCTTATTTCTACGCATTACGACAAAGAGCAAAGCACATATATGATGGAGTATCTTGGCGGGGATGATAACGATGTGAGCGTAGGAACGAAAACGCCGCTTAAAGGTAACGGAGATTTTCGGAACGAGGAGTGCTTAGATTTACTTCGGCAGAGCGACATTGTGGTGACGAATCCGCCGTTTTCGCTTGCACGGGAGTATGTTTCCTGCTTAGAGGCAAGCGGAAAAGGGTTCTTAATCGTTGGGGATTTGAACTGGACGACCTACAAGGAGGTTTTTCCGTTGATTCGGGATAATAGGTTGTGGCTTGGTTACAGGGCGGTTAAGGAGTTTTCACAGCCAGACGGAAGCTTTAAGAAGTTTGGGAATAAGCTCTGGTTTACCAACCTCGACATCAAGAAGCGTCATGAGAATCTTATTCTCTACAAGCACTATAGTCCCGAGGAGTATCCGAAGTATGACAACTATGACGCAATCAATGTAGACAAGGTAGGGGAGATACCTCTTGATTATGACGGAGTAATGGGAGTTCCTATTACATTTATGAATCAATATAATCCTGACCAATTTGAAATTATCGGTTTAGGTATTGCAAATCTCGGATTAGAGTGCGGAGTACAACCTTATAAGCCTCATCATAAGCAATACAGAAAAGAAGTACAACACAAAGGGCAAGTTGATGGAGATTTGTATATGGTAGATGCAAATGACCATCCTGTTGTTCCTTACGCTCGTATTCTTATCCGACAGCGATTACTTAGATGATAAAGAGAAACGAATGAAAGATAAATGGGAGGATTACTTACGCGAGAATCACGATAAGGAGAAAATCGAGCCGATAGAATTGTTTTACCCTAGGTCAATGGCGATTTGCGGGTGTATGAACTCGCCAAAAGACACATTAGTATGTGGGGTAAAGAAGTATGCGCGGCTTCTGATTAGGTTTCGGCAGAAGTAGGCTTAGTGAAAGCGAGAGCTGATTGACTAGTTTATCTGCGAAATTAGCAGAAAGGGGGTTTGTTTGGGCAACGATAATAAATCTTCGGAATCGGAGATAGTAGGGATTATCTCTGTTATAGCTTTTTTAAGCGTGCTTGTCCTGTTGTTATGGTGGATTTCGTCTACTGCCTTGGATGGGTTTCAATCTTCAAGGAATAGTGATTCAGACGCTACGCGGGTATATGCTGTGTTTAACCGTGCAACTGTAAATTATTGGACGAAAGACCGTTTAGACGCACTGAAAGTAAAGTACGGAACAGAGATAGCAGAGCCTTTGATAGAGGAATGGACACGGGAGTATTTGGATGTTTCATATGTTAGGTATCGGCAGGGAGTTGCTGTCAATCCGTTAAGTGGAAAAGTATACATTTACAGTAATCCTGACAGGAAAGAGCGTGTGGAGACACCTGTTAAGTCCACTAGGTATGTGTATAGTTGGATAGTTCCTGTGAGTTCATATTTGGACGAGTACAGTTTATCGGAAAACGGGAGAGCGGAGTGTGAGGTAATTCTGCCGTCTGGCGAAGTTAAGAAGTTTGTATTTTCAGCTACTTACTCTGACTACGACAATACCTATAATATCTGCGCTTTTTCTGGATATAGTGGCGTTCGTGTTACGAGTGAGGATATGGGTGTATCAAAGATAGACTTTAAGTTGCATAACTTGGTTTCTGGCAAGCGGTATCTGCTAGGTAGCCAAGAGTTTATTGCAGATGACAGCGGGGAGAGGGATTGCAGTATAGACATACCAAATTACGGCTTGCGTTCATATTTGTTTAATGAAGATTCTTCTTATCGTGTGCTGTTGCATAGTATGGATGATAGCGGTGCGCTTAAAGAAGAATTGGCTTTTGATGTGTCACTAGGAGATATAGACTGGAAGAGATGAGTAGAGAACGGACGGATGCAGATGAGTTTAGCATAGCGATGTGCGGTAGTATCGTAGTCGCGGTGGCGTTGGTTTTTGTAATAGCTGGGCTTGTGACGCATTGGGAGAAGAGTGAGGCTTCGGCAAACTTAAAAGGCGACCCTAATCGGGTGAGTGTGGTGATAGAGTCTGCACGAGTTTCCTATTGGTCGAAAGATATGCTTGACGGGTTGAAGGTACAGTTCGGTGACGAGGTTTATACGCCAAAGGTCACGCCTGTTGCGCGGAATTATAGTGTAGTACATAGAGGGCATGGTAACACTGGTGTCGGTGTTTACGGGAAGTCGGACGGAAAGCTTGGGGTTGGGCTTGTGTCTGGGACGGGATATGGCTGGGACATTGGCTCTGACGGAAAGGCTGGGACAGGATGGGTTATCAGCGGCAGTAATACGCCTACGACTAGCGAGAATGTAACATCCACGAGGTATCTCTATAGCTTTAATGTTCCCACAAGCGTTTATGCAAATGACGGTGGAAGTCTGGTAAATCCAGATTGCGGAGCGGAGTGCAATGTAATTTTGCCTAACGGCAGTATAGAGAGGTTTTTGTTTTCCGCGAAGTATGATTTAGCGTATCGTGGATATAGCATATTGTCGGTAGCAAAGACAGGGCATGGAAGCGCGTATGACATTGAGTGTGGAGTGTCGCGTGTAAATATTAAGCTAAAGAATCTCACAGTCGGAAAGACTTATATTCTCGGAGGGTATCAGTTCACAGCAGACAGTAGGGAGCATGAGTGCGTGATAGAGATTCCGAATTACGGTGTTTACTATCGTGAGCTTGGAGACCAAGAGGTTTATCGAGTTGATTTGTCAAGTATAGACGAGCAGGGGAACGGGGTTTTTGAGCTTCGGTTCAATGTTTATTGTGGTCATGTAGACGGGTAGGTGGTAGAAGTTGAATTACTCTGATGATTCTACAAATTCTGTAATGGGTTCTGTGATTATTTTAATTCTGACAGGATTCGTTTTGGCTTGTATTCATTTTAATGCTAAAGAGACGGCGCGGATAAATGCAGTAGCAGTAGAGGATGACATAACTCGTGTGCAAGCCCAAGTGACTGCGGTGCAGACGGTTTATTGGACAAAGGAGAAAGTAGAAGGCTTAGTAGGTCTGGTTATGGATTTTATCGAAAGTCTGACGGTAGTCTTGGTATTGGGTGGGTATCGGGGACTGGATACGGAACATATGTTTCACCAGACTTGGAAATTGGAACTGGCTGGACAGTAAGTGGCGAGGGGAGGACGCCCGATAGAGAAGAGAAAGTGACTCTTACGCGGTATTTTTACAGATGGAATGTCCCTGTAACGGCATATGCAAACGCTGGTGGGAGTCTGTTAAATCCAGACGGGCGTGCAGTATGTGGAATAACGCCATCTGCGGGTAACACGGGAAGAGTTACGGTGGAAGTCAAGTATGATGTAAACAAGCGAGTTTACACGCTGGAGGCGGGCGCTTCCGAGATTGATTTATTTTCAGATTATCGCGAGTGCGGTATCTCAAAGTTTACGGACTATCGAATCTACAGGTCGGTACGACTTATATTTTTGCGGGGACTAAGTTTGTTGCAGACAGTTCCGAGAAGGAGTGTAGTCTTGCTGTGCCGAATTCTGGCTTGATTGGGGATAGTGGGAGGTTATATTATTCCGATTCGTTACAGAGTGTAGACGCGGCTGGAAATTTGACAACAGAGTTTATTTTCAAGGTAAAGGGAGCTTCGGTAGACTGGTAAGGGGCGACCCTCCTCTTTTGTACGAAATCTGTTGACAGCCTTATAAAAGACTGTTATTCTTATTCTGTAGCTAGAGTTTCTAAGGGTTGGGTGGAGATAGAAAATGTACAAAAGAGAGATAGACGGTGTACTTGTTATTGGGGCTGGACTTCTTCTGGCTCTGCTTGTATGTGTTGGTTTGCTTGTCCATGAGGAAATACAAGATAGAACAGGGGAGATTAGCCCGATAGGAGTTGAGTTTTTGTCGGCTTCGCCTTGTCTTTACAATACGACCCCGATAGGTTGGACACTGCTTTCTGCGAGCGGAGAGAATAGTGGACTAAAGGCTGTGGACACGATTTCGTATCAGTCCGAGCATGAGGGAAGCATTTATCAGAACGGCAAGTACGGAACTTATAAGTATTATTCAAACAGTACGCTGTTTTCGAGCTATGTAGAGATTATTCCGACACAGGATGCGAAGGGTAACTGGCACGCAGGCTTTAATTTGCTTTCTCCGAGCGGAGATACAGTAAATGCAGGATTTGAGGCAAGTTCAAATCACAGAAAGACAGAATACAGCCTAATTAGTGGGGGTAATACTTCGCTTGACACGGGCATTTACGGTTTTACAGTAAAGTTTAGCGGTCTAACGGTAGGGGATAGGTATGTATTTGCAGGGCAGGAATTAAGCGTTTCGGAGGACGGAAGTGCGGTAGCGAGCGTGCTTACGCCTTGCGGTGGTGTTGGATTTAACAGAGACGGGACGCTTTCACAGTATGGCTATCATTATCTAAATCTGGTTAAGGTTTTGGACAATGGTAAGGTAGAGAAAGAGATTGAGTTCAGCATCGAGATGGCGCATTGAGGGGGTATGCTGTATGATAGGTTTTCTTTTGTTTGGTGCTTCGGCTGTAGTGTTCACACTCATCTTTGTAACTGACGCGAACAGTGGCATAACATCTAAAGAAAAGAACGCTATTATTACCAGAGCAATTCTTTGTCTTGTAATTGTTGTGATTGCATTATTTTTAGCGATTTGCTTTTTGCCAGATTCTGTCACGGCTTGGCTTAAGTAACCCAGACACGGAGGATGCTACGATGGTTTTATTAATAATGCTCTGTATTGTGAGTATTGGTATGCTTTTTAACGCGCTGAAAGAGAAGGAAGTTAATGCCGAGCGGTTTGTCGGGTTTGAGATTCTGTTTATTTTGTGGGGTGTTACCGTCTTGTTTCCGAGCTTCGGAGAAGCCCCCTGTTGCGTTGATGAGGTCATTGTTTAGATGATGAAAGTTAGGAAGGTTATTCAGACAGTTAGAAGCCGTATTCACTATTGTTGGGTGTGGTATGAGGATTTGTGTGTAGTTCTCATGGTAACTATTGGCATAGTTTTAGCCTGCCTTTATGTATACAGCGTTGGACAGGCGTGTTTAGAAGAACTTCGGTATACAAGGGGAGTAACTGTAGTTGGGTTTTAAGATATATAAGATATAGCAGAGTTCTGATGGCATGTGATGAGGTGGATAGCGGTGTTTAAGAAGTGGTATCGGTATCATTCCGAACAGATTAGGGAAAACATTAAAATAATTTTAGCTATTTTTTCGACGCTTGCATTTGGTTGCCTCATGTTCTGGTTCTGTGGATTGCTTAATCAACCCTGTAAGCGGCATATCAAGCCAACAAGTCCCGTAAAGGTGAGTTTTGAGTCGGTAACAATTTGCTATTACTCTTCATACCAGCCAGTTAGCTGTAGTTGGATGTATGGAGATAATGTAGCGAGTCCAGAGCCGATTGTTAAGACAGACGGTATATTTTCCGACCATACGGTGTATTCCTATCCGTCATTTCCTTTAGCGGTAACGGACAGTAATAGCGGTTCTAAGATAGCTAGTTGCGCTCTTCTTGTGAATAATAAGCCAGCGGATTGCAGTGTTTATCTGGACAGTGATAATACGCTTTCTGGGGAAGCTCAATTCGAGTGTTCAAAGGAACAGCTAGGTATAGCGGGTGGGAGTGTTCGGTTTAGCGGCTTGACTTACGGGAAGGATTATGTGTTTGACGGTAAGAGGTTGGATGTGCAAGAGGACGGCACAGCGGTCGGAGAGTTTACTTCAACAGACGGTAGTAGAGGAGAGGTCTACTATATACCATTACTGGAAATCAACGCAGGAGAGCAGACCAGTTTATTAGAGGTTGGTGTCAAAGGAGTTGTTATTTGGGTTTAACAACTTAGAAAGGATGGTGGAATTATGTATTTGTTTTTAGGGTTAGCGTTTGGAACTTTTGTTGGAGGTTTGGTTACTCTTGACAGGCAGAGTAAGGGAATTCAGATTATGACATGCGCCACTCTTTTGGCAATTCTTACGCTCTTTACATTTTATGTTGTGAATCCATCTGCTGTAATGAGTGGAATTCATAGCGCTACAGGGCTTTGAATGGCGAGAGTTTGGAGGTGGACTTATGGTTTTAACAGCAGAGAATTATGCTCCTGTTTTCTGGGGTGCGGCTTTTTGTTTTCTAGTGTTGATTTCTATTCTTTCTTTGGTAATACTTAATGTTGTTCGCTCTGACATCGCTGGTATATTATCTCTTGGTGTAATAGTGGTTGCGGTTACAGGTTTATTTATATGGCGTTTTTTCGGGTGGAGGTATGGTAGTGGATAAGCCAAACTTCATACCTAAGGAGCCAAAAGCGGCTATCACCGAAGTAATACAGAGCAGTAATGCTAGAATTGACTTCGATTCTCTGACCGTCACAGGATATTCTGTCGGTTCTCCAGTATCGTGTAGTTATTCTGCTGGTGGGAGCGCAGAGAGTGCGAGTCCGATTCAGAGTGGTAGCGTTGCGCGTGACGGTGGCACTAATTTGAGTTGGTATGCTTATCCTATGACAGTTCCCATGGATAGCACAAAGGCAGGGAGTATTTTGTCCTGCGGCTTTTTGTTTGATAATCTGTCCGCGAATTGCAGTGTAAATCTTTCTTCTCCCGCTACAAACGGTGGGAATAAGTATGTTCTGAACGCTAAAGCCGACTTTAGTAACGGAGTTTCGGAGCCGTTTGGAATTGCGGGCGGCACAGTTCGGTTTAGTGGTCTACAGTACGGAAAGAGTTATGCTTTTGGCGACACGAGCCTTGAGGTAGCGGAGGACGGAACGGCAGAGGTAGAGTTTACTGTCCCCGACTACGGGTATGTGGATAAGGAGTTTCCAGATTTGTATTCGGTTCGGCTTGTAAGAGCGGAGGGGAATTCCTTGGAGACAGAGTTAATCCTGTATGTAAAACGCCCGATAAAGAGTGTCGTGGACGCGCGAGCGGGGAAGTAAGTCACGGGAAAAATTTTCTTGCAGAAACAGTTGACAGGCAGTAATCAATCTGCTAGACTATGGTTGTGGTTAAGAGAGAGGCGGGAGCGGCTGAATCGTCATGGGACTTTTACAGGCTCTGCGCATCTCAAGACCCAGTGGAGGAGATAAGGCTTATCTCCGAGCGCAGAGCAGATTCTGCGGGATGCACGGCGTTTAACAGTGCGTTAAGCGCCGTAAGGAACGGGATGTGGCTCAAGTGGTAGAGCGCTTGCTTTGGGAGCAAGATGTTGCAGGTTCAAGTCCTGTCATTCCGATTTACCGTATGGGGATGTACGGTAAGCCACTTTGCCTCCTTACAATGTGGGATTTTCCAGACGGATAGACGGTGTGGCGGTAGTGTAGAGGGCGCACGGCGCTAAGGCGTAGGAGCGGGTTCGAGTCTCGCCCGTCACATTAGCTGACTTCGGTCAGCGAACATTTTCCTCATCTCCAACAAACAGAGCGGTGAGTGCATACCACTCACCTCGGATACGCGACATACGGTCGCCGCTAGGTGCAAGTCCTAGGTATCCGATTCGCTAGAGCATCCGTGAACAGTGCTTTAGCGGAACCTTTCAATCAAATTGTTGGAAGTCAGTAGTTTAACGGTAAAACGCTTTGAGACGCGGGTTCGAGTCCCGTCTGGCTTCTTCCGTCCCTCGGAATTTCCCCCGTTGGCTTGAGTAAGGCTCACCGACACACAACTCCGAGGAGATGGATTTACGGGCGCGGTAAGGCGCGGTAGGGGGTTCAAATCCCCCGCCCGTCCTGTGCGGTCGTTGTCTTGCAAAATACCTGCCAAGCTAGACAGCGCTCCGCAATCCCCCAAGGAAAGGTGGCTCAATAGGTGAGAGCATTCGGCTCATAACCGAACGGTTGCGGGTTCGAGTCCCGCCCTTTCCACTAGAGTTTCAGACGACAGTAGTTTACGGGAACGCGATTAAAGCGTAGAGAGAATACGCTTTAATCGCGGAGAAAGGTTCGACTCCTTTCCTGTCGTATAGCCGTAGTTCCGTGATACTCCATATCTGCTACGGTGAATCCTTTCTGGTACCTGCTGGTGCTTGGTTGTGCGGTAGCTTAACGGCTAGAGCTGGGCGTAGTCCGATGCGGGTTCGACTCCCGCCTGCACAATTTGCCCGAAGGTCGGGCAAAAATTATTTATCGTTCGGTTACTTTTTACTGGTAGGGCGTTCGTTTAAGCGGAAAGACGGCATTTTGCCATGTAGGTTCGACTCCTACGCGCCTACTCGTAACTGTAGAGTTTGATTGGGCTTTGCAGTTACAGGATATAAGCCATAGCGCTTGTATCCTACGCTTTGTTAGTTCAGTTGGGAGAACGCACGGCTGTAAAGCGTGGTCGCCATTGGTTCGAGTCCAATACAAAGCGCTAGACCTTACGGTCTAAAGAAGTTTATCTGCTGTCGTGGTGGAATAGGTAGACACGGCGGACTTAAAATCCGCTGGCTTCGAGCCATGTCGGTTCAAATCCGACCGTCAGCATTGCTTGTGCCATAGATGCCCTAAGTATTGTTCCGTGGAGCAGGATGCAGGCATCACAAGTAGAACTTCCGTCTAAGCGAGGCGAATGCTCCAGTCCTTGCGATGTCGGGGAGAGCCGAAGTTCAAATCATTAGGTAGGCATGGTTATAGGCTTTTTGTGGAGAGGTACTCAAGTGGCTTAAGAGAGCGGTCTTGAAAATCGCTAGGTCGTGAAAACGGCGCGGGGGTTCAAATCCCTCCTTCTCCGCTAGAGGTGTTTTGCTGGTTTCACCTCTAACCTCCTTCTTTTTGGAAACAGCCTTTCGTTTATTTCGGGCAAGATAAGCGAAAAAGTAAGCCCTGTGGCTTGGGACGCAGGGTTTACCAGAGGGATGGCGACCCTCATATGGAGAGATACTCAAGTTGGTGAAGAGGACAGGTTGCTAACCTGTTAGGTCACGAAAGTGGCGCAAGGGTTCAAGCCCCTTTCTCTCCGTTCTGCTGTTTATTTCCCTAAGTGTGTGCTTTGGGAGTGAGCAAGCAGTACAAGCAGTCCTATATAGATGTTATCGGCAGTAGATAGTCGGGCATCTCCCTGTAGGACGAAGTTTACTTGCCTCGTGTGAGCGCAAAGCGCTCATGGAAAAGTGTAGTCGTTGCACACGCGACTGAACACCGCAGAGCGCCGCATTGTAAGTGCGGAAGCCGAAGGGCGTAAAGATTCTGTGTGGGACAGTGGAGAAGGCGGGCGCTGTCAGTTTGAGGCTGTAGCTTATCTGGATAAAGCGACAGATTCCTAATCTGTAGACGGTAGGTTCGAGTCCTATCAGCCTCATTTGCGGTAAGGGGGTAGCTTTATGGGTTTATTCGGATGTAGCGTAACGCAGAGAATAAAACAGGTAAGACAACCGATTGGCGGCTATATCAATCCTAAGACGCTTACTAAGGAATTTTTGCTGAAAGATGGTGTTTTCGAGTTTCCGAAGGAGAGCGCACATCCGTCTCTGGTAGGTTTAGCGGTAGATTATCTCACTCGTTACATGCTTGGAGATTCTGCGCAAGAGGCATTTAAGATTTCGTTACTTGGGCTAGAGGTTTGCGAGTCTGCTGGCATGAAAGAGGATGCCGAGTACGGAAGAGAACTTCTTGGTAGATTAAGCCGTGATTTGAATATGACGACTGTGGAATCTGCGATTAAGCTTTGTGGTTTCGATGTTTGTATGCGAGTAGGCATGGCTGGTTATAAGTCAATAACGCTTATCAATGCAGACCTGTACACTTGCTCAAATGTCGCCATTATGGTGAAGCGAAATCTAAATCTCTTTAAGGTTTATGGCGCTCCTGTGCTAAACGGATTTGTGTTTAAGGGTGGCTATACCTTTACTGTAGGCTCTGGAGACGGAGATTTTGTTACGCCAGATACGCTTTGGGAGCTTAAGGTGTCGGTAAGAGAGCCAACTAAGGAGTGGACATTACAGACTCTCATGTATTGGAGAATGGGACTACATAGCGAGCATCGGGAGATATTTGAGAAGGTAAAGTACCTCGGTATTGTGAATCCGAGAAAGAATGCCGTTTATCGGATAGCCGTAGCAAATATTCCAGAGAAGAATATTGAAGCTGTGGAGCGAGATGTAATCGGTTATAGGATGTCGTAAGGCGTTAAGGTTTTTGCCGTGATAGCACAATGGCAGTGCATTTGATTTGTAATCAAAAGGTTATCGGTTCGAGTCCGATTTGCGGCTTATCAAAACGGGCGTAAAACCCCTAGCTTTAGCTATGGGGATATAAGCCTGCTTTCTGTCAAATCCTCGATGGATATTGACAGAAAGAAATTCACTCTGTCTATTGAATTAGATAAACATATTCAGTAT